CATCTACTCTCGGGATATAAACCATTCTGACCATGAGCAGGAAGAGATGCCCAAGGTTCTAGCGTTTGATATTGGAATCAAGAACCTTGCGTTTTGTATTCTAGAGGACAAGAATATGATGGCGCTGGAGAATGTTAATCTATTACCACCTGTTGAACCTGTCCCGTGTTCTTCGTGCAAGCTACGAGCATCCTATCATATTCATGATAAAGTCTATTGTAAACGTCATATCCCAAAGACCCATACGGTTCTTCCTGAACTCGCAAAGAAAAAGCTGCCGGTTCACAATGTCCTCAAAGAGCTTGTGAAGAAGCATGAATGTGAAACGGACGGAAAGACGAAAGAGAAATGTGTGGAAGCCCTTTCTAAAAAGTTTGCGTTTGCGTTTGAGCAGCCAAAACAAGCCAATGCGTCCCATGTTTCTCTGGAAATCATTCATGATGCGCTTCGCGCCTTTGCGCAACGCTCGTGGCCTGAATTCTCTGGATGTACACATGTATTACTAGAAAATCAGCCAGCATTTAAGAATCCGCATATGAAATCCGTACAGGTCCTATTATTTGCCGTTCTGAGAGAGCAGTTTCTTCAACATGGACAAACACCAAAATATCATTTCGTTCATGCGAAGAAGAAAGTACAAGATGCTCAGGCAGGCGATGCGGGGTATGCGGAGCGAAAGAATAAATCGGAAGAACGCACAAAGCAATTATTTGATTCTGAATCAGTGATCAATCCGCAACTGTATGATAAATGGAAGAGCGCTACAAAGAAATCGGATATGGCGGATGCGGTATGTATGGCATTTGATTTCCAATAGATAGTAAGATGGACGCAGGAATCATTGTACTTGGTTTATTTATGTGTATCATCATATTCAGTATGATATCGATATATAGAGAAATAAGACATTATTTTTGATTTCTTTGCTTTCATCAAGGATGAAGCCTCAGGAACCTATGGATTTGATCTCTTTATCAGCGGTGTTACTGTACGTAGTACCTGTGATCGGATATGCGCTAACTAGTAATTTTATTCATATCAAAGCATTTATTGGATTATTTACTACCATGGTACTGGGAGAGTCTATCAAACATTATATTATTAAAGATGCATCGCCTCGTCCAAAAGGAGCATATGATTGTAATCTATGGTGTAATGACGGATTACAAGAGGGAAAGCCCGGTATGCCATCAGGACATTCATCACAGGCTACTTTTTTCGCATCATTTTATTATGATCAGACCAACAATGAATGGATCCGAGCGGGCTTGATTTTATATGCGTTACTCGTGATGATATCCCGATATTTGAAGAGATGTCATACGATTCCGCAGATTCTAACAGGAGCTCTGTTAGGATTTACAATGAGTAGGTGCGTAAGGTAACGTGCTTAAAAAAGCCGTGAGGAGGAAAGACAGATGAGTAGTATATCCATCTCCGATATGCAGAATTTTGCAGAGAACATGGATGGCGGCTCTAATATCCAAATCAGCTCAAATATTGGAAATGTAATTGAATTGGGCGGGGACGATCTTGGTGATAACTTTGGAGCGGATCTTCTTACTAATATTCGTGTACCGCCTCGTCCGGCAGGTTCGATCCAGCCGGTCTCTACTATGGAGAGAATGGATGATAATGGGTTTGGTGCACTAGAACCGATGGAATCGATCTCATTTGATCTTCCGAATAGCGGATCATCGGATGTCTTTGTCAATAAAGAACAGTCCTCCTTTTCAAATGGATACTCAAATGATCAGTCAGCATCGGGACCATCGATCAATCTTGCCGCAGCGACACGTCTGAGTGCCGATGAGGAAAAGAAGAAGAAGATAGAACTGATCAATAAACTCAATCGTCTAGAATCTAAGGGTTATACGCTGACAAAGCGATTTACGATGGATAATGCTCTGGATGAGATTCAGCAGGAATTTGATCGCTTGGTGGATGCCAAAAATCTGGAGGCCTCTCTGCGATTTCAGCGTCAGTGTTTGATGGGTGTGGCAACGGGTGCTGAATTCTTGAACGGTAAGTTCAATCCATTTGATTGGGATTTGGACGGCTGGTCGGAGTCGGTCCATGAGAACATTGAGGATTTTGATGAGGTCTTTGAGGAGTTGTATGATAAGTACAAAGGTCGTGGAAATATGCCACCAGAGGCGAAGCTTCTCATGTCCCTCGTGGGAAGCGGTTTCATGTTTCACATGAGCAATTCATTCTTCCGTTCAAAGTCTAATAATTTTGATGCAGGAGACATCTTCAAAAACAATCCGCAATTAGCGAAGCAGTTCGCACAGGCTGCTGCTCAGCAGGCGGGGCCTGGGTTTGGTAATTTTATGGGCGCTGCCATGGGAGTACAGCCGCAACAGCAGCAGCAAGCGCCCTCTCAAATGAACGGTCCAGGCCCGTTCTATCAGTCTTCACAGATGCCCCCACAGATGCCACAAAACATGGCGGCGATGGCTCCGCCGCAAGGTCCGCGTCGTGAAATGAAGGGTCCGTCGGGAATGGATGACATCTTGAAGACGTTCCAGGAAGTTCGTGCGGCGGAAATGGATCCTGTTCCACCGATGTACCCACCGCCATCATCTTTCATGAATCAGCCGGCGATGCAAGCGGCGGCTGAGATCTCAAGTGTTCACTCGGGTGACATTTCGGACGTGGAGAGTGTTCGTACTACAGCAACGAGCGGGCAGCGAACGGGACGCGGTCGTAGAAAGCCAACTGTACCAGTAGGAAATACGATGACGCTTAACTTGTAAAATACGTAATATGCTATTTATCATAAATATACGATTACGCATTACATGCGAAGAAGAGTGACATTCGCAGCATACACATCATTATGAGGAATATTATCATCGTCATCAACGGAAGGCTCATTATCTTTATTTGCATAACGCTGTGCTTTTGAACTTAATCGTTGAAGGATCTCTTTCTCTTCAGGACTCATTCCCTCGCCAGGTTTTTCAGCGCATGTGGAATCCTTTGCCCCTCCATTTCCAAAGAGACAGAGTGCCGAATTCTCGTTAAAAAGATAACCGAGGAGTAACACAACGACAACGGTCGCCCAAAAGGAAACAGTGATACTGCGTGTACCCATGAAGAGAACCGTAAAGATTAGAACACGGCGAATCCAAGGATGTTGTAAGAATTGTTCCTGTTTTTTCGTAACCTCTAAACCAATGAAGCGTCCGCCAAGATTGAGAAGTAACATCATAATTCCAATAAAATAAGGATTTGTATTAAAGATATGAAGGAACCCATCAAAAGGACTTGCTGCCAGTAATACCTGTCCAGCAGACATCGCACCCGGAAGGCTCATTCTGTTAATAGGAAAGCTCTTTACAATTGGGGAAGAGGAGTAATGAGGGTATTCATGTCGCTCAAATAAAAGAAGACAACAAGGGAAACAAGAATACCAATTCGAGGACACCATAATGCCGCGGAGATCGCGAGAAACACAATCAAAATGCGCCACCATGGATATACATATAAATCAATCAGTTTCGCATGATATTCTGTTTCAAATAAGGAACTGTACTGGATTACGATGAATACCGTGAATATAATAATAAGCGGTTGAACAAATTCGTCTGTAGTGAGCCAAGCAAGGGTTTTCATCTCTACTTCTATATCGTTTTCCTTAGTCTGTAATGGCAGCCGTAGTGACTTTATCAGTTGCGATTTTGGAAGGATATTCTCCAAGTATTTTCTCAACAAACCACCGCTTTCCACTGATCTTCTTCTCCGATACAGTACCACCAGCGTCAAACCCTTCTTGAACCGTACGTCTAGCACCGGTGAGAAGAAGAAGAAAAGCAAGAGCGGTGAGAAGACCATAGATCCATCCCATTGTTTCGAGAACACCGTATACAATCACAATTCCAAAAATACGACCCAATAGTGAATCGGCAAAGGAATGATATTCGGAAGGGATTTCCGACGAATATGAAATCAGTAAGACGATGAGTGTACCGTATAGCAATTTAGACGGAGAATCAACTTGGCCCATCATTTGTTGAAATGAACTAACCATTCCGCCTTGTTGTACAGTGAATCCATTTTGTTTTGATCCTGGTTGTGCCATCCTGTTTACACAAATGATTTGTTTAGACATCTTTGTGTAAAGCGGTTCAAATGGGAAAGATAAGAATCATTGCTTTTGGTAGTAGGGGCAATGAATGGTTGCGCTTTAGATGACGCCTTTCAAAACATTGGAGGCGCACCCTCTCCGGGATGCGCTGCCGATTATGCCACCAAGATGGCACGAAAAGAGGAGCGTCGGAAAGCTAGACGATGCAAGGGGCCGGCAGCGGAATATTTGGATATCGAGGATAAGGATCCCGATCGACAAACGTTTCATAAAATGCCCGATGTTCCTGCTATGAATCCGGCGACTGGAATGAGAGAGCATGCCCCTGTGACGGCTCCGCAAGGGACCACCGAGGCATTTAGTGTTTCTGACAAGAATAAACAATGTGGCCCACGTGAGCAATGCGTACGTAATTTTGATAAGGATCCGTTACATGATTATTTGGAAGATGAGATGGAAAAACGATTGATACCGGTCAAAGCACCATCCAATGAAATATTTAAATCGACCAAAAAGTATTTTGGAATGGATCCGGATAGTGATAGTTTTGCCGATTATGAACCTGAAGCGACCAATGAGACGTTATATCCTGATTTTCGAAAGACGTTTGAACAAGCGGGAGTGGCTCGAGCGGGATCCTCTGCGAATCTTCCGAATCCATCCGTCAATATGTATTGGAAGCCGGTAACAACAGGAGGGGCACAGACGTCTTTTATAGAACATTTGCCGCCGCCTGGTGGAAAGTACCATCAGCGCCCATTAAACGGCGAAGTGTCCATGGAGCATGTCATGAAGAAACTGGATAGGCTATTTGCGCGACTTGATGATATGAATACGTCATCGCCTGAACAGGTCACCTCTGAGCTTCTGATGTTTATTTCCAGTGGCATTTTTGTGTTGTTTATGATGGATTTACTGGTGAAAAAGGGAAGCAGACTGCGATTTTAGAATACGAATTGTTCTTACATATTAAAAAGGGGCATATTGCCTATTTTTAATACGATTAACCAATAAAAGAGAATTTATTTTTTCTGAGTACTAAAACGTTTCTTCTGTTTTTTCTGCTTTCGTTTTTTCTGGGTTAGGCGTTTTCCTCCGCTGGAATAAATGATCTTATTTACATCTCCAATTATATCATCAGCTTTTGTGATAATATCGGTTATCCTCTTATTATTTTGGTATTTAGATTTCATTCCTTTATATCCAATAATTTCGGGAAGAAATGCGTTTAATGAACTAATGTAGCTGTTAAGAATCTCCCTCTTCCTTGTTTGAAGTGGATCGTTGCTTCTATTCATATTTCTAAAATATTCCTCGATATTATATATCGTTTGTTCAATACGACCGTGTATTCTTACCAATTTTCTTAGTGGTTGTTGATTGGGGGTAAGAGCGACCTTTTCAGATGAGATTTTTTTGGGCGAAGCCATAAGCGCATTCAATGAATTAGTCATGGGTGCTGACACAGGCTTCACAGTAGGCTTTGCTACAGGTTCAGCTACAGGCTCCGCTACAGACTCTACCTCAGATTTGCGATACTTACTGAAATTGGTTCCTTCATTCCTTATTTGTTGATTAAGTCCCAGAATTTTTTTTTGTTTTTTTAGTTCAGCGGTAAGCGCATTTCGTTTTCTAAAATTTTCTGTAAGTGTAATTTGTTGATTTCCAGAACTTTCTTTAACCGCAGCTGTTGTTTTCTCTTTTGTATTAGTTAGTAAATTGTTGCTATTAGTAGGAGGGGCTGGTAATGGTTCTGTTGATGGTAATTTCGTTGCGGACTGGTTATCAGATCTTGAGCGAGGTATATTTTTAGAAGGCTGATAAGTAGATTGAGATGAAGCCTTATCCGCATTATTTGCTAGTTCAAGAACACTGTCGAGTTCATTATTATAACTAGTATGTACGTCTACATGACTAGAAGACATGTTTTTTGGTTTACTTGCGTTTGGAGAATTGGACTCATTGATTTCACGATGTAATACGACAGGACTATTTGGCAATGATGTAGAAGATGTTATTTCTGATTGACTGGTGATTGGAGATTCCAACTCACTACCATGAGGGGCTTCGTTATAATGTAGTACATTATTATGTTCATTATTAACCTTAGATGATATGTTATTTAACCCATTAATAGAACTCGTCATTTCATTCATAGGACTTATTTTCGTAATAGGTTTTGTGATACTCAATTGAGATTTACTTTCTTTTACCTCATTTATTTTTAGTGTGCTTCCCTGATTACCATTTTGTAACAGAACCGCTACTGCGGCCACCGCAATCTTCTTTGCCAACTCGTCGCTAATCTCCTCAACTTCTACTGGAATTGGCGCGCTTGAAGATGTGTCCTCATCTGCTACTGGAACTGGTGTACTTGACGATGCGGCATCAACCTCGACTGGAATTGTTGCGTTCAAAGATGCGGTATCAACTTCGACTGGAACTACTGCGTTCAACGATGCGCCCTCATCTGCTACTGGAACTGCGGTGCTTGAAGATGTGGCCTCATCTGCTACTGGAATTGATGCGCTTGACGATGTGTCCTCATCTTCTACTGAAATTGGTGCGCTTGACGATGCGGCTACTGTGGCTGCTGCGGCGGATGCTATCTTTTCAACTGGTACTGTTGAATTTGGTTGTATGGATGTTGCTGCGGGTAATAATGCCGTCACTTGTTCTGTAGCTGCTGGCAATGATGATGCTGCTACTGACCCTGTTTCTGATATTGGTTGTTGTGCGGTTGTTGCCACGGACGCTACTTCGACTGGTGATGTTGCTAATGTCACATCTGTCGCATTTGCTGCTAATGGCGATGCTAATGGCGATGCTAATGGCGATTCTGCCAATGATTGTGGTGACACTGGAGATACTGCTAATCCAACAGATGCTGCGTTTGTGGAGGATAATTGCGACGGTGCTTGTGATGGCGAAGCTGGTGATGACCCTGGTACTGTTAGCGAAGCGGCTGATGCCGCTTGTGTAGTCTCTTGAGAAGATGCTGCATCTGGATCTTCTACCTGTGCCGCACGTTTATGTGATGTGCTTCCCTGATCACCATCTTGTAGCATAGCCGCCACTGCGGAAACCGCAATCTTCTTTGCTAACTCGTCATCGATTCCCTCAACTGCGGTTGACACTTGTTGTGAGGCTGCTAAAGCGTCTGCTTCCTTTTTTTGTGCTAACTCTTCAGCTGTTAATGGATTGGTTATTGAAATAGGCACACTTGATGTCATTCCTAGAGCATCCACGAGAAGTGAACCTGGCTGAACAGTTTCAGTTGCCCCTACTGCTGCCACCTTCGCGGCTTGATCTGCATTAGTTGCTAATTGATTGAGCGTTCTCTTAAAATTAATTTCAGTTGTGATCGGATTATGATCAGAAAAAGAACATGAATCTGGTTTGGTATAATCATCATTTTTTACCTTAATGTTACCAACTGTCGTATTTTTTAATTCAAATAATGTATCATCTTTCTTATACCAAATGGCATCGGTTGTATTCATCTCTTTATTAATTGTATCCGCACGGGTCCACTCGTTAGATGGTAATACGATATCATTCACACTACCCAGAATGACATTCGGTTTCTTTTCTAATACTTTCTTTAGTAGATCCCCGTTACTTGATCCCATATTGACAATGGTAACCCCTTGATAGGTAAAAATAACAGCGCTATGGTCTCCCTCAATACACTCGATATTTAATTTAAAAGGGGTATTCTTTTTAAGATAAACACGTGTGGCACTATTAGCATCCCCACATGCTTTGATCTCTGTATAGTTAGTGAACTCTGTTTTTGTATCTTGTTGTGTACATACAATATCAGCATCACTTTTCTCAATATAATCTTTCGCTGTTTCTTTCTTACATTGATTCTTAAAGACATTAAATGACATCAGTTTGGCATTTTTCTTTTGCTGTTTCGCAATAGCAGTAATTTCAGCAGATGTTTTTTTAGAAACAGGACGGGTAAGATTACCTAGTAGTTTTTCAGCTAAACTTTGTACCAGCCGACGAATTGGCTCACATTCGAGTACCATAATTAATGGTTTATCTGTATCACATACCCCATCATAGAGAGCTTGGAGTACTTCTTTCTTCAACATCACGTCAGGTGCCTTATCGACGCCAAACCATGCAAGAGCTTCCATTTCATTTGAACCTTCCTTCAATTCCCATGGAGGACCGAGCGTTAATGTAAGACCACCAAGTGAGATTTGTTTTTTTGGTTGAGCAGTTGCCGATACAGCCGGTCCATTTTTGACAGCATTCGTAGCGACAGGAGTAGCAGTGGCTACAGGACCAGTGATAGGAGTATTATCTGGCCCTCCTCCTGTATATGCTTTAATATTGCCTTCCGCATAAGGAGTTAATGGAGTGGAATTATATCCAGGAGGAGCTCCACCATCACCTCCACCACTCATAGCATGAATGGTTCCTCCCGCAGAGGGAGTTAATGGAGTGGGATTATAGTTAGGCGGTGCAGCCATTCTATTCTGAATGGGGTTTTAAAATAGGATTTCGCACACAAGGGCCTAAGAGTACTAATCCATGTATCGAACAGACATGGACAGCTATACCGCCGATCCTCAAACCCGAAAGCGTAAGATTGAATGTAAACCAGAACTAGTCATTGCTAGTCTTCAGCGTTTCTATGCCAACCAACCGGAAATCGATAAAGTTCTGACGTATCTCAATGGCGAAGCGCCGCTGAGTCTTCGTATCATTGATTGGTTTGTCACAAAATACAGCCGAAAGAGCTTTGTTCGCTATCCGCTCAACGGTCAAGAGTTTCTAGTCTACCTCAGTTACAAGGGACAATTGAAAGCGTATTCGAAACAGTATTTTGACCCAAATTGCCGCAGAGAACGCATTATGTTTACCATTCCTAATCATGAGCCTTTTATGACAACCATTGGTAAATTGAATTTTTTCCGTTGGGCATTGGAGTCTAATATTCTAGAGTATATGGAAGCGCATGAGGAGGAGATCCGTGCGGGTTATAATTCATATTTGAAAGAAACCATTCAAATTCAAAAACGAAATAAGACGCTGTCTTCTACTGCGTCTTCTACCTCGTCGACGGTATCTACCGATTCAATGACTGATACAAGCTTCGCAGTCCCTGTAAAGTCCGCAGGGGTACGAACGACACGCCGACGCACAAAGCAATCTCCGTCTTCTCTTAATAAACTACAGGTGTACACGACGCCGATTGAGCTGGATTTTAGTTAAGTACTTTTTAGAAAAAAGTACCCAAAAAGATTCACATTAGGTAGAGGGGTGTGGGGACGCTCACACGGCTCACAGTCCCTGTGGGCCTGCTTTGTGTGTCCCCACAGGTTTGTTATGATAAAACAGCCGAATATCATCCATTTTCGGTCGTAATTCCTCCGCCGCTTGCGCCTGTTGTTTCATCACGGTCGTATCAAGCCATCGACTATCGAAGTTACGTTCCAGTAATTTATTAGACTCTTTCGTATACCCAGTATTTTTGTCTTCATAGACACTTGCTCGTAACTCACGAGTCATATTGCGAGAATCTGATGAAGTATCATATTTGTCGAAATAGGAATTCTGACCTCCTCGCTCTCCTTCTGCGTCGTATCGAGGCTGGGCACGATAACTTCGATCATTTGATCGACTGACATTAGGCATCATATCGTAGAATGGTGCCTGTTGATTCATATCCGGGCGGCCATTCTCCCCATGTTTTCCGTTTGTTTGCCAGTGTTCAAACTGGCGAGCATTGATACTATCTTTCGTGCTGTATTCGCGACGAGTTCGTCCAATGAATTGAGGAAGAGGAAATGCTTGTCGTGAGGATTGACTACGTGCATCAGGATAAACAGGTTGTGCCATTTAAAGTACTGATATACTACCTAACATAAAGATGATTATTATCCCATTTATTCACAAGGTAAAACACGTTCCTCCCATGCAGATCACAATGTTTCAACTACTAACCATCGGAGGAACGCTACCGTGGAAAGAGGACTCTTCATTGCGTCTAGAAGAGGATATTCTTCATCCGAATGGAATCTATTTACAGGGTTCACCGATTCAACGAAATGAGTTGTATCTTTGTCCAATTGATCCTATTAAAACGAATCTTACTGATTTTTATCAGTGGCACGAGATACAACGGGGTGATACAGAAACATTTTGTTGGAGAACGATGTATGTGACAGGTGAAGCAAATAATTATCGTGGATGGTTGCCTATTCCGAAAACAGAGACATTTGGTACACATTCTTTCCAGGAAATATTTGACATGATCCACACGGCGGGCCTCAATCACACGACGGTCATCTAAACGCGGTGCGCGTATAACATAGTAGATATGGAACGTCATAAAACCCACAAGCACATTAACGCAGAAGTGGAGGATATTCCTCAGGGAGCCGATCGTTTTAAAAACTTACTTGACAATGGTGTAGAGGAAGCATATCGCCGACCATGGCATCGAATTGAACGTGGTCTACGATTGAATCGACTCCGAATTTTTATTGAAGAGATCGCGCCTGAATTTAGCATCACTGATGAAGAAAAGAAATCACTGTTTACTTATCTTCAAAAATCACTTGATAATCGACTGTTGAACACCATTAAGGTTGTTCATTATAATCAAGAGACGCAACGTATCACAACGATTAAGGGTCTAGAGATCAAGCGAAATCAAGAAGGTGCACTGAAATGGATGTTTAAGCAGAAGGTAGAAGGAACACGTAAGAAGAAAAGCAAAGATGATTCTCCATCGGTATCCACGCCGTCAGAACGTTCAAAAATTGACGAAACACCTTCTGTATGAATAAAACATCAGTATGACATTCCACGACAAATTAAAGGATTTGATAGTCTTATTTGAAAATTTGCTATCTAATCCTCAAGATGGTACCCAGCTTGAGCAGTGGAAAGATTCAGCGGAAACCATTGCTTATGGACTTGATTTTACAGATTCAGAACAGGAACGTGTTGATATGCTTATCGATATGTATGAAGAACAATTTAAAAAGAAAATAGAATGGCATCGTAACCATTGCTCTGCTTCCACTGTACCCATCGCCTATCTCGATGAATTACTTGGACGAAAACAATTGGAACAGCGAACTACTGCCTGGTATCAACAAATGGCAACCATTATTTCAGCAAGTGAATTGGGAAAACTATATGGTTCTCCTCGCGAAAGAGCAAAATTAGTTATGTCCAAAACGGTTCCTTACCCTGATCGTAATCAATCTCTCACGGCCTTTTCCGATAATATGAATGCGTTTGATTGGGGTATTAAATTTGAACCTGTTGTCAAACAGATCTATGAAATGAAATATGGCACGATCATTAAAGAACTTGGAAGATTGAGTCATCCAACCGATCCACGATGTACTGCATCTCCTGATGGGCTAATCTACCACTGTGCGCTCAATCAACGAACAGGTCGTCTGATTGAAATTAAATGTCCTGTGTCGCGCGAAGTAGACGAAACGATTCCAAAAGACTATTATTCCCAAATGCAGATGCAACTTCAGGTAACTGGACTTTCCATGTGTGATTATGTAGAAGCCGTATTTACCTCTAAATACAATAATAAAGACATACAAGACATATCTGGTTTGTGTAGTGGATTTGTAGCACTGGTTCGATATGCAGAACCGAAAGGAAATCAGGAATTCTATTATGTGTACAGCCCTCTAAATGTGGATAATAACTGGAAGCCTGACATAAAGCAAAACGAGGAAATCGTAGAGATCACTCCATGGAAATTGAAACAATGGAATGAGCAGCTTGTGAGACGAAATGAGGAATGGTGGACGGCACTTCAACCCGCATTGAATTCATTTTGGGAGGATGTAGAAAAAGCCAAACGCGGGGAATTTACGATACCTGAATCATCACGTGCACCTATCAAATCGAAAATAGAGCCATGTAGGATTCAATTTCGTAAGATGGATGAATGTGGGCAACTAATGCCGTAGAATTACATCGTCTTATAAAAATTCAGCGTCAATTCTTGATTCCATCCTGAGCAGCTATCGGGATAGTTGCGTTTATAATTGTTAGTAGTTTGACGATAGTTTCCTGTCTTAGAAACCGATTGTTCAAAATCAACCGCATAACAGGATCTGCTATTGATCGTTGAAAGAGCCTCCTTATCGCTTGGCGGAGATATGATATCTTTTAGTAAATGATACGGGTGCTCATTATAGACTTCCGCAGGGCTTGGGCCATTCGGTGGGTAATTCATGAGGGGTGAGTCAGAATCAGAATCATCTTCATCTTTTTTTAGAGGGGCAGGATTCTGAAATGCTTCCCAATAGGAATACGCAGGATATCCGTACATTTTCATGTTAGGGCCTTCCCACCATTTATCTTGTGGCAGATTGTGCGAAATGTAATGTAGAAAACTGTCTTTTTTTGAAGTTAGCGCCACGAGGGCTAATACCAGCATCATGATAATGACGGTTGGTGCTTTCATTTGACTCTACTAACACAAATGTAAAAAATTGATGATACATGTTGCGTGTGAAACAATCAACGATTCCGGAAACATGTCCATGATTAGTATGAATGTCGTAAAGCGCAACGGCTCTTTTGAGCCTGTCTCATTTGATAAGGTATTGACTCGTATTCAGACGGCGGCGGTGGGTCTAGAAGTGAATCCGACACTCATTGCTCAGCGAACTCTCCTAAGGATTTATGATGGCGTGAAGACATCAGAACTGGATGAATTGGCGGCGCAACTCTCGATTTCCCTGATGACAACGAATCTAGATTACGGAACACTGGCGGCTCGTATCGCCGTTTCCAATCATCATAAAAATACATCGGACAAGTTTACAGAGGTTGTGTTTGAACTTTCCAAGCAAACGGTGGCAAAAACGGGTGAAATCATTAGCACCGTCTCCCAAGAACTGATTGATATTTGTCAGAAATATGGCGACCAAATCAATGCGAAAATCGACTATGAACGTGATTATCTGTTTGATTATTTCGGATTCAAAACTCTAGAAAAACTTCAATACCTTCTTCGTGATACGAAGGGGAAGACGCTTGAAAGGCCGCAACATCTGATCATGCGTGTCTCGCTTGCGCTGTGGGGATCAAAACCCGATGGCGGACTGGAACAGGCGTTTGAGACATATGACCTGCTGAGTCAAAAGTTATTCATTCATGCGACTCCTACCAATTTTAACGCTGGTACGCCTCGACAACAGCTTAGTTCGTGTTTCTTGATCGCCATGAAAAGTGATTCCATCACTGGGATCTATGATACATTGAAGGACTGTGCGATGATTAGCAAATACGCTGGTGGAATCGGTCTTCACATTCATAATATTCGTGCCAAGGGTTCGCTGATTCGAGGCACGAATGGGATGAGTAACGGGATTGTACCGATGTTGCGCAACTTTAATGATACAGCACGCTATGTTGACCAAGGTGGGGGCAAACGCAATGGCTCCTTTGCTATCTACTTGGAGCCGTGGCATGCGGATGTGGAGGACTTCTTGAAGTTGAAACTCAACACGGGTTCGGAAGAAGAACGATGCCGTGATTTGTTCTATGCTCTATGGCTTCCCGACTTGTTCATGGAACGTGTTGAGAAGAATGAGCCATGGACGCTCTTCTGCCCTTCTGAAGCCCCTGGACTAGCGGATGTGTATGGAGATGACTTCAAGCAACTATATGAGAAATATGAGAAAGAAGGCCGTGGTCGTAAGCAGATTGACGCACAGAAACTCTGGTTCAAAGTACTGGATTCACAGATTGAAACCGGTACGCCTTATTTGGTATACAAAGATGCTGCTAATCAGAAATCGAATCAGAAGAATCTGGGTACCATTAAATCAAGCAATTTATGCGTTGCGCCTGAAACCTATGTTCTGACTGATAAAGGTCAGATTCCGATTGTTGAGTTGGCAGGAAAACAGGTAAATGTATGGAATGGAGACAAATGGTCAAACACGACAGTGATGAAAACTGGCGAGCAACAAAAACTAATTACTGTTTATCTTAGTAACGGTGCGCAGATTACATGTACTCCGTATCATAAGTTTATTGTTCGTTCGGGGTATAATGATAAATCCGCTATCAAGAATGCAATCCGTGTAGAAGCATGGAAACTCAAAGAGGGAATGAAACTAGCAAAGCATTCACTAGAATTGGTAGAAGGAACTACTGATGATATGAAATATCCATATACACATGGTTTCTTCTGCGGTGATGGTACTTATCATCATAATCCGAATGGCCGCGTAACAAAAAAAATAACATTGTATGGAGAGAAAAAAGAGTTAATTCCTCATCTTCAAATTCGCTCCTCTTCCTACAAAGAGGACGCATTGGGTAGAATTAATACAATGTTGCCCGACGAACTTTCAGAAAAATACGATGTTCCTATTAACTCGTCGTTACAGTGCCGCTTGCAATGGCTTGCAGGACTGTTGGACTCCGATGGAACAGTTGCCAGAAATGGAACAAATGAATCACTACAAGTATCATCTATACACTTTGAATTCTTGGATCGTGTTCGTCTCATGTTGCAGACACTGGGAATCAATAGCAAAGTAACATGTGCACGATCTGAATGTGTTACACTCATGCCCGATGGAAAAGGTGGTCGCAAAGAATATAATACTAAAGAGTTATATCGCCTGCTCATTTCATCCTCTGCGGTTCATAGATTACACGCAATCGGTCTAGAATGTCATCGTCTTCAAATTGTTGGAGATAAACCGCAGCGAAATGCGGAACAATTCATCACCGTTCTATCGGTACAAGATAACGGTCGCATAGATGACACGTATTGTTTCAATGAACCTGAAAATCACGCGGGAATATTTAATGGTATTCTGACAGGAAACTGTTCAGAGATCATTGAATACAGCAGTGAAGACGAGACCGCTGTCTGTAACCTCGCTTCGCTCGCTCTTCCAAGCTATGTAGAAAACGAAACATTCAACTATGACAAGATGCGACACGTCGTCAAGGTGGCAATTAAGAATCTGAATCGAGTGATTGATATTAATTATTATCCGACGCCTGAGACGAGAAACTCGAACATGCGTCATCGTCCTGTTGGTCTAGGTGTTCAAGGTCTGGCCGATGTATTTGCGTTAATGCGCGCGTCATGGGAATCAGAGGAAGCAGCAGAGATCAATCAACGTATCTTTGAACACATCTACTTTGCTGCAGTGGAGTCATCGTGTGAAATCGCACAAGTCGAAGGACCTTATTCCACGTTTCAGGGGTCTCCGATGTCAAAAGGCATCTTTCAGTATGATATGTGGAAAACCATGAAGGGTGAGCCGATTGTACCACTCACTCTACAAGATAATACGCTTGATTGGGCCTCGCTAAAGGCACGTGTACAGCAGCATGGTGTTCGCAATTCTCTCCTGATGGCACCTATGCCAACGGCATCTACTTCGCAAATTCTGGGCTTTAACGAGTGCATAGAACCATTTACGAGCAATATCTATACCCGTCGTACTCTAGCAGGAGAGTTCATTGTCATTAATAAGCATCTCATGAGGGATTTGGAGAAGGCGGGTCTTTGGAGTGAGATGATGAAACAGCAAATCATTGCGCGTAACGGATCCGTTCAGGGCATTGATCAGATTCCCGAGTCGATTCAGAAACTCTATAAGACATCATGGGAGATTAAACAGAAAATCCTGATTGATATGGCGGCGGCACGCGGCGCATTCATTTGCCAGTCGCAGAGCCTGAATCTGTTTGTGGCAGATCCGAATTATGCGAAGCTGACATCGATGCACTTCTATGCTTGGAAGCAGGGATTGAAGACGGGTATCTACTATTTGCGAACGCGCGCACCAGTTATGGCACAGAAATTCACGATTGATCCTGAGCTTCAGAAGGAGGCGGCCCGATCGGAACAAATGCGCATCATTCGTAAGAATGCGACGGAGGAGGAGTGTACGATGTGTAGCTCATAAAGCTCATAGAGCTCCCACCATGTACAAGAGCGTATCCGGACTCGCTTAAATAAACGCCAGTAAAGTAGAGATGAATGCTCCATTCAAAGACATTCAACGCCATGTAGACACAATTGTCAAAAATGGGGAACTACCTACTCATTTGTATCAATCAATCAATGGAATTTCACAAGTGATTTCGACTATTCATCGTACAAAGGGAGAAAGATGGGCAGCACAACTATTAGATAAAAATGGGCAGCCTCTATTAACACCTCAAGAACAGCAGCAATTTACAGAGGTATTTAAACCATATATACAAAATATCATATCTTTTTTAGGGGATCGTAAGACAGGTGGTCAAGCAAAAGTAGCACAAATGGTAGAAGCAGCGCTAGAATCGCCCACATACGATGTACCCGATGTAGAAAGTCTGACACAGATGAGTAGAGATAACATCAATTCGAAAGTAGGTTCGGATGGTAGTTCATCCACCGATGATCCAGAAAAAATGATGGGAATTGATAATATTTATGCGAAAGTGATTCAACGAATGGGAATGATTAATTCAGCAGTGAATGATTATGCATCAAAATATGGAGTATTACATATGGAAAAAAAATATGATATGGAACCCGATATTCGATTGATTCCAGAAGTATTGGCACAAGCGATATCAAAAGGTCTTACTTCTGTAAGTGGTATTCCTCCACAAACAAGTATGGAGGTTATGGATAAATTTAAACTTCCCTTTCGCATGATTGTATTTGCGATTTATCTATTTTTAGACACAGCACGTATCACCGCTAGTGTAACTGGGTCCGATAGCAATCGAAAGATTCTATCCATTCTGATATCATTAATAGATCTATTGAGGGGTGATTGGAAGAAAGCTGTATTAACTTTTATGGGATATTATGGAACTTCACCATTGCTGATGGGTCAAATGATAAAGGTATATTTATCTCTCTTTCAGACTCTTTCTCCTACGGTTCAAGATTCGATTGTATATGGTGCGCTAGATGCTACAAAATCATTTATTGTTGGTACATTGTTGTCTATTTTCAAAATTACAGCACCAGAAGGGGTTCGTTTACCCCTGATTGGAATGTTAGAGAAGATTGCGAAGAAGAAGGCTGAAATAGATGGAACATTAGTTGATGCAGGGTTATCCGCTCGTTCCGATTCATTTTCGCCTACCTTTGATGATTTTAATAATATTCAGGCATTGATGGACGACCCTGAGTTCATCTGTTCAAGTGAATTTGAAACACTCATTGAGCAGGTGAATAATACAGCAATTATTAATATGATCCTTCAGATTCTTCGTATCCCTGTTACGAAGGAGTTTCGTGCGTATCGATGCGGTACAAAACCCAGTAAACCATTTTTAACATTAATTGTAGAGAAGGCGAAGGAGGATAAAGCGAAGCAAGATGTAGTAGAGCGACCGTTTTCATCGGATGATTTACAAATGCCAGTGGCAGTGGCACCTATGGAAGAGAAGCCAGAAGTCTCTGAGGAGAAGCCAGAAGTTACAGAAGACGTTTCTGAAGAGAAGCCAGTGGTTACAGAAAAAGTCTCTGAGGAGAAGCCAGTGATCGCAGAAGAAATCTCTGAGGAAAAGCCAGTGGTTACAGAAGAAGTTTCTGAGGAGAAGCCAGTAGAAGTGTCCTTGCCGGCAGTTATAAAACCTAGTGTCACACCTGCTAAACCAACTGAAAAAGTCTCTGAAGAGAAGCCAGTGGAAGCACCGTTACCATCTGTTATAAAACCTAGCGTCGCTCCCTCTCTTCTACCATCTGTTATAAAACCACCTGTTAAAGCATCAGGTGGTTCGACGCGCTCCAAGCGAAAAGCTCAGCATAGTCGAAAAATACGCTCTCATCGTTAATGTTTCTTCTTCTCTTCTTCAATCTCCACCCCTGCCAATCCATGGATAAAGATCAAATACTCTTTCGGAAATCCCCAGAAGCATGATGGGGGCTGATCCGATGGAGGAATGCGACGACTTGTTTGATTAGCACCATGTGTAAAAGCTACAATAATTTGTTGGGGTGGCATTTCAATCACGACATTCTCACGACCCTGAATCCATCCTTCACCTTCGGCAATAGATACAGAAGGGAAGGGTCGTTCTTCCCATGCGGATTTCCGAAACGTCAGCGTCGCTTCGGAAATGCGCTGCGCAAACGCAATATCAAAAGGCGGAACATTTACCGCACTGGTACCCCTCTGTAAATCGTAGAGTGCCAATGTAGTACAACATGCGATTTGATGAACGGTTTCTCCTCGTTTCATGCCCTTGGTCAGCCATGCCACGCGCCGGCGAAAGGAGGTGGAGGGATAATGATCGTCGTCATCCATAAACAAAATAATCTCATTGGATGCTTCACGGATCGCACAATTGCGTTTTTCACCGATCGTCATACGACCCTCGATGGGAATATATTTGATCCGAATCTCAGGAACTTGAACTTGAAATTGGATCACTTTCTCACTTGCCATATGCGGTGTTTTCTCGTTATCTTCGATCACGACCCACTCGATCTTGTTACGAGGATAATCCGTCGCCAACAGATTGTGAAACGCAATTTCGATCAACCGCTTACGATTATAGGTGGGAGTGATTACCGTGATTGGAGGGCAATCGTCTATATGTAGCAGAGGTGGGCAATGAAAGACACCCTTTGTAGGACGGCGTGCTAGCACGCAAGATTGAATCGTATGAAGGAGAGGAGTAAATGCTTCACACAATTGTTGAAACCGAGTGGCAGCATGTGCCTTGCGTCTATCACTCGCTGTGGAATCAAATACACGAAATGCCACAAAAGCACGATCTAGCTCTGAACGAACATCGGCGGTGGGGCTCGCCAATGAATATCGTACCTTATCCGATGATTGGTAGGTATTGGAAAGCCATGCGACATCATCAGAATACATTGATTTCCATACAGGTAGTTCGTTCATGATCGCAAAGGCGCCAACTCGTTCGGCATCAGCAGCACCATAACCGAATCCCTCTCCTGCGCTAACGATCAAATGTCCCTTATAATTTTCCATGATCTTCTGACGTGTATCACGATCGATGTCTTGACAGATCACAGTAATGAAGCTAGATATGGATCGCAATCCATCCGCAATATCATTTCGAGTGGTATAAATGGTAAGAGACGGATCAGATGCGGTCCAATGAGGAAGCAATTTCTTCAAATACTCATATTTATTGGTAGAACCCGCGACAAAACATACAAAGTCATTCTTTTGATCAGATGATCGACGTTTCAGATCAGGATATGAACTACACCAGGGTATGGAAAACAAATGGCTGGAAGCAATTCCCTTGATCTCCAGCTCTGTGGCAAACGAATGAACGGAGATCGGATCACGAAATAAGATCAGATCAAATGCGTGAACATAATCATCATAAGCATAGGACCATTGTTCGGGATTAACCAGAAGAATATTGGTATGCGCCCAAGGAATCGCCGCAAAAACAGGGATCTCCAAGTGGATCTGAATGTCCGAATGGATCAATGGTTCGCGGATATCAACGATCCGAGGTTTTTGAATGGGCTGCTGAATGGTTTTGAGCAAACGTTCGATCACATGTACATCTTCCTGTAAACCAAACGCATTCACTTTATTATAAAGAATGGTAACAGTAAGTGGTGTCATGTGCTAGTTAGCCAGCGGTCTATTCTTTTAAGTTGTATGGATAGAATGACCGGTCAAGAGGTCCGAGATCTGGGCTATATTGCATGGAAAGATCCATTGGCATGGATGGAGACAATGAAAGGGAAACGATGGGAAAATATGTTAGAACGCGAGAAATGTCATTTTCATGAAATGTCCACACAGAAGTCAGTAGAGCGAGAGACGAAAAAAATGGAGCAAGAAATCAAAGATGCACAACAGTATTTGACACTAGATGGTTATACCATTGGAGGAGGTGCTGTTGATATTATTATGAAGGGAAATTCAGATCTTTTCTGGAAATGGTCATGGAATCAAAAACAGACAGAAATGGAGGATATTGATGTATTGGGTACGACTGTGTGGTATGTTACAAAAGGAGATAACTCCTCATACAATAATGAAATCATTTGCGAAGATTCCACGGGAAAACAATTATGGAAGAAATCCGGCGTATCTTCACAAGTGGCTGTCATTCATCCCTATTGTTATTATGTAAAGGTTCTTAATTACTTTACTACCATTGAGGTATGTGTATGTGATGCTTATACAGGCAAGGAAGATAAAGTGCTTTATCGCGAGCAGAATGATGAAAAGGATTTGATATTACATAAAACCGCAAACCGAACGTTATATGTTACATCGGAAGATCCGAATGGAAGTAAACTATATGTCATTGAAGGAATTCAAATGAAACCACTGTATCCCCAATCCACATTTCAAATGCCACTTGGAAAATGTCGAGATGGAAAGGACTGCGTATTGACAAAACAATCTATGAAACAGGGTTGGACTACGCATGGAACACCCATTTCAGAGTGGATTCTACCATCGGAAGAATTGGTATGGACAAATCTACTATTAGGACTTGTTATAACGATTTCCGAAGGAAGTCAGACAATATGGTATTGTACGCCACACAAAAAACCCCATGTGATTTATAAAATTAAAGTGGGTACGATTGAACCAGAAGGATGGTCACAATGGGAATACTCTGCGCAACAAATGTGTGTTGTAAAGGCTCCCTTTCAGATTCCATTTTTGATTACGATTATTAATAATCAAATCGTTAGACTTGATAACCGTCATCGAATTGCTCGACCTATCCAATTTCTTCCATTAGAAATTCATAAATATCATGCTAAATCGAAAGATCATACGAACGTACCCTATGTCGTGATCAAAGAAAAGGGGGTGACTCCGAAGGCGCAAATCGTATATGTTTATGGAGCATATGGTTCAACAACACCAATTAATTGGCCTTATCAGAATTGGTATCCATTATTAAAACGTGGATGGGCGATCGTCTTTGCACTCGTTCGTGGAGGTGGTGATAATAATGCGGCATGGGCCAATGCGGCACGAAGAGATCAGCGTCATATTGCGGTAGATGATTTTGAAGCGGTCATTCGGACAGCACAGCAGAAACACCATCTAGGGCCTGATAAAACAGTCATTTACGGACGCTCGGCGGGTGGTGTTCCGGTGGGGGCGATCGTATCGCGCTATCCGAATGGACAATTGATAGGAGCAGCATTTACGGAAGTACCTTATGTAGATGTATTGCGAACAAGTTCAAACCCAAGTCTTCCGTTAACAAAAGGAGAATATCAAGAGTTTGGTAATCCAACAGATAAAATCCTCAATTTCAGAGAACTACTTTCCGTATCTCCGATCAATACTCTGCCTACGGAAGGCGCGCCCGGCGTGTTCGTATTGAGTCATGTCGGTTTGCTCGATAAGCAAGTATTCGCATACGAGTCATTTAAATGGATCCATACACTGAGAGGGTTATCATCCGAGCGAGAAGATCGGCCAAAAAGAAAGTATGTAACTTTTGAACGGAACGAAGCACACGTGTATCAACCGAAACGGATGCCTCATTTGCGAGGAGTGGATTTGGCGATTTTGGAAGCATGGGTAGAAGGAACACTTCGGCTAGAATAAAAGTCTACGGAATCCCGGATTTGCGTAAAAATAATCTCAGATATAAATATAAGAAAGATGTCAAACGCTATGAACATGCCCCCCGCATCAAACAACGTATCCGCGCCGTCTATGGGAGGCCGCCGCCGTCGCTCTCGCCGTCACTCTCGCCGTCACTCCCGCAAGAGCGGTGGTGCCCGCAAGGCTTATGGTGGTAGCCGCAAGCAGAACGCTGGCGCCCGTCGTCGTCGCTCTCGCAAGAACGGTGGCTCTCGTCGCAAGTCCCGCAAGAATGGCGGCTCTCGTCGCAAGTCTCGCAAGAACGGTGGCTCTCGTCGTCGCAAGGCTCGCAATGAGTAAATATTAGAAGCGAATCAAACACGTTTCTGATTTTGCCCCCTTTTTTGATGGTTTTTCTTTTCGGGTTGTTCCAGGAAGCCAATTTTGTATGTATAGTTCTCTATGTAGTTCATGTCCTCCATAGATTCGAATACCCTCTCGATGTTTTGCCGTTCCATATCCATTCGAAGAACATAGAGAATATCTCTCTTCACATTCCGGATGTAAATGACAATATTCCTTAATCCATTCATCGTGTGCCACTTTTGCTAAAATGGATGCAGCTGCAATCGCCATATATTGATCGTCGCCTTCCACAATTAATTCCTGTGAACCGGTCCATTTATCTAATGATAATACTCCGTCAATCAACAATCTACAATTCGAATGATCCAGACACTCCGTAAAAGGGACCGCGTGAAATGCACGACGGAATGCTTCGCGATTAGCCCATTGAATACCCATTTTATTAATTTCATCTGCGCCCACTACTCCGACTCCAAAGAGGGGGATTTGTTCTTTGATTTCCTTTGAAAGTTTTGTCCGTTTTTTAGGAGAAATCTTCTTAGAGTCACGAAATTGTATGATCAATGCCTTTTGAACATCCGTCCATTCAGATTCAGGGGGGATGACGACTGCACCGGCTACAATGGGCCCCCAGAAGGAACCTCGTCCGGCTTCGTCGATCCCGATTTCGATAAGTGCGTCATTAGTATAGCGTGGAGCAAGTGAAGCATGTGACATGTTGATTTTCCCATAAATGATATACATACATCAATTTTTAGAAAAAGAATCGCATAGTAGAGGAAAATGAATCTTAAGTTCTCGATTTGTGGTCTATTTATTCTTTTAATTGCGATCCTTACACTGACGTATTATTCGCAATTGGAGGGATTTAACAATATGACAGCTGCCACATCTATAAGTTCATTAAAGGATGGACAGGCGGTTCGTTGTACAATTGATCCTAATGGAAAAAGAGACAGTGGGGCTGTATACCGATATACAAAGGCAGATGGTCAATTACACTGGTATCCTAATCCGTCTATAGCAAGTAGCTGGGATCCCAATTGGGGGAATTTCATTCAACTTCCAGATTGCGCTGGCTTAACTGTGGGTGCTCAATTGGATATGAATAAGGGGCCACTTGGTGTTCAAGGACCACAAGGACCGGTTGGACCACAAGGACCGGCAGGACCACAAGGACCGGCAGGAGTAGGCGCGAGTACGGCATCAGGCGCAAGAGCAGCTATACCCCCACAGCGTAATGATGTTTATCCCCAAGTGACAGTGAGTGATACAAGTTATGATGCGATATCTCTCAAGAAGAAATCAGATCTATTGACAAATATTCAAAAGATGTTTCGTAATGAACTGTTAGCGAATCGTTCCACTGATGATTCGATAAAAGACACATCATCTTCTTATTCTGACTCATCATCGATAGAGCAAGGCGATGTATTTAATAAGACGAGTCAAAAATGCGATGGATCCTCTGATGAAGATTCTTATCATTGTCCCAAGAATCCGAATGATTCGTGTCCACCGATACCAGATATGACACAATATATTAAGAAGAATGCCATTCCATGCGGTGGATGCTCTGTTGATTATTAAATTCTAAGATATAAGATAAGAAAGTAGGATGATTCTCAAGCTATCGATTGTTGGACTATTTATTGTTCTAGTTGTAGTTCTTACGATTACATATTATACACAATTGGAAGGATTTACATCAAATAAATCGGCGCCTAATGTAATAGCGACCCCATCCGCCGCTACAAATCCGCAACGCAACGACGTTCAACCCCAAGTGGCAATGAGCAATACAAGTTACGATGCGATGAATCTCAAGCAGAAATCAGATCTATTAACAAATATTCAAAAGATGTTTCGCAATGAACTATTGGCGAATCGTTCTACTGATGCGTCAATAAAAGACACATTGCCATCTTCTTCGTCTCATTCATCGTCGACACAGCAAGGCAATGAATTTAATAAGGCGAGTCAAAAATGCGACGATTCGTCTGATGAGGATTCCTATCGTTGTCCCAAGAATCCGAATGGTTCATGTCCGCCGGTACCAGATATGACACAATATATTAAGAAGGATGCCATTCCATGCTGGGGATGCTCCGTTGATTATTAAATTCTAAGATATAAGATAAGATAAGAAAGTAGGATGTTTACGTTCTTATCATTACTTTTCGTATTAATCGTTATTTTCGGGTTGACCTCTCAAAAGGATCATTTTAAGGATGTACCCCCAACACATACGGTACAGATTCCGACCGTCCCTTCTGCTATTGCATTGCTTCCGGGTTCCAACGAAAAAGAGATTCCTGAATCGGTCACCGATGTTGCCCCTTACACACTTCCAGGTGAGATTCCACTTGCCCCCTATGGACAAGTCGCAGCCATGAGTCCACTTCCATATCAGGATACTACCATGATCAAGGCGAATCGTCAACAAATTCTATCACTTCTTGAAATGCTTAAGGGGTTTTTGGCATTTGAAGCACAACAACTCACAGAGAAATCAGATCCATCGATTCAATTGCCTCTCAGTAATGCGCGTAGTGACTTTCAAGTTCTTCAGAATGCGGTTGATTTGTTGAATCGTAATCCAGGATTACAGCCAACGATGACAATGACTACCCTGAATGAAATGTCGTCCAATCTTGCCTATTTACAGGAACAGGTTCGCCTATCTGGTTCAGCAGGCTCACTTCAGGGTCCTACTAATCAATTTACAGAAGGATTTACAAGTTCAGGAAAAGCCACGCTAAAAGACTTGACTGACTTTGTAGGACGCATTCAAGGTGAAATCATTCGTTTATCAGCCAGTGCTACAACTGATCCTATTATAAATTCACGTGTATCCGCACTGACTAGCCTCAAGAACGACGTACAAGGTATTATTACCAAACTAAACAACAAATCGATGTCACCAAATGAAGTTCCTATTTTGAAATCGGATATCGACAAAGCGCTTCCTCTTCTTGGCAATCCGAGTCGGCCATTAGGTCAGGTAGTTAAAAGTCTTGGTCTCCCTCCAGGTCTGGCAAATATTCTTCCTGCGAATGTACAAAAGGATCCAGAGACAACGCGATATATTGGTTCATTAATTGATAAGTATGCGGAACAAATTGTAAATGGTGTTAGTGCGTCATTTAATGTAAAATATACGGCACCAGGCGAAGTGGTGAAAACAGAATCACAACATGCCGCATCCTCTACGATTGGTACACTTGGATTCCCCTCCATGGCAGATTTAAATAACGTTTCAAATACGAAATTTGTGCCACGAGATTCGGGATTACCAGTTACCGATCGCCTTGCGCCAAAACCATCCGATGCGGGTCGTGGACCGTCACAATTTGATTGGAAACAACGCTCCAAAGAGATTGAGGCACAGGTGAAGCGGCGTGGACTCCAACCGGCTGATTTCGGTATCATGCCAGAAGGGACGAAAACGTCATCCGATTTTTCATGGAAGGGATATGCGCGTATGATGTGTACACGTCTCCAGGCTACATCGGACCCGTCTCTAGGAATTACATGTGGTTGTCCGCCAATGGATTGGAATGGTTGGCGTATTGCGAAATAATACGGACAGTCACTAGAGATGGCAACTTATATTGTCGAATCAGAAGTGATTATTCGTGCTGTCGATAAACCGTTCCCAAACCGGGTAATACTAGGTGCGTTTTCCACATCAGAACAAGCGTATTATTTTATTGAGAAGTATTTGGCGGATACGAAAGAGCTTCATACGTATTTTACACGCCAGAATCTCTGCTCAAAAGAGGAATACGAATCGTTAATTTCCGGTGAGCGCATCGTAGCATTTAATATGGTATTGGGTCAGTTTGAGGATATGATTTATGTTAGAAAAGAGGATTCCTAAATGGAAGAGATCTAAATTCAAAAAAAGTAATAAGTAGGACAAATAGAATGACTCCGTCAACCTTTCATTTACTAGGAATATTTGTCGTAGGTCTAGCCATTGGCATTTTCCTTTCTAAATTGATGAATCAAGAAGGATTTCAAGATGCGGGAAGCTCGTGTGATAGTTGCAGTCAACCCTCTCCTTGTGGATGCCCTAAACCTACCCCCAAAGCCAGCCCTAGCTCCGCTCCTAACTCCGCTCCTAACTCCGCCCCTAACCCAAAACCGGCACCTCGTGCGATTTGTCCGGCATGCTCTGACTGTAAACAACCCGATATGAGCAAATATGTACTCAAATCCTCTATTCCACCATGCCCGTCATTACCTGACATGAGCAATTATATTCTGAAGAGCGAGTGCCCACCCGTACCAGATTTGAGCAATTATGTTCTCAAGTCATCCATTCCAAAGCAGAATCCCGTTATTTTGGATTGTTCGAAATGCCAGAAACCGAGTGGCGATTGCCCACCGTGCCCTCGCCCACGTTGCCCTGAGGTGAAATGCCCTCCACCCACGAAATGTCCCACATGTGCCCCATGTCCGCGTCAGAGTTGCCCTCCGGCTACCATAAAATGTAAGGCAGAAGATGCGATTCCTGCCTCGAATTCAGTTGTCCGCCCCTATTTGGCACCGCTGAGCTACCGTGGATTTGGTATGGATTAATAAATTATTACTGTTACAATTATCTTATTGACTATAAAACGTAGACAACAAGATAATCTTCAAAAAGGATAGAGAATGGACACGCGGTTTTGGGGTCCATCGGGCTGGAAATTATTTCATTTAATTACGTTTGAAGCAGATCGTCAAACGACATCAGATCATGCGATAGAATTCGCAAACTTCTTTGAGACCATCCCTTATATTTTACCGTGTAAATTTTGCCGCGCGTCCCTTACTGATTATTACCGCCAACATCCTTATCAAATCAATGGAAAAATAAATCTAAAACTGGATCTTAAGAAATGGATGTTTACGATTCATAATTGTGTGAATGGGAAACTTAGAAAACAAGGACTCTATCCTGCATCCGATCCAACCTATGCGCAAGTCAAGAAAATCTATACTGAGTTTCAAAAACAATCATGGGAAGAACAATTACTCCACTTCTGGAATTTCCTTTTTTCAGTCGCCTATCATCATCCAAAGGAGTCATCATTTGATTCTGCGCCCATGCCCGATTGTCCAGAGGGGGCCAAGAAATGTAAGGATCCATGTGAACGAAATAAATGGAATGTGCTTCATTGGAAAAAACGGATGTACTGGTTTCGTCGATTTTGGATCTATCTTCCGGATGTCTTGCCACATGACATAGCGAAACAATGGAAAGTGGTTCAATCCCGAAATCCTCCTACGTGGGAATGTAGACGATCCATGCTGGCATGGCTTTGGAGAATGCGATGTGGACTGGATTCCGAGTTTCACGATCCATATACATCGGTATGTCATCAAATGAAGTCGTATTCGAGTGATTGTGGGAAGAGTCGAGGGGCGATTACATGTAGACGGAGCAGACCATCTTACAGTCGTAGAAGGAAAACGCTAAGAAAAACAAAATAGGAAAGTAGGGAATGGATCCATTCTATTCACAATTGCTTGTCACAGCGACATTGATCATGATCGCCGCATTGTTTACGGTGATCGCATTTGATACATGGCAGACGGTATTATTAACGATTCTGTTTTTGATCGGTATGAACTATTTGATCATTTTATCGCTTGATCGATTAACAACCATTAATTATGGAAGCATTAGTGAAGGATTCGTGACACAAGAAAAGAGCAGCTCGGATGCGGCACTTTCAAAATATGAATGGTTAAGTAATGATGATCTGTTTGATGATTTCTATGCGTCGGTGTTCACGAAGCTCACACAGAATGAGAATCTGATCCAGGCGGAAACGGCCATTTGTATGGAAGAATTTACACGGGATACACCAAAGGATCAATTGAATATTTTAGATGCAGGATGTGGCATTGGAATTGCGTCATGTGCATTCGCAAAACAAGGGGCAGGTCAAGTGGTGGGCATTGATAAGAGCCAAGCAATGATTCGCTATGCGAAGGGGACAACACTACCGAGTACAACATTGAAGGAAACGGAGCGGCAAAATGTGGAGTTTCGAATGTTTGATTTGATGGGACCAGGTGCGGCGGCCGCTGCAGAATTTACAAGCGCATGTATCTTATATTTTACGATCTACTATGTGAAGGATCTGGATATCCTGTTTCGTAATATGGCGCTATGGGTGAAACCGGGTGGTTCATTAGCGATTGAGGTGGTGAATAAATATAAGTTCGATCCGGTTCTGGATTCGAGCAATCCGTGGGTGGGTGTGAGCCCGCAGAATTATGTCAAAGAGCGCCTGAAAACTTCGAAGGTAGTCTTTGACAAGTTTGATTATGAAGCAACGTTTGAATTGGAGGATCCGAATGCGGAGTTCCGAGAAACATTTCGATTTAAGGATGGATCCGTACGCAGACAGAAACATGATCTCACGATGCCGAGCATGTCGGAAATCATTAAGAAAGCACAACGGAATGGGTGGATGTATTCGTCATATGTTGATTTAATGCCGCTTTCGTTTCAATATGGATATTTACTGTTCTTTAAGAGAATGAGTGAGTAATCCATTACCGGGTCTTTTTGAGTTTGCGGGTGATGCGTCTCTTTTTCAAACGGAAGGAGGGAGCAGAATGTTTGCCGCCTTGAATGGCACTGGTCTGCGCGTCAGCCTCGGGCTGTACTACAGTTGCACTCATACCATCCGTATCCACAATAACTGTTTTTGGATTACCAGTATCACCTTGAATAGTCACCGTATATTTCGGCATTTCTATTATCAATTATGAAAATAAATGATATGATTTACTTACGCTTCTTGATATGATTGATCTTCTTGCTTCGCTTGGTGTGTGTACGTTGTTTACGGTGCGTGTGTTGTTTGCGTGTGCGTCCGCCGTCGCGAGTCATGGTGCTTGATACAGGTATTGTCTCATCTTGCTTCTGACCGATCGCTGATGCCGCCTGTAGTGGCGCCGAAACAGAGGGCTGTTCATTCTGCATCTTCTTCTGCTGCTTATTCTGATTCACCTGTTTCTGTTGTTCGTTCTCCTTATTCTTAAAAAATCGCTGATTCTCCTGTAACATCGCAGCAGGATCAAATGGCTTCGCTTGGCGAAACTTATCTGCTTCAACCGACGCCTTATTTGCCGCTTCACGTGCCTGTTGCGCGGCCTCCGCCGCTTTCGCCATCTCTCCCTTTAGCGCATTCGGAGCCTGGCTCTTCGGATCTTTCGCCGCCGCCTCAAGCGCCGCCTTCTTCGTCGCTTTCGCATGTTGTTCCGCTTCAATCGCCGCTTTTTTAGCCTCTGCCTCCTTTAACTCCGAACTTGCCAAATCCACTGCCAGCTGAATGCTGAATTTCTTTGATCTTTCATCAGAACGCGCCTTAATCGCCTGAGATTTCAATGCCTCGGCATCTTTCGCCAATTGTTTTGCTTCTTTTCTTTCTTTTTCGAATTTGGGGTCGATGGTGAGCGTGGCCCAATTCTTCTCAATCGCCGCTCTCATTGCTGCTACCGCCGCTGCCTCTGCTTCTGCCACGGCAGTCGCCTCTGACGGTGCGTTCTGTTCTGCCTTCTTTTGTGCTGCGATCGCAGTTTGAACCGCAGTCTGCTTTACATTGATTAACGCCTGTGTATTTTCCGCCGCTTTCTGTGTGTTCTGTTTTTTCTGATTCGCCTTTAATGTCGCGTTCGTTATCTTGTTACGTTTTAGTTCTAAAGCAGCTCTATTTTTATTAGCATTCCATAGTGTACCCGACGCCTTCGCCTTATTCGCAGCCTCCCTCACTGTTACAGAATTGACAGCAGCTTGAGCTAATTTCTGTCGTGTCGCCAAATTCTCAGCAGAAGGATTAAAGGCCGAAGTAGCGTTCCCATTTGCGGCAATAGATGATGACTTCACACTGCCATTCGCAATATCAGTGTCAACCGTAAGATGTGTTATATCCGCATTACCTGGGCCTCTAACATCAACTTGATATTTGGGCATGTCTCTATTATATTATCTTTTATTCTATCAAGCGGATGATCCTAGACGTGTTTCAAAAAGGGCTCATACGGGGATCAGCACATCTCCCATTTGATCCGGAAAAAGCATACGCATATGTGGAGCATCCACAAGAAGGATGGCGCGTGTACTTACGTTCCTGTGTCTTTCTTCACCCAATGAACGAACCATTCCAAAAAAATCACTTCCTGGTGGTCAAACGGTCTAACGCGCGTATGTCTTCTCCCGCATGGGAACCACCCAAAGGGCAAATGGAAGGAAAAGAGTTATTACCGCGTATTTCCATTTTAGAAGCATTAAAAGAAAATGTGAGACGCGAAACGGAAGAAGAATCGCATGTTACGGATATTACGCGGCTTCACCATACAGGCCTCGTCTTTCAATCACAGGAAACAAGCTACCCATCGAATCATTATTTCCAGTATCATATCTTTCAAGGGTATCTTACCCCTAAACAAATTGATCAATCATTTTCCACCTTTGAGTGGATGAAAGAGCACAAAGCCGCCGTAAAGAGGTGGCGCAGAGATCGTAAAGAAAAAGATGCCGCCGCCTGGTTTTCTCCTAGCAAGACACGGGTGAATCCGAGATGGTGTCCTGATATTGTCGCATTGTATCTTCAGCATTAGATTCGTTCGAAAGAAGATGTGCGAGGTTCGCTGTCCATTATTTTTTGAATCTCTACACGGCCCTCTTTTTTGAAATCATAACCACACTGGTGTTCCTGTGGAGGTAAATGTGAAATACACAATTGTCGTTCACATTTACATGTATAAGATATGACGCCTAGCTTCTTTTTACACTGGAAGCATCTAACACTTTTCTTAGGTTCAGACATTACTGCGACTTGTATTCTTTATTAATACATTGCGAAATCAATTTTTTGATTTCATCCCACAATATCCAGCATGGCGATTGACGTTCCTCTGGATAGAGCCAACTTTCTATATCATCACACGGATCCTCTTCGTCGTATGGATGAAGTGTCGTTCGCCGATATTCCATTTGTATGAATACCGCATTACAAGTTTAAGTAGTAATCTCTTCATCTTACTAATGGTATTTTGGACCACCTATCCATTACAAAAAGTGATCCGATCTTTCTGGAAAACCGATCTGTTTCATTCCGATCGGATCGATAGAGTTCCGATCCCCTCTCCCACTGGAAAGGGGATAGAGAAAGCAACCGATACAAACGAGATCCGATCTTTTCTTCGATCTTATTTCGGAGATCCGCCTCGAACACCGATCTTGGATCTCATTTTCGACATTGATGATCATGTCTTTCTGGTCCGAGATCAAACCGAACAGATCGCGGGAACGATTCGGTATCATTTTATTGGATATTTGATCACTTCCCGATCTGAACCTATTTATGTAGTGGATGCGTTTTGTATCCATCCTGTATGGAGGGGGAAAGGGGTGGGAGATTATTTATTGACGGAACTGAATCGATATGTGAATCAAAATGATATCCCCTATTCCGTATTTTTAAAAGAGGGATCGCCATTATCTATCTTTCACCAGCCGGCCTATACAGGATGGTATCGTTATTGTGAATCGATAGAACACAAGGTATCGCCACATATAACCGATCTGAGCATTCAACAGGCCTATCAGATCATGGACGTATATCGATCCGTACGACCGAACGTACTATTGATTCGAAATGAACACACTGCGAATCAGATATGGAAATGGTTTCGAAAGGGAGCCGACTGGATCTTGATCGGACTTCAAGATACGTATCAGAGGATCGGACAGAAAAAGTTAGGATGGATCACGACGTGGATCGAAAGCCCGATGATCACGGAAGAACAGAGAGGAGAAGCAGCTGATGCGGTAGCGGACATGTTATATCCCATGTTCGATTTTTTATGGATCAATGAACGATGGATCGGAAATTCCATGCGATGGAAACGAGACGGAGCTTTTCATTGGTATACGTATCAGTGGAGTACTAATGCGACAACCGACGTGTCTTACGGAATGATGATGTAACGTTCTTGCGAGTACCACCCGTCCTTATACGCGATGGTCTTGGACTATTTGTAATAAGCCCTGTCAATTGTTCTTTGGTCATTCTTTGTAATTGTTCGACTGGAATACGTGGCGACACACCCTCAAGATGGGTGCGTATCGATTGTATTGTATTGGATGCAAGCCTTACACCTTTAAATTTATCTTTTAAGATGGGTTCAATGGCTGCGATGTACGCATACTTATTGGCAGATTGCTGACCTCGTTCGGCCGCTTCTTGAGCAGTTGTTACAATAGGAGGTGAAGGAGGAATCGGTTGGACTACAGGTTTTTTTCGTGCCTCAGCCTGTCGTTGTTTGGCCTGTTGAGCAAGTGTGAGCCAATTCGACGCAGGGTCTGGCGGAACATACCCCTCTCTTGGCGGCGGTGGCCCCGTTGCTGCGACGGGTGGTCCTCTTGGAACTTGTCCTTGTACTGGCGCTTGTGCCACTTGTGTCGCTTGCGCTTCTGCGTCTGCTTTTGCCTCCGCATCTGCTTTTGCTTTTGCTTGTGCGTTTGCATGTCGATGCCCTTGATGCTCAATGTGTCTCACACCCACCAAATACATGGATTCACAATCACTGTAATACTGAATGAGAACCTGACGTACTTCTGCGTTGATCCGATTCAGCGCACCCATACCGCCCTTTAGAATATTATCATTTATTTTAATACGAACGGGCATATTTTCTTGACGTTCTATCGTAAATAGTTGTCGTAAAATCTTTTCACATTGTATTGCGTGATTTAGTTGTCGCTGGAACAATTTATGTACAACCGCGTGAACATTCTGTTTGGTATCACCATCTAATGGAATAGTCTTCTCTTTTTGTTCAGGTGAACATACACCCTTCTTCATCTCTGTTTTGGTAGATTGATCAAAGGTTCGACGATCCATGATTTCCATTTTTCCATCCGACGTTAATTTGATCTTTTCTTTTTCTTCCTGTGTTGTTTTGGGGTGAATGGTACGAATATCCATCGCATCTAATTGAAGCTTGTTCGATGCTTCCTTTCCCATAAATAGACCCGCCATTTGCTTCATGAAGACTTTGTATTGCTCAAATGACTGTTTACTCATAAAAATATGTGGTGTGGCTTTTCCCACTGTATCATAAAATAAGAGGGCTAATGACATAATACCAGGACTTTCAGTAATAGATTCATCGGGTTTAGGGACACCTCTTCGTTCCGCTTCAGATTTTCCATGAGGTACAAAAAAGCTCGTTTTACAAATCGAAGAAACGAATTGCTTGCCTTTTTCATCACGGCCATATGGATCCGCATTGAGAAGCTGTAATGCGCGGGCAATACAGTGCCCAAGAGGCTTCACATTCGTATAATTTTCATAGAATCGTCGAATATTCATCGCATCGATTCCTGAACGCCCCGCAATCGAATCACCAGACTCGTATTGTTTCGTGATAGATGGAATAATCGCATGAAAGAGTGCCTTAAAATAAGAATTAATATCAGCATAATCTTTCGTTTCATATTGACCCTGTGAAGGCTGTGTCTGAGAAATAGTTGGAAAGACCTGCGTAGAGGAAACGGTAATACTATCAGGAACGATATCATCCGCTTTCTTATTACCTGATAGTATGTCTTTGATCTCCTCTTTTCGAAGGATGATATCAGCTGTTTCACGATGTCTTCGATATCGTATCGAGTCGACAGAGAACTGAGCGTGGTTTTCATCTACACCCTTTCGAACAGATACCGTCATCTCAAATATTTTTTTCTGACTATCTACCCAACTAAAAGTACCCTTTTGCGAACTGGCAGAAGTTACATCGCGGCCACCTACGTCAGCTGGTTCGGGCTTGAAATACATATATTTCTGTTTTTGATCCTTAAATACAAAGTTTACTGTATATCCATATTGATTTGTAAATGTAGTCGTTGGAGCAGGGGGCTGATAGGGCATACCATAGGGAGACACATAAGGCTGTTGTACAGTTGCTGCCTGCTCTACCAAGAGACCTCGATTGAGAAAATCAAAGTACCCCAGTTTGGGAATCCATCCACCCATTTGTCCGCCTTCTATAACACGTAATTGTTTTGACGTACGTGGTTCTACATAACTATACTTCTGTCCAGGGGTTGAAATGGAACGATTGGATGGATCCGTTTCAGATTCAGGTCGTGCTCCCATGAGAGCAGACATCTCAACAGTATAGTTGATATCATCCAATAAGGTCAACGCAATGGCGCCATACATTTGAAAGATACGTGTGTAAAAATAGGCTAGAACCAGGCAGAGACTTTCTTTTTCCTGCTTAGCGGGCCCTTTGGGTTCTTCCAGATCCTCAATGCTTCGAAAAGCCAGTACTCCATCCTTTCCCAATTCTGGTTTCACACTGAGCTTACTGAAAAACATACTGAGATTATTGGCCATAAATAAGGCGTATTTTTGACAGCTTTCCGGATTAGATAATTTCATAAAATCATTCACTTTGATGTGATGCATCATATAGGTAAAAATATCATCCACTATCCTTCGGGTACCTGCTGTTTTTTTATACAAATCAGCATGTGTTGTGATGGCGGAGGAGATACCTGAACCCATCTCTATTTCTTAGTACATTTTATATTTTTTCCTATAGAACTGTCTCTAATACACCACTGTAGGATTCAAGACGTCGTAGACATTTTTGTAGGGTTGCCACCGAGATTTCACTGGCTTTGGCAATCTTCGCAAGAGGAATGGATAGACCATCACATCGTTTCATGACAAATGCCACACATCCCGCAGCGAGTGACGGAGGCATATTTTCCTGTGACAACCCGGCTTCATCCGCTTTTTCGGCAATGCGCTTACACAAGGTAAACAAGTGATCCATTTGATTACGAGGAATCGGGAGTCGTGAAAGGGGCAATTGAATGTACTCGATTGCTTGTGTACTTGCTTGGCTGGGCTTATTGGTGGTGGTCATATGAAGAAGACCCTTTTGACGGGCAAGCGCCATCACTTCCTGCATTTGCTTGAGGGCTTTGGTGAAGGTAGCCGAGGAAAGACCAAACATTTCTGCGATTTCTTTGGGTTTACGAGGAGAACTGGCCTGTTTGAGACTCATGTATAGACATGCCGATAAGAGGGCATCACGACTGAGCCCTTGACGTCCGCCGATTTCTTGAAGAGTGGTATACAGATTCTTGGACTCTTCGATAATGGATTGATTAATTCCGGAATTGAGGCCGATAAGGGATAGACGTTCGCATGTTTGAATGAAAGACCGTTCTTTGTAAGGAACAGTGTTCCACGAATGGTATTTTCGTACACGATACATGGCTTTGGCCGTGCCGTAGCCGTTCAAAATGACCGTGCCGAGCGATGCTTCGGGAAGACGGGGGTCTTGTGGAGCGCCGACACGAGTAGGATCACCACCACGATCCTCCTGGGAGAAATACCGATATTCCGCCGTATTATCGAATGGACGTGATGCGATATGTCCACATTCACGACATGTCACCAAGTCTGTGGAATAGAGACAATCTACGTTAAAACAATTTGGACAAGTATCGGCATCGACTGGTTTTCGTTCGGGCTCGTCTTCGTCCTTCCAGCTTTCAAGTGCTTCTTTGATAGGTGGAAGGTTACGACGAAGTTGGAATAATGACTCCATGTTGCCCTACTCAATAAGGAAATTTTTGGTTCAATTTTTATACGCAGTCATTGATTTAACGAAGTTTTTTCAAATATTCGTGGGAGTTCAACTGTATTGAATTGCGCAATACCAACAAATCCAACCATTGATTGTAATGTCGTTCTGAGTTTGGAAAATGGAACAAGATATCCATTCACATATTCTGTTCGATATGCCATAAATGACTTATCATGAAATGCGTGACGTATATATGATATGGGTTGTTTCCTCTCAAACATCGGTTTATACATTTTTGGAATGGTAGGATTATTATCAATCGCGCCCATCACAGATGATATAAATGGATCAGAATAGAATAGGGTGGTGGTATGGCGATCATATGTCGCCTCATCGATCCCTTTATTGATATCAATGATATATTCACGCAATTCATGTGAAATATCATCTGACGAGAAGATAAGATTAATAGGATAATAAAGTTCTTTCATATTTGTTTCCCTACAGATTTGTTGTATCATTGATTCATATAGAGGGACACCTTTCACATTATGATGACGCAATACATTGTGGATCTCTATCATTTGTGCGATTTTTTTATCCACTTTTCCTTTTGATAATGAATGTTTCGATTCAATAATAATGTATTCGTGATGTTTATGGGCGGGATTAAGTTCTACACGATTTGAACCTAATGTATTCATAAACGATTGATTTGGAAGTCGTGAAATCATATCAGAGGATAGTTGAGGATTGGTACGTGGATAGGTATAAATAAAAAGAAATCCATCTAGATCTGTAATTAATTTACCAGATGAATTGAAGAAATTGGTAGTTCCAAGTGTAGTGATATGATGATTGTCATGATTATGAAGATATATTTTTGAGATAAAATTACGATTTTGTAATTCTTGGAATTTGGACTCAAGTTTGATGTATTTTATCACACCATTCATGTTATCTTTTAACATTGAAACATCCTTTTCAATTCGATGAAATCCATCTCGCACCATATCATATAACGACCGTAATGTTATTTCATCTTCAGAGGAAGAACTCCGTTCTGCTGACATGTTATTTTTACGTGTATTTCGTTTAGATGACATCTAATATTTAGTTTCAACCCCTTCGTTTCGCGATTGTATGGCTAGGAAATGTCACTGTAGCATGATCGATTGCCCTTTTTTGCGCAGCATCCACGATAAACCCATAAAATTGCGCATATCCATCTTCATCTGGATCCAGAAGTTCGTTCGGAACAGATACCCTATCTAACATGAAATAAGTATGATATTTTCCTATTGCGTAAGGATAAGGAACAGCGCCGTTTCCAACAGGGGAAAAATATTCCAAAATAGTATCGTCTGGTAGGGAAAAAGAGTAGATCTCATGTCCAATAAAAAGATAGTGATGTCCTGTCACATGAACGAGAATGGAATTGCCTGGATATAACCCTTTTGGAGCCGCACTAGTATCAGGTAATTGGTTATCGCCAATGAATATTTCTAGATAGGTAGTATCAATTATCTTTTTGTTAAGAATATCATAATGATTTTCATATTCGGTCACACGTTTTTGTCGATATACTTCGATCGTAGCAGGATGTATATAAGCGATAAACGGCTCACTGCCATTATTTAGAATGACACATCGATCCATGTAATCAATAATCCATGTAATATTTTTAAGTAATCATATAATAAGATGAGCGCCGTCCCGAAACAAGGATCAGAAGCACGCACATCAATTCTTCCGAGTATGGTTCCGAGTGGACTGGGATTCTTTGGTAGCCCTTATAAACCGGCCGATGCCATGCCCACTCCGAGTCAGATCGGAGTAAGAGCGGGTAGTTCGATGAGTGATGTGGTAAATGGAGTGAAAGGTGTAGGATATTACATTGATCAGATCGGATTCGGAGGACCCTCCACAGGGCTCACAAATGGAATGGGATTGAAACCGCTAGGCGTGAATTATTTCATCAATACGGGTGCGAAATGTTCGAATGGTGCAGAGATGTGGAATTATATGCAAGGTATTCCAGTAGGAGACGCATTAGGCAGCAGGGTTCAACAGGCGATGGCAGATATGGGAATGCCTGCATTGAGAGGTCTTGCACCAGGCATGTTAGAGGATGCACAGAATGGATTGAACCCTGCTCCACTGATGAATTCACTTCTGGGTTCAGGATATCCAGTGTGCGAACAAGTGGAAAAAATGGTGGGAGATATGAATGGGAATATTGCGGATCCGAGTAGCAACGAGGCCTGGATTGCTGATATCAACACAGCATACAAGAAAAGTGATGGATTGTATTATCAAAGGAGATGGGTTCAGCGTACAGTAAACGGAAAGAAGGTAGATGTGACACGAGATCAATGGGTAGCAACCAAGAAGACATTTCATCCAGATGGATCACCAATCAAGGAGAAATTTGAGGCAACAATAACGCATCCTGCTAGTATCATTACGGTCGGAGTGTTATGTTTATTGGCATTAGCGTTTGTGAGAAAATAAATAACAATACTAGAATGGCAGCTCAGGCTCTTCCTAATGTGTTTTGTACGATGGGTCACGGATGTGATATGATAAATGAAGACCGTAATATTGTCCCAGATAGATGTAAATATATTACCAGTGAAATATGTGGGATGGCAAGTGTCGATCTTCCAAAAATATTGTTTGCATTTACGGATCCATTATTAAAAGATGCATTACAATATCCTGATCATCCTAAAATATTGTCAGTATTAAACGAGTATTTTAAATTACCAGCAGGTTCGCCATTGCGTGTTCGCAATGCAGGTGATAGTTATACAGATTCTATTATCACACTATGGGCAGATGCTGGGAATGGGTACTTTAAAAGTGGTATTTATCAATTAGGAAGTGTTCCCGAGGGAGAAATTTATAGGGATGGTATTCCTGGTGTCATGGCAAAAAATCATCCACGAGAAGTAAGTGAAGAACTATATCAATTTATATATAATGGCTCCAAATGGGTCCCCCCCCCAGATGGTAATATACAAAAAAGATACAGCGACATTATGCGTGAACGACCTGGTATATACTATCATTTAGCATGCAGATCAGTATGTAATCCTAATGTACCCAATGTAGAGCACCATGTTGAATTAAAACGTCAACAATCTGTAAATCAAATAAGACGCAAGGGAGACTTACCTCAGCTTGGACCGTTTGGACAAAATATTAGACCTAGCATACGTACTAAAAAAGGAGCGTATATGAATCGATATACTGAATGGTCGCATTATGTAAACAATGAACACCTCAGAGATGGATGGCGTAGACGGATTACCATAGCGCTCGCAGAAATCGCATCATTAAATAATAACATATTACCAAATTACGTCAATGTACCATCATCTGTATCATTAAATAATAACGTATTGCCAAATTACGTCAATGTATCATTGTCGTCATCGTCTGTAGCAGCAGCCCAAGAATCAAACTCCAATGAAGAATCGAACTCTGATGGGGAATCGAACTCCAATGAAGCCGCAAATAGACGACATGAAAGAAAACTCAAAGCAATATTTAGAGGTCAGGGCAGACACGTAACACGCAAAACGTACCGTAAAAAAGCAAATCGAAAACGTAAACAAACACATAAACGAAAATAAAACCACTCGATAAAACGTAGTACGTTTATATGAGTGATTTTGCTTACTTCGTCATCTTATAAGCATAATAGGCAGATGTGCCTCCGAGAAGCTGCGCGACGACATATCCTAGAAATTCGCCGGTAGTTAGCTTCGAATCAAGAAGCATGGCAAGGGATACAGCCGGGTTAACGTGTGCGCCACTGTGGCGACCGATAAGAAATACAACAAGGGCTAGCGCACCACCGATAATAAACGGATTGCCGTTGCTGGAGAAGATGGCAAGAATGAAAAAGAAAGCACCGATGTATTCTGCGATGTAAGAGATCATGGTTCTACTAGTTCAATGAGATAAAATACCATCGGTGCTTTCCTGCTAAACGATAATCACTTTTACACGATTTTAATATAGTACTATTATCAACCCCTGTTGTAGTAGAAGCTTCTTTTGCCGAGGGAAATTCAACTTTACAACCATTTTCATTTATATAATAAACTGCTTTTCGGAATATTGTTGCGTGATTCATAGTAACAGAATGTTTCATATTTTCTTTATGTGTAATAACTTCTAGATTGCTTACATGATTATTTCCCTTTATTCCATCAATATGATTAATCACAATTTTGTTTGTAGAAGGGATATATTGTAAATATGTCATTGCGACGAGTACATGTACATAAAGATCTTTATATATACCGTTACTCCCTTTTAATTTTATCTTATGATATCCATTTGGTAAAACAGTTAGACAGCATATTCTCTTTAACTTTTTACTATATACTTCAGCATTTTTAGAAATCATATAATTTGTATAATCTGGAATTTCTTGAAACTCTGTTAAATTACATACTGTATTATTTATGGATCTCTTAGAAGTTGTACTATATTTTGTATTTTCTCTATATGTTATATATTCTAGATTTTCCAAACGACTATCCGTCTTATCTTCATTTTTATGATTCACAACATACCGTCCTTCTGGTTTTTCAAGAAAATGACTAGCAACAATCGTATGAATATTGAATGTCTTCTTTTTATTTTCTTTACATAATGTGATAGATGGATAACCGTTACGTATATAGTATTTTAAGATTCGATTTGTAGTATTATTTTTTATAGTTCCATTGGTAGACACAGAATAATTATTATATTCATTTATTTTCTTCCAAATAATTTCTGACATTCTATCTACTTATATACTTTCTGTAATAAATCAAATTTATATCTATCTATTAAAAATAAATAAATATCAGTTTATATATTTTCTTAGGTGCTCTTTGTCGCAGGCTGTGAATTGCAAATCAGCTTCTGACTCGTAATCAGTCGTGACCCGATACACATGGTTTCAAGTTCCTGGAGTAGAAGCTTCGAAGCATAAGGAAGATTCAAGTGCGCGAAGCTAGTTGTATTGCCGCATCCGCGGCACGCCCAGATGTTTTGTTCAGGGTTGGCAATCGCTAGCAACCCACAGTCTTTACATGAGTAACACGAGAAGGAGTCTGAACATTCCATCAGACGCTCCTTTGTAAACTCCGCCATTCCATGCGCCACCACGCAATCACGTTCCATTTCCGTTTCTACCTCGCTCAGTAGAGCATTTGCTCTCTACATCATCGCTATCTATCGCTCGCATGTGTCATACGTTCTTTATGAATACGACACGCGCTTATGATAAACACCCTCTCGGGTGGGACTGGACTATATCTTAAGCATCGACACGCGCATGTGTCTTTGCCCACTACCATTTAGTCTCTGCACCTTATCCATTCTCTAGGATCTTGGCTCAGGATTGTCTCTAGAATCACATTATACCTCTACCGACTAGTTTTCCCAGTCGCCACGATAGACTTTCGTCTCATCGCTTAGGAGTGATACTTCAGGCGAGAGTTTCCCTGAATTTGATAGTGTTGCCCTTTCATCAAGGACTAGCACGACTTTTATATCGCACTTTGGCAAATTGTTTACCAAAACGGAGTCCGCCCTCACGGGCCCTTCCTTCAGCAGGCTGACGCGTGAGCATCACCAAAGGACCAGACGCACGGCTATGCATCTTGTCTGCCGAGCAGTGACGCAGACGCTGATAATAGCATGGACCAATGAAGATAGACGTCTCCATCATGCGCCCCGTGTATCCATTGTACATAATTTCATTTCCATAGGGCTCCATTCCATACTGGTCCCGCATCAAGCCCGCCAAGTCATCGACCGTCGTCTCACCGAATGGCGTGCCATCGCCGAGGCAACCCGCCATACATCCAATCTTGCTCATCAGCGTTTCCATGAGTTGCGCAACAGTCATACGCGACGGAATCGCATGCGGATTGATGATGATGTCAGGGATGATACCTGACGCGGTCTGGGGCATGTCTTCTGGATTCAGAATCATACCCATGGTGCCTTTCTGTCCGTGACGCGACGAGAACTTATCTCCAATCTCAGGAATGCGGTCCTGTCGCATACGAATCTTAACGAATGAATATCCCTCGCCATTTCGGTTTTTGTAAATCTTATCTACGTATCCCTTCTCGTTATTGCGCGGCATCTTGCTGACATCACGAGACTTCTTGGCGCCGGCAGGCAGCACTGCACCCGTTGGAACACGGAGTGGCACTACCTTGCCAATAAGAATATCGTCGGGTGTAACGTAGGTATCTTTGGGAACGAATCCGTCGTCGCCGATTTTGTCATAGTGTGCGTTTTTCATATGTTTGGTTTCGATAGGGTCGGGATGACAGAACTTCTCTTCTTCGCCAGAGGACTGATTCTTTCGCTCTTCGTCTTTGTAGGTGCGATAGAAGATGGAACGGAAGCGGCCTCGATCCAATGCCGCACGACTAATCATGTTGGAATCTTCCTGATTGTAACCTGTATAGGTCATAATCGCGACAATGATGTTCTGACCCGCGGGAAGTGTTTGTGCGCCAAAGAAGCGACTCATGTAGGTCGATACCATTGGTTTTTCGGGGTAGCATAGGACATGGCTCATTGCGTCAAATCGTTCGCGAAAGTTCAAGGCGTAAATACCCATGGCCTGCTTACCCATCGAAGATTGATAAGCATTACGAGGAGATTGATTGTGGTCAGGGAAGGGGATGTAGGTCGCGGTTGTACCGAGAATGACACTGGGGTGGATTTCACAGTGTGTGGTACTAGGGTCTTCCATCGCCTTGGCAGAATCCATCGCAATGTAGGCATTATCTGTTTCACCCGCATCGATGTACTCAAACAGATTCTTGCCAGTAGGAGTCTGCCATCGCAGCAGATAATTCCACTCCTTAATTTCCATGATTTGGCTCCTCAGCGTTCCCGTTTTGTCGGCTGCGATTTCACGCACAGCGGGCGCATAGTAGATCGGACGAATGACACGACCCGCCTCCGTGCTAATCCATAGCTCCTTGAATGCGTTCTTCCATACAATTCCTGTGTAGAGATGAAGGACGCCAGCACGCTTGGCCTTTCTTAGTTTGTCCACTACCTCGTGGGTTTCTTCATTCCGCAAGACACCAATCCAGGAGCCGTTCAAGAAGACACGCGTACAGTCGTGCTTTTGTTCAATGGTCGATTCGCGCAAGGAAATCAGTTTATTCATTCGTTGGATAAAGGCGTAGACGGTGACGGGTGAACTGAAGATGGTAATCAGCGTCGTCATCGCCATGTTCTTCACTACACCTACACCGTGACCTTCTGGGGTTTCACATGGACAGATGTAAGAATACTGTGAATTGTGTTGTTTACGAGGCGCAATCAGCTTACCCGTCTTTTCAATCGGTGTTGAGATGCGTCGCAAGTGTGAAATGCTTGCGGAGATATTCATACGATTCAGTACTTGAGATACACCAACTTTGTTGGGGCCGCCAATCTTGCCGCAACCGAAGTTACCTGTCGCCAAGGAGGATTTCAAGCACACGTCCATGATGGTGGATTTAATAATTTTGTTGATGTTATTGATGTTTACGATTTCGGTCCAGTTGCCTGTCGCCTTCCAGGAGCCACCATGAATCTCCTTAGAGAGAGCGGCTTTCATATCTTTTACCATACGATTGTTGTAGGTTTTGCGAAACAGGTCAGCGAGGAGAAAGCCAGGGATGTCGACGCGCTTGTTGGGGTACGCATCACGGTCATCCGTGGGGATGCGCTTGGTGATGGTCCATAGTACTTTGCGACACATATGGGCCAAGAAGCATGCCTTCTCGTAGTTCATCTCTTGACCGCCGATATGTGGAAAGAGTTCTTCGGAGATGATGTCTTGTACGTTGCTTTGTTTTTGTGATTTCACGGACCAGGTATTGGTGTGTTCGCCGAGCCATGCGAGCGCCTCGTCGCGAGTACGAATCGGGCTGGCTTCTAGAATCGTCTCGAGCATGATGGGGTCGTATGCTTCTTCCGTCCCTGTTCCAAGAATCAACTCGCAGATGTCGCGGTCGGCGAGAATGTTCAGGGCACGGAAGAGGATGACCACAGGAATATCCGTCTTAATTCGCGGGACGGTTACACGAATCATTGTAATGAGTTGATTTTTGGGGTGATAGACGACCTTAACGGTGTTTGATTTTGGAACTTGGTCGTTGTCGGGACCGATACACTTGATTTCGACTACTTCCATCTGTTTAGCTGCAGTGCGGCCGTTACGAAAGACGAAGGGGCGATTCTCGGACATGCGTTCCATCGAAATCATCGCGCGTTCACCGCCTTGAACGATAAAGTATCCGCCCACATCTTCGGCGCATTCGCCCAACTTAGAAGGGTGAACATGTTTTTGGTCATGAAGAAGGCAGTACTTTGAACCGACCATGACAGGGATTTTACCAAGGTGAACATTGGGAAAGATGCGAACGTTGGATTCACGAATGCTATTACGGGTGTGATCGATGAAAGTGGTGGTAACTTTGACGTTCACGTTAAGGGGAGCGGCATAGGTAAGATTGCGCAGGCGGGCGTCATTAGGCATCATGGGATGAATCGCGCCGTTGTTTTCAAAGATAGTGGGTTTTCGAATCGAGATTTCTTCAAATTCCAGCGTCACTTCATACTCGTGTAGGATCTTCTTTCCAAGGACAGCGACTCCGTCAATGGCCGCACCCATAAGAGCGTTGGCGGCGGTGGTGGAGAGACCCGTTGCAGTCGCAAGGGCAGAGCGAGGTCCTGCCAATGGGATTTCCGGCGATCCATAGGAAGTGACGGGGTTTGACATGTGAATGATTTCGGGAATATCGACTTCAATGAATTGGTTGAAGGACTCAATCTGGTGACTGATCAGCTGTTTTCCATCCGATTGGCTGATGAAGGTCTGGAGAATGTGGCGATAGTCAGGGAGGGAAGCGTTCGACATGATTCCGAGGATGTCTTATTTCTCTGTCTATCGAACCATCAATTTTTAGTCCATTTAGAGATCTCGAGTTTAAGTTCTACACACTAAGTAAGTCATTGTGGTATGTCAGAAGGAGAAATTAAAGTATTTAATATCACAGGAGAAGCTGCGAAAGCGTATACAGGAGGCACAAAGAAGAAACGTGTCACGCGAAAGAAAGGTGGCGAGGAAGATGTAAATAATACCACAACTCCAGTGATCAACCTTCCAAATATTACATCTGTACCAAATAATACATCTATTCCAAACACGGTACAAGTATCCATCCCTCTCTCCAATATTGTAAAACAAATATCGACGAATGCTACAATTAGTCGTGAAAATGCACCACCTGAGCCACCCCGACCAGTCATTCAAGACGGTGGAAATGATAAGAAAATCAAAGTAGAATTAAAAAAGAAGCAATCTACGAAGAAGGTACAACTTCATCCAAAGAAGGATGGGCCTCAGAAAGTACCGACGGCCAAGAAATCGGAGACGAGAAAGAAAAATCGTAAAGTATTACTTGGTGTCGCTTCGCTTCATAAGCGTATGACAAGAGCAAAGAAGATGCATAAGAAAGTAAAAGAGATGCCTCTTGATAAATTGCGAGAAGAGTTGATCAGTAAGAAACTGATCAAATCAACAAGTAAGGCGCCTGAGTCGATTCTGCGTCAGATTGCGACTGATGCTCAGATCGTAGATAGTAAATCTCTTTAATCGATCTAAACGCGGCGTATATGATCCGATCAGAATGACACAAGAAACAATAAAAAAAGCGATCCATGATGGAACACCTTTTTTGATGGGCCGAATCACTGACATTGAATTGCGAACGGCATTTGATCTTCGCCACGGGAATCCGATCAAACAAGATCAGATCGATCTGGAAAATAATGCGGGGATCTATCTCCAGAATATGCTTTCCTTGAATACCTATGTTCAGCGATTTATTCAAGCCTACGAACATTGTACTCATATTGCGGAATGGGAGAAGGATGGTGCCATGTATCGAGCAGTAGGACACGGTCAAGAATGGATTTCCAAACGAACGCCACGTGCCATTAGGTTTGATGCGCGGAACTTGGAACCTTACTATTTTCAGGATTCGTGGATGGCTACCTTAAAAGGGAAGCGAATCTTGATTGTTCACCCGTTTGCGAGCAGTTTTCAAAAGCAGACCTCTAAGTTCGCAGATCTATTTCCAAATCGAAGTTGGTTTGAAGATTGTACGTTTGTATTTGTAAAACCACCGATGACCATGGCAGGAAATCATAAAGGAAAAGACTGGCAGGAGCATCTAGATGAGTTTCTTCCGAAACTTCAAGGGTTGGAATTTGATATTGCGTTGGTAGCGGCGGGTGGATATGGAATGTTGATAGCCGATCATATCTATACGAATCTAAACCGATCTGCGATCTATGTTGGTGGCGCGTTACAACTTTTCTTCGGTGTGATCGGAAAGCGGTGGTTTGATAATAATGTGATTCTATCACTTGTGAATGATCACTGGATCCGACCCGCACTGGAAGAGAGACCACTACATCATACAAAGGTGGAGAAAGGTTGTTATTGGTAGGACCTAAACCCTCTATACGATTTTTTACCAAAATGAAAATCATTACAGCAGTGGTGAACAATCCAGAATTTGTTGAGATTCAATATCATACGCTGAAACGATACTATCAAGGAGCGTATGAATTTATTGTGTTTAATGACGCAAAGGAGTTTCCTGATTATACAAATGGCGGAGATGTTACGCTAAGACAACAGATCGAAGATAAATGTAATGCGCTACAGATCGAATGTATTTCTATCACTAATGATCATCATCGATTTCAAGATAATGCGGCGGATCGATGTGCTGATTCGATGAATGTTATGTTTCAATATCAAAAGGATCATCCTGATCAGTATCTTGTGATCGATAGTGATATGTTTCTGATTCACGAATGGTCTGTTGAATCACTAGCAGGTTGTGATGCGGCAATTATTCTTCAGCACCGTTCCGATCCAGTAGCCGATTATTTATGGAATGGATGGTATTATATGGACATGTTATCTGTAAAAAATAAAGAACTGATTCGTTGGGAACGTGCTCCTGGCTGTGATGTAGGAGGAAGAACACAAGATTGGCTGCGACTACAAATGGCAGGACAGCCTCTACCGAACACAGACGATATTAGATGGTCTAACAATATGTTTTATACTGATAAGATTTATTTTACGAAGCATTTGTGGTCAGGTACGTGGAACATATCCGAAGCACCAGAGTTCATCAAACAAAACACAACACTTCTCGACTTTTTAACGAACGATCCACGAAATGTAAATGGGAAGTTTTTCTGTGAGTTATATGATGGAGCCTTTCTTCACTATCGAGCGGGAGGCAATTGGAGACAAGAAGGTCTTGCCTTTCATCAGGCAATTACGGAACGACTAAAGCAGACTCTTCTCAGATGATAAATATATAATATAAATAGATAGAGTGAATGTTAGCGGTTACATATAATAATAAAACATACAATGTACTCGTTGAAAAAATGAATAACCAGTCTTCCATTCAAAAACAGGGTGGAACCCGTCGTATACGCCGTAAACAGAACCGATCTAAACCTACTCGTCGTATTAAACGATAATGGAGTATAGTGTCGCATATAAGCGTGATAAAATACTAAATAGTGGCATTGATGTCTATAAACGTGGATACAACGACGGACAACAAGATGGATATCAATATGGAGAAGAAGTAGGAAATCGAGATGGATATGATGAAGGGTATGATGAAGGATACAAGGAGGGTCAGCGATATGGATATGCGCTAGGTATCTATACAGGAATGTTTGTGGGATCGGTGTCGTTATTTATCGGATCTTGTATCATGACATGGTGTAGCAGGAAAAATGACACATAATATACAAAAAACATTTAAAGCAGGATCGAGATCAGTAAATAAATATATTAGAAGTATGATATCTATTCTAATAAATTTGAAGGGATTCGATAAACCAGATTGAAGTAATTTCTAATCGATTAGAAAATGATACCGGCATCTCGAAGAGAAAATAATAATTTGGCATCCAAGAAATCATACGAGAAATCTTTGGAGCAACAATTTGCGTTAGAATATGAATACGCGGTTGTTGAATATCATCGTAATATACCAAATACACAGGTGTGGCATTGGTCGCATGTACCAGAATACTTATTATTTGAGTCGGGTTATATTCATGATTATTCGCGTACTCGTAAAGAACGACTAATACGTAAAAAAGAACCAAAAGAAGGGGTGAATAGAATTCGTGATTATGGTATGGATGCATTTGCGTTAACTACAGATGTAACGAATGGACTAATAACATATCACGGAATTCAAGCTAAATATTATCATGCCAGAAAGGTGACTGCTGGAGATATTGGGTCATTTCTTCTAAAATTATTCGATATTCGTATTAAGACGCCCCATTCACTTGGATATTTGTATTCAAGTACTCCATTGGAATATGAATTGGCGGATTCTGTAAAAATCCCAACGCATCCATTGCGTCATATTCTTTATCCATGGAAACACCCAGATGGTAGAAATAAATTAGTAAATACGATAATATCGGTTAGTCTACCAAGTGAGTGCGATTATCCGCTTAGACAATACCAACAAACTGCATTAGATGAATTAGAGGAAGCAGATGGGATAAATATCTTATGTATTCCGTGTCGAATGGGTAAAACATTAATTGCTGGGAACCATATTAAGAGAAAATCTCCACCAATTATCTTAGCTATTGCTCCATTGAAAATTAGTGTGGAGAATTTGCGTCAAAGATTGTCATGCTTTCTTCCTAATTATTCAGAACTATTGGTTGATTCGGATACAGATGGTACAACAGATGCGGCAGAAATTAGACAATTTATGGAATCGGATACACCAAAAGTAATATATTCTACATATAAATCTACAATGAATATACTGGTTGATATAATAACATTCGATAATACATTTATATTAGTAGATGAATGTCATAATTTGACAGGCGAATATATGGAAATAATAAAGCAGTTTTCATCTGGTCTTCTACTATCTGCGACAATACCCGAAGAACTATATGAAGAATTACCTATTAATAAAATCGTTCGTATACCGTTCTCAGAGGGAATTTCAGGTAAATATTTAGTAGATTATACATTATGGATACCTCATTTATTAACATGCGCAGATGGAAGTACACAAGTAGAGGTAGAAATACCAGATGAATTTATAAATTTCTCAAAAGATCTTACCGCAAAAGCATTATATTTAATGACATGTATGTTAAAAACAGGTTCGAGGAGATGTATAGCCTATATGCAAAACCAACACGAATGTGACGAGTTTATGACGATTCTTAAAGATATTGGAGAGAAATATCATGGAATTACAATATGGATTGAAAAAATAACATCAGATATACAACGTGAAAAACGTCAAGAGATTTTACAGGAATTTCAAAAAGAATCGATTGACTTTCGAGTTCTTACTTCGGTGCGTATTTTGGACGAAGCGGTTGATTTGCCTCGATGTGATTCTGAATTTATTAGCTCAGTGGGTGAGCAAAGTAGTGATATTCGATTCTTTCAGCGCTGTCAACGTGGTTCTACAATCGACCCTAAAAACCCAAACAAACAAAATAATATATTCTTATGGGCAGACGGATGGGAGAAATGTATAAATGCGTTACAATATTTACGAGATAATGACCCTGAATTTCATAAGAAAATATGTGTAACTGATACAAGATATGACGGAGGAGAGTCAATAGAAAGAATATCACATGAAAACGAAGAGACATCGCGCATTAGGACATGGTCTATTGTAAAATGTATGTCACTTGACGAGAGACTACATTTAAAAGCGACAGTATTGCTGAATTTTGTAGAGAAAGAAGAAAGGGTTCCAAAACAAAAAGAAATGATAGACGGATTTAGAATTGGAATCTTTTGGGGGTCAGTTATATATCTAGGAAGGTGTAATACACTATATAAATCCATATTATCTAAAAACGAAATCTTGCGAGAGAATTACGAATATGTACAACATCTGAAAGAAAAGAAAAAAGATATAACACATTATACCCCTCTTCAAAAGGCAGAGAAATTGTTGGAATTTGTTAAAAGAGAAAGCAGAGTCCCAAAAAAAGATGAAATGGAAAGATTTCAAATTGGAGCCTTTTGGGGAAGTATCAAACAAAAAAATCATATAATATTATATGAATCGCTTCTCTCTAAAAATGATATACTACACGATGATTATAATAAAGTGATTCGTATCAAAGAAGAAAAACAAGATGTAGAACAACTAACACCACACCAAAAAGTAGAACGAATTCTTGAGTTTACCATACGAGAGGGAAGATCTCCAAAAAGGGCTGATATAGATGATTTTAAAATTGGAGAATATTGGAGGCAAATAAGAGGAGGCGCGCATACAGAATTATATCATTCCATTTTATCCACAAATTTAATTTTACAACAAGAATATAATAAGTCAAATCAAAAACGAGAAAAGAAACAAGAAAATGAAATACTTACACCTATCGAGAAAGCGGAGCAATTGTTGGAATTCGTTAAAAAAGAAGGCAGAGTCCCAAAAAAAGATGAATCTACTGATTATAACATAGGTAGCTTTTGGTATATGATTGTAAGGGGTCATAGTGCTACGATATATAAAACAATGCTTTCAGCCAATCCAATTCTTAGAGATGATTACATCAAACGACACGCAATGTATGAAGAGAACAAATCAAAAGATAAAATGACACCAGAAGAGAAAGCGAATAAATTATTACAATTTGTAGAAGTAAATCAACGATATCCAAAATATAGTGATACCGACGTAGACGGAATTAATATGAATCTGTATTGGAATGGTATCAAACAAGGCGATAATAAAAAGATATATGCGTCAATTCTATCACATAATCAAATACTTCGTGATGAATATGAACGCTCGCAACATCGAAAACGTAATGTGACCTAAAGCATAATCGCAATATTTATATGAAGAACATGAACGCTGAATATTTCAAGCTATATAATGAGTACTCCATTAAGTATGGAAAGAAAACGGCAATCATGATGCAGATCGGTTCGTTTTTTGAGTTACTAGACGAAGTTAATATAACTACTGGCGAATCCAAGGCAAATGTACGAGAAATATCAGGAATACTTGGTCTTCAGTTATCTATCAAGCATCATGAAGCAATGGACGAGTTAATGTGTGGTATTCCTGAACATACATTACATCGATGGGCATCAAAACTAACTGATATAGGATGGACAGTCATTATTGTGACTCAGAAAAAAGGGGCCAATGGAAAGATTCTCTCTAGAGAGGTTTCTAGAATTTTATCACCTGGCTCACATGTGGAATCTATTTCATCGGATGAAATACCATATGTATACACTATTATTTTTACATCTAGGTCACATGGTCCTCCTGCGTTTGGTGTAGCTGCACTTGATTTGACTACAGGGAAGACCCATACATATTCGGGTGTTACGAATGGGCACACTAACGCATGGTCTGCGAATGATATCATACAAATGATGTCTATTTTCACAGTCAAAGAGGTATTGCTATATTCTTCAGAGACATTCGATGATGATTTGATACGCAGACAACTAAATCTTCCTCATACTGTTCCGCTTCATAGAATACATTCGATTGGGTCGTTTTCTAACCCAGTCGTCCGAATAGAATATATACGTCGTCTTATTGCGATTCGCTCACTTCTTCCTCCTAAAATTTATCTTGGATTACGAACGGAAGAAGAAGAATATGCGCTTTGTTTATTACTTACATTCGCAGAAGAGCATTTTCCTGAAATGGTACGATCGCTACATCGAAATGAGTCATGGAATCCGAATGAGCATCTTATATGTGGAGGTCATTCTTTATCTCAACTTCAAATGATCGGCGTAGCGGAATCGGTAATTGGTCTTTTTAATAAAAGCATTACTCCAATGGGACGGCGCGGTACTCATACCAGACTAACACAGCCATATTGTGATGCTACCTATATTACAAAACGTCTTTCAGAAGTGACGGAATATATGTCATGGTCTGAAGACCGCAAAGTATTACTTGAGCGTCAGTTACGATTTATATACGATATTCCACGACTTCATCGTAAATTATTATGCGCTCTTATTACACCAGTTGAATTTATTCATCTTCTACAATCCTATCGCGCAATGAATACAATACAACAGCTGGTAACAAAAAATACATTAATTGAACCATCTATATCATATGATGTATGGACCCACTATCTAGAACAGATGTACACTCATATTTGCGAGAATAAGATTCCCTCTGCTGATCAGACTGTATTTAATATAGAGACATATCCCGCCATTGGAGAAAAAGAGGTAGAACTTGTAGGAATCATTGAGGAGATTCATGTACATCGCCGCCATATTGCAACCATTGGATGTATTCCTTTGGATTCGATACGAATCGAGGAACGAGAACGCGAACCATTTGCGTTTAAATGTAGTTCTACAGTGATTCAACAGCTTAGAAAAAAGAGTTCATTACTAAATGGAATTATGTTTTCTGAACTGAAATCGGGTGGATGGATAGATACACCACTTCTTCAACAATGTAATGGAAAAATACAGCGAGCGCGCGATGCCCTTCATAATATGGTTCAACAAACACTACCTTCGGTATGCGTAATGATCGCAGAATCAGGACAATCATGTTGGTCTGCAATAGAATCATGGATTGAAAATGTAGATGTGACACAAAATATTGCAAGAGTATCACTTGAAAGAGGATATACGTGTCCTATAATCGATGCGTCAAAAGAAAGGGCGTGGGTTGATATTCAACAAATGAGACATCCAATTGTTGAAACTCTGTGTGTAAAAGAGAAATATGTAGCACATGATATTTCATTAGGTGTTCACAATAATGGATATTTATTATATGGACTGAATTCAGTTGGGAAAACAGTGTGCTCTAAAGCATTAGGAATATGCGTTCTTCTTGCCCAGGCAGGATGTTTTGTACCGGCAAGATCAATGTCGCTATGCCCATTCACAAATATCTATACACGGTTAATTAGTTCAGATGATTTATTATCAGGTCTATCAACCTTTGGTCGAGAAATGGCGGAAACACGTGATATGTTACAGAATGCAACACCTCATACGCTTATTATTGGAGATGAACCAGCAAGTGGTACAGAGAGTACATCTGCACTATCGATTGTAGCTACTACTATAAAGTGGTTATCTACCCGTCATTCAAAATTCATTTTTACGACACATCTTCACGGACTTCCTACACTTCTAGATCTTGAACAAGATCGTGTTCAGTTGAAACATCTACATGTAGAATATGATCACATACACAAAAAACTAATTTATGATCGAACATTACGTAATGGACAAGGAAGTTCATTATATGGAGTGGAAGTTGCCCGCTTTATGGATCTTCCACATGAATTTATCGAACAAGCACTTTCTATACGACATCAAATTCTTGGAACGACCTCTCAGAAAGATGCCAAATCAAGTTCATGGAATTCTTCGATTATTAGACATGTATGCGAAGTGTGTAAATCACCAATTACAAAAGAGTTGGAAGTTCATCATATAGAGGAACGACGTACTGCAACAAAGGGTATTCTTCCGAATGGCACACCGATGAATGCAGCGTCTAACTTAATTGTATTATGTGAGACGTGTCATCATAAAACTCATACAGGAAATATGACGATTGGACCGATCATGCATACATCAAATGGCCCAGAACGTATGCTTACAGAAGTGACACCTACATTGTCATATACAGTGGAACCAGGTACAAAAAAAGGAAAATGGTCAAACGAAGAATGGGAAACAGTGAAGAATACGTTGCGCACGTATTCATCGCTGTCTCTAAAATCGATTCGGGCATATTTGTCATCCACCTATGCGATTGAAATGAGTGAGGTAGTACTCGGAAGAGCACGAAGAGAACTATAGACGGTTAACGACTAAACCCAGCACCTTGAACCGTACCACCGCCTGCAGGTTTCTGCTTACTCTGGACATCAGCAGCGGAGAGGCGCATGAGATCGGACGTGAACTCACCAGCACCAGTCTCGGTGGCCTGAAGCAGTTTCATGATGTGCTTGCGATAAATGAGGTTCTCCTCTGTCGCAATTTCGAGCTGTTTCCGGAGAGTATCGACTTCACGACGGACAGCGACGATTTCTTGACGAACCGGATTACCAGTCTGGTAGTTGAGACCTGCGCTGTACAGGACGGAAGTCATTTCTGATGTCGGAAGAACTTTTAATTGTGATCGTTATAACGCATACGCGTAGTATCATAGTTCATATGTAATTGGGACAATAAAAGTGCGTCTATGATAGGGTCATACGAATAGCAATGGGTGCTAACAATTCTGCAGAAGTTGTTGTAGAACGGGCAAAACAAATCATCACCCGACATTTCTCAGAAGATATGTACCACATCACGTTTGATCGGCGAGAGGGAAAGTTACCAAAAACAGAGATCGGTATATTTAATAAGGATTTACTTCCGCCTAGCAATAAAGATTACGACCCCTTTGATTTCTATTGTATAGAATGTGATATCCTTGATAATAAGCCCTCCATACTTCATATCGGGTTACTATCACGATGCGGACTACGCGGAACCACTCATCTCGAAAAAGTAATAGACTTCGCCAAAGACTGCGGGTTTTCAGAAATTACCCTGGAAGATGCATCCACGATCGTGTACACTAAAGAGGATGATTCCACTGATGCCCGTCGTGTTATCAATCTCGCACAACTGACACGTTTGATGAATGGAATTTCATGGTATGAACAGTTCGGGTTTACGAATAAGATCATCAAGCCCCGCCTTAAAGATATTAAGGCGCATATCAAACAACCCATTAGTATCTATCCTGAAGAACTCATCGCACGAATCCAGGACACGATAGATTCAGAAATAGAAATAGATATAGAACCAAATATATCTATATCAGAAGCAGCCTCTTACTTACATAAATGCCTTACAACAATATGTCCAAACCGCAAATGTCGCAATGAACCTGACATAGATATACTGGATATAGTGAAAGACATTAATTCCATCCTAGACAAAATGTATCAAGAGATGCTTTCAGAACTTAACATGTCAAAGGATCATTTTTATGATCTCCATCTGATTCTTCACCAGCGAAAACAAAAGGGTTCTTCAAGAAAGACGCGACAAACACGAAGGCAGCAGAATAAAAAAGCACGCACTGCGTCACGTAGTCAGAAGCGGCGGACGCAAAGACACATATAATTCTATTAGTGTATACCGGCAATCATACATCCCGATTTATTTATCATAAAAATTGATGTAGAAAACCTTTCCATATAAACCCTAGAGATGATTATTCCAATTCGTTGTATGAACTGTGGCAATGTCCTTGCGGATAAGTGGCTAGCGTACCAGCGCAGATTGAAAGAACGTACGGGAAGCAATACATCAGCCCCCTTTTACATGGATGGTAAGACAGTTCCGGATACAGAAGAAGGTAAAGCACTAAATGAATTAGGACTACGACGATATTGCTGCCGAAAACATATGTTGACACATGTCGATTTGATGGATAAGATTTAAAACACATCATAAAATATCATATGTAAAATCAAAAAACATTATAGAGGAATGGAGTTCTTTATACCAGGATTGACTATCTTTTTATTGGCTGTTGTATGTGTCGTCATTTTCGCCCCTAAAGCAACACCAATGGTTGCTGCAATCTTATCATTACTCTTTTTAACATATGGTGTATATGATCACTATCGAATGTTTATTCCAGAATATCGTTTAAGTACATGGCAACAGACATTTTCAATGTATTCCCCTTATCTCATGATTGGTGCTGTCATCTTATACGTTATTTTCTCCATGATTTCTTTTTTTACGGGAGGATCGGTGCCAGTACCTTCTCTTCCCAATGTGGAGATTCCTCAGATACCAACATTGACAAACACAACCAATCAATTAAGTAAATCATTTAATACGGCAGTAAACTCTATTTCTAATACCGCAAATAATTTAATGGAGAGTACGGCCAATACAGGAAATAGCCTCCTAAACAGTTTGAATAATAGTTTTAACAATAGTCTAGGGCGAAACAATAATAAGCGCAATGGAAACTTATCTAGAAGTGCTCTTGAAACATTATAAGCGATAGTAATAGGAATGGCTCGTAAGACCCGAAAACACGCAAAAAGTACAAAAGGAATTTATTCCATACCCGAATTACGGCGGGCGTTTGAGCATGTGGAGCAGGTGATGAACGAGATGATTCATAATAAGGAGTCGAAGGAAAACATGATTTCACATGTCAGAAAGGAATGGCAGAAGGTCTTTCATAAAACATTGGATAAATCATCGGCAGACGCACTGATTACTCATCGAATGGAATCACGTCGTACTCCACATGTCATGAAGGGCGGTGCTTCCGCACTTGCGGGCGCTCCTGTGGATTACGTTACTCGTCCAGGTGTCTATTTGGATCAAGGAAGTATTCCAGGTCCAGATGGCGGATTAACTAAGACGGTTGGAGGTGGATATGGCAGTTACGTTCAATATGTCGATCATGGATTTCGTAATCCAGAAATCGCACAAGGTTATGATCCTGTTGGAGGTCAAAGTGTATTTCCATTGCCTCGTGCGGATATGGGATCGAATGCGTTTCCACCTCTTACACCTTCGGTAAAAGGTGGAAAACGAACTAGAAAAACGAGAAAAAATAAAAAGACACGTGGAAAAACATGTGGAGGCGCGGCCTTAATTGATCAGGCATTCATGCGCCCAATTCCAGCTGGAGATATTCCATCCAATCCATTGTTTGATATGCAACGAATGGGTAGTGGAGCTGCTGGAGGATTATCACCTGATACGACACAACACCATATGAATTATAAAGTAGGAAGCTTATATCCTACCCCCGTCAATATTAATGTGTAATTTAATACCTAAAGTGTTCAGACATCTTATATGCTAATTAACATATAAGATGTCCGTCAAAATATGTTTTATTACTGCCATTTATGGTAACTATGAAACAACATGTAAACCATTTATCAAACAAACTGTACCAACCGATTTCATTTGCTTTACAGATTACCATGATATGATTTCAAATGGTTGGAAGATTGATACAACACCTTATCATTTACTGTATCCTAGTAAAATGGACAAGGGTACATTAACCAATTCCATTCAACGAAATAAGCATACTTTTAATATCGCAAAATACTATAAACAATCATTTCGTTGTATTCCGATTCTACAACCATACGATGTGATTATATGGCTGGATGGGACCATTGAAGTGATCGACGAAAAAGCAAGTGAATATGTGCTGAAACATATTTATGAAAAGAAAGTGATTGGGTGGCATCATGAATGGAGAAATGGAATACTAGAGGAGGAAGTAAAAGCATCGCATTTTGATCGATATACGAGTGTATTTTGGCATGGACAACAACAGCCCTATCAAGATATCGATAAACAGTATCAACAATATGTAAAAGATGGGTACAACAATGAATATTTTAAACAAATTCCATCGCACACCCCGCATTTTGGAGTATGGATTACATGTTTTGTCGCATTTCTTCAACATGATCCTGATGTAATCCAATTCTTAGACTTATGGTATCTACAGACATTACAATATACAACACAAGATCAAATTGGATTTCCGTATGTCTGCCAAAAGACACACTTGTTGCCTTTTACATTGCCTAATGACGAGATCAAAGGCGATCGACCGCATGATCGTACACAGTTTTATATAAAGCATAGTCATGGAAAATAAAGCGAAAATGAAGTGATATAAGACTCTCTTTCCTCTTACTAGGAGATAGATGGCACTCACAGGAAACGACGCCAGAGAATTGTCGCGAAAGTTGATTGACCGGTACTTTCGTACCAATGCCTATCCTTATACCAGGCATCATATCGACTCCTATGGTCAATTTGTTCAACAGGACATGACCAGTATCATTCGTTCTCAGAATCCCATTCTGATTTTGAAAGAGCTGAATGAGAAAACGGGAGAATACAAATATCGTGTGGAGATCTTTATTGGAGGAGAAAATGGAAATGCCATTGAAATTGGAACTCCGACAATCAGTCTACAAGACACGAATGAAGTTCGCGTTCTTTACCCTAACGAAGCACGTCTACGAAATCTGACGTATTGCTCTACGGTCTATGCCGACATCACTGTTAAGATTACTTATACAAATGACGCAGAAGTGGTAAGTGAACTCCCTGTTGAGCCTTTCTTGAAATGGCCGCTTTTTAAACTTCCCATTATGCTTCATAGCCGCTATTGTATTTTACATAACAAGCCGAAAGAATTCTTGCGAGAAGCTGGCGAATGCCCTTATGATAACGGTGGATATTTTATCGTGGACGGTGCAGAGAAAGTTCTGATTACGCGTCAAGAACAGGCATTCAATACCCTGTATATTACCCCTCAAAATGATCCTAAAGTTGCCGTCTTTGCGTCCATTTCATGTTTGTCAGCCGAGACGCGTCAGGTAAAACGTGTCGCATTTGCGCTTATGCGACATGTAGAGAAGGAGGGATTTACTGCGCATGCCACTATTCAGGTATCGCTTCCATTTGTGAGAAAGCCGGTTCCTCTGTTTCTCCTGTTTCGCGCACTTGGATTTCAATCCGACGAGGAGATTCTAAAAATGATCTTTCCTGATTTTGAGAGTCCCGAGGCGAAGTTGTTACTTAATAAACTTCATCCTTGTATCATTGATTCATTTCCATTTATGAACACGTATACAGCCATTCAATACATCAAGACGTTGACAAAAGGGTTTAGCGAAGCGCATGTGCTAGATATCATTCGAAATCAATTGTTTATTCATATGCCAAATGATACTCATTCTCAGGCCCTCTATCTAGGAGATTGTGTTCGAAAGATTCTTCGTGTGAGCGAGGGATATGATTCGAAGACGGATCGAGATGATACACGTAATCAGCGTTGTTTGACCAGTGGATTCTTGGTTCAAGAACTTTTCAATAACTCGTACAAGCTCTGGATCAAAGCATTTGTTCTGGAAATTGGTAAAGAGTATAACTACAATCCGAATCTGTACAAGGATGAAAACTTCAAGAATATTTTTCAGCCAGGAAATGACACAAAGATTTTTAAGGGAGGACTATTGAATGATATGATCATGAAGGGATTCAAAGGAAAGTGGGGAACGGGTCTGGGAGAAGAGAAATCAGGCGTTCTCCAAGCCATGTCGCGCCTTTCCTATGTTGATTTTATGTCACATTGTCGCCGTGTTATTCTTGATTTTGATACGGGTATGAAACTAACAGGTCCACGTAAGCTTCATACGTCACAGTATGGTTACTTCTGTACTTCGGAGACGCCAACGGGTGCTTCGATTGGTATTACGAAAAATCTAACGATTATGGCGGCGATTTCAACGTCATCCAAAACAGAGAAGCTCTTTCAGTGGCTGCGAACAACGGGTCGTGTGTATGCGCCAGAAGATATGACCGTGGAACAGCGTATTGTGTTTGTTCCCGTTTATATCAATGGTGGTATGTTTGGATACACCGCGAAACCTGATTTATTGACTCATGTTCTTCAGCTTCTAAAACGAAGTGGATGTCTCCCGTATTCGGTGAGTATTTCGTTCTCGATTCGTGATCGCAAAGTGTATGTGTATATGGACGCGGGTCGGCCGATGCGTCCGCTGATTTGGCTCATTCGCGCGGAACTACCGATTCGAAAACTGACGGAATTCAAAACATGGAAAGAGTTGGTGATGGGAACATTGCGATCGGACGTTACTCTGGAATCATCAGACTTTCATGATCCGCAGGAAGGGTTAGCACTGGAGAAGTATCCAGCATTTCTGGCACCTCACACGGGCGCAATTGAGTATATTGACCCATATGAACAGAATGAATGCTTTATTGTAAATAATCCTACGTATATTACACCTGAAGCGACCCATATGGAGGTTCATCCATCGACCATTATGAGTATGATGACTTCACTGATTCCGTTTGCACCGCACAATCAGTCTCCGCGTAATCAGCTGTCCTGTTCTCAGTCCAAGCAGGGTCTTTCGATCTATGCCACCAATTGGCGCAATCGTTTTGACAATACCGCACACGTGTTATGTTATGGAGAGATGCCGATGACGCGTACGCTTTATAATCATTATTTGGGTGAGGGTCGCATGGCGTATGGAATGAACTGTATTTTGGCGATTGCGTGCTGGTCAGGGTACAATCAAGAAGACGGTATCGTGATGAATTATGATGCCGTTCATCGTGGTATGTTTCGTTCGATGGCATTTCGTTCATATGAGGCATTTGAAGAGGACGATGAGCAGGCGAGTATCCAGGTTCGATTTGGAAATCCGAAGTTGATTGGAAATTGGAAGGAGTTACGACCAGGTGTTGATTATTCAAAGTTGGATGATCGTGGAATCATTAGAGAGGGTGAGTATGTGGACGAAACCACTGCGATTGTGGGTGCGTATATGATGAGTACGACGGGTGGTCAAATGAAAGACGCATCGAAAACGCCGCAAGTGTGGACACGAGGTCGCGTCGAGAAGGTGGCGGTGATGGTGAACAATAAGGGTCTTCGTCTTGTTAAAATTCGTGTCGTTCAAGACCGTATCCCTGAGCTGGGCGATAAATTCTGCTTAACAGATGATCATGATGTACTCACCAATAATGGATGGAAATCAATCAAGGATGTTACATTAGAAGATAGAGTCGCTCAACGATCAAATAATTCAATTGAATTTGTTCATCCATTGGATACATATGAATTTGATCACATGGGAGAGATGTATTTGATCAAAACAAGGACTGGATCACAATATGTGACAAGTGATCATCGTGTGGCAGTATCTGATTCCAAGCGGGTTCTTCATTTGATCAAAGCGAGTGAATTATATGATCAAAATAACAAATATTCATTGCGCGATGATCATGAGAATGATCAGATCATTGAATCGATTACTCGTACCCTTCAAAATGAGGTAGGTGACAAGGTGTATTGTCTTTCCGTTCCAAGCGAGATCTTTTTGGTTCGTCGTAGAGGGGAAGAAACTGCTTTCTGGACTGGTAATTCCAACAGACACGGTCAAAAAGGAACCATTGGCGCACTTCTCCGTGGACATGACATGCCACGAACGATCTCGGGCATTGTTCCCGACATGATTATGAATCCACATGCGATTCCATCGCGTATGACCATTGCGCAGAACTTGGAACAATTGATGGGAAAAACGGCGGCACTCTCTGGAACGATTGGTGATGGAACCTCGTTTATGAATGACGGATCACCGCAAGAGTCCATTGGTGGAATCTTGGAGGAAATGGGATATGAGAAGTATGGAAATGAGGTGATGTATAATGGTGCGACGGGAGAGCAGATTCCAGCAACCATCTTTATTGGACCGGTATATGGAATGCGTCTGAAGCATATGGTGGAGGACAAATGGCAGGCAAGAGGTCAGGGTCGTAAGGAGACGCGTACGCATCAGCCAACAGGTGGTCGTGGTGCGCAGGGAGGTCTGAAGATTGGTGAGATGGATCGCGATGCGATCATTGCGCATGCGGGTATGTCATTTGTGAAGGAATCTTTTATGGAGCGTTCAGATGGAGCGAAGATGCCGATGTGTGTGGCGTGTGGAATGATTCCAATCTACAATCCCAAGCTGAACATTTCGATCTGCCCGATGTGTGATGGACCGGTTCGATATTCAGGAGATTCCGTTCACAATCTGGAGATTTTACCGCCGTTGGGCCGACCGAAGTCCAAGATCGTTCAAGTGGAAATGCCGTTTTCGACAAAGTTGCTGACTCAAGAACAGGAGACGTATTTGAATTTGAGTATGAGATACATTACAACTAGTGGTGTTCAGCGATTGACCCCTCTCGAATCATCTGGAACGGCCAGCCAGGTCGCAATTGAACTTCCTCGTTTGATCTTACCGCCGACGACGGCGCCGACCTATATTCAACCGGTGGAACAACCGAAATTTACATTGGAGGAATTGAATTCGATGGAAGCATCGATGGCGGAACAATTGAATCCGAAGCTGGATGTGATTGCGGAGGAGGATGCTGCGATGTTGGAAATGGAAGAACCGGAACAAATCATACAATTAATGCCACAAGGTATGGTACAAGGTATGCAACAAGGTATGCCGCAAATGAATATGCTACAAGGTATGCCACAAGGTATACAACAGATGAATATACAACAAGGTATTCAACAAGGTATGCAACCATTCGTTAACATGCAACCGGTATTTGGTAACGGATTAGAACAACCTCAAATGATACAACAACCGATACAGTCACAGAATCAAGTCGTATATCCATCTCAGATTGCGATGCCTCAGGTGCCTCCTCAAACAGGCGGCGATCCTCTTAACTTTCCATATACCATTCAATCAGGAGGTATATTCCCTCGAATTTCGGCAGGAGGCGATGGTGTGATTGCGAATCCTCTACCTGGTGGCAACGCAATGCTTGTCGTGGATACGGGTGGTAGTGCCATGGCTCAAATGGGTCTCGATCAAGGAGGTGGTCGCCGCATTCGACGATACCAAGGTGCCGCTCCAAGTATGGGTGGTATGGATCAAGGGCCCGCCTTCCCTTCCGCCATGCCCTCCTTTTCATCAGGTGGTTCCATTCAAGTTACCAAACTAGAATAAAAATTGACAAATGATTCGCCTTCCGTATCAATCAACAACCATGTCCTCTCATCTTTCCACGAAGTATCACCAGCAAGTAACATGGAATGGCTATCCAGCGGACGTGATGAAATCAGGCCTTCAAAAGTACATTCGCCGAGGAATCATTGACAAGGCCCTGTACTGTGCGGGAGAACTCGATTTGTTTAAGGATGCCCCCAATGAAGGACAAGGAGAGGGGATTCGTACCAATTTCCTTCATCGACTGATGGTGATCTACATGGAGGATGTGGAGAACATCTCTCTCTTTGACGAAGTGGAACGAAAAATGGATGAACTATTTAAGGAGCGTGAAAAGGCAGATCGTTCCAAAGAAAAAGAAGAGCGCCTGATATCCGAGCTGGTGATTCGACTGGGGCAATCGACCAAAGCCCGAATGTGTTCTCATGTTCGGGCTGTGTTCAATCCAAAGTACAAACCAATCCATTCCATGTTTCCTAGTATTCAGGTACTTTGGGCAGAAATCGAGCAGAATAAGAGCCAACAAGCAACGCAAGCATTGGAGCCGCTTGAGTTTCATTGTGCGATGTTCAAAAAATATTTGAAAGAGAAGAGTGTTCTTTCCGTGTATTATGCGTTTCAAATCGAAGCATCAGAACAAAAATTAAAGGAGAGTCTGTTTCGAAGTTCAAATCCAGTATTCTTTATCTTTCAGCAATTGATTTCGCCTCTCTTTCCTGCCAAAAGCGAGCGTGTAACTAAGTTTGTTCAATGGTACAAGAAACACATTGGGACAATGGGTGAGGGATTCATGTGCTGGTTGCTGCCCCTTCTTCATGAACTAGGAGCGATTCCATTGGGACAACCACCAGTAGATGATGGGGCTGCGTATCCAATGACATGGGATCGAAACCGAGCGGGTGAGCGAATGGAGATTGATAAGTATGTGGAGGATAAGCATACGAGCAAGGGGCGAGCGCGAAAAGCAGGCCTGATCGAATTTGCGTTTGAGGGTGCGCTCGTGGAAAATCAGGCCGACTTTGTGAATCCCTTGTGGAAGCAGTTTTACGAAGATGGTAAGCGCCTTGATTCGGGAGTGGTACCTGAGGGTGAAACGGTGGTTCAAGCGATGGTTCCAGCACTAGTAGCACAGCTTCCTGTGCCTCCAGTATCTTCTCCTCGAAAGGGTCCCAAGATCGCAAAGAAAGTTGATAATGATGAAAAAGTGGATGATCTGCCAGAACGAGAATCAACTGCGTATGACTTTGTCGTTCGAACACAACTGACTACGATGGGAACGAAGATGGATGTCTACTTTGCCAAGGACAAAGGTGGAAAGCTAGTGGTTGTCAAGGGTCCTTATGCGACTAGGAAAGAGATAGATATCCTTGTATCAAATACAGAGTGGAAGAAGAAATTCAATTTGCCCTACAATCGTTTCGAAGTGAGACAACTGATGCCCGATCGATGGCCTCAGGGCGTTCCATTGGGTGCGAGAAATAAGATCAATCGAAATCAGCCGGCATTCTTCTTGGTGTTTGAATCCTACATTGAGGAGTCTCAACTTCAAACCATTCAAAAATCTAGCCCGCTATGGCCTCCCACTGAAACGGTTGATTGGGAGAAAATCCCATTTCATATCGACTACAGAACACGTGCACTAACGGAGCGAGAGATGATTGACTATGTCCATGCGCTCTTGTTTCGTTACCTTCTTGGGATATCAGACTACGCAGATCGTAACTTTGTTCTAAAGGACGGCCATGTCATTTCGATTGACGAAGATGTAGAAAACCACGATATCAACCTTTACAGGGTCCTACAAAAGAACAAAGCGAACTTTGTGTATCAATGGCTGAAAGATAATTATGAGAAACTTGATGTGTCACAATGGGAGCCGAAGTTCCCAACACAACAAGTGAAGCTTACACAAATTCAAAACAAAGCATCGTGTCTACAATTGTTTCAAGAAGGAGGGGTGGAGCAAACTGGAATAAATTTGACACATAAAAATCCAGATGAATCGGTAGCCATGTCAGCCATTGTCAAACCAGCACGAGGTCCACGAATTGCGAAGCCAAAAGCGGCTGCTACCGCAGCTGTATCCGCGCTAGAAGCAGCGGCTGCGCAAACAGAGCCATTGGCACAGCCAGTAGCAGCGCAAGCAGAGCCAGTAGCAGAGCAAGCAGAGCCAGTAGCAGAGCCAGCGCCAGAGCCAGTCGCACAAAAAGAAAAGACCAAACCCGAGATCACAATTAGTAAAATGAATGATAGCTTCGTCTTCATCGATAACATCTATCGAAGCCGAATGACTCTCCTTGACATCCTAGAAGAACGTGGATATCAGGTTGACATCTATCGTAAGTTTTCCCCGGCGGAAGCGACAGCGGCGGCAGCTGCCACCACTCTTGCGGCTCTCAATTTCATTGTATCAAAGAAAGATGACGCTACTAAGAAATGCGACGTTCGATATGCGAATGTCAGCCGCCCCAAATTGGAGACATTCTTTAATGATGTATCCGATGATGATTCAGAGAATACGGAAGTGGTAGTGATGATGTATGGTCCGGTAATGGATGCGCATCATGTGATCGCTCTGAAGCAATACACAAAACTAAAAGAGCAGCAATCGGAACGAGGCGAGAAGATTCGTCGTAAATTGCGAGTATCCTTCTTCTGTATTGATACACTGGTTGTCAATCCGCTGAAGCATGTCCTTGTACCAAAGCATGAGATTGTTCCAGAGGATAAACATAAGGAGCTCATGGCATCGATGTACATTACGGCTAAATCGAAATTTCCAGAGATTAAATTTCACTTGGATCCGATTGCGCGATGTATTGGTGCTGTACCTGGCGATATCATAAAGATTACACGTCCAAGCGCATCATCTGGTCAAACTATTATTTATCGTGTGTGTGCTCCATAAAACGCTAGTACTTGTAAACAACAGTACTCCATACTATCATATTATTCGTATTTATTTTTGATAGATACGAATGGTATGACACGTTTAACTATATAATCTTCCATTTGCTTTGCTACCAATAGGAGCATCCCCATGCATGAACTTACAGGAGCATCTATAAAACAGTCTGAAGAGGGATTTACGGTACCTGCTGCGCCATGTAATACATCATGGCCGTCTCAACGCACAACCTTTGAAAAGACTTTTAATGAGTTAAATACAAATGCTAGTAGTGGAACGGGTACAGACTTCTCCGTTATTAAAGAGAAATATACTAAGCTTCATGCCGACATTACAGCTACACTGGCATGTGACGTAAAAACTAGTGATTTATCGGGTAATCTAACACAAACAGGAAACTTACAGATAGGTATTAAAGCATTGGAAAATCGCAAAAAAGAGCTTCGTGTGGAAGTTGATACCGCACTGGCACGAGACGAATTACTCCGGTCTCGAGATGTGAAAATGTCAAACCATCAGCTCTTTTTATTGGATCGACCGGTTCGAAAAGGAATGATTCCATATTTGTGGGTCATTTCTGTATTTTTTATTGGAATCGGTCTCATTCTTTATAAAACAATGCTTCCATCCATTGGATCAGATATGGGTACTGTGGTGGGTATGGAAATGGCATTAACGGATATTCTTTTTAATAAAACGGTTCTTATTTCTCTATTGGTATGTATTATCATTATCATTATTGTCGTATCGTTAAAAGTGGGAGGAGTGATTGGTGCATGAAATGACTGACTCGTAATTAAATCATAGAAGTAGTAGAATGGCAGAATCTTCGCTCTGTAGAGACCAAACTAGTTTTACCCAAACAGAATTACGTGTAGCATACTCTGCAACTACGGGACTATTACCTAGTATAGTGAATGGAAGTTCAGATCGGGAAGCATCAGGATTACTCAAAGATACAGTTGTATCAAGTATCATAACAAGTCATAAAGGATCTGGCGTGATCCCTACGCCGACGATATCCAATCCAGAGCAGTATCTTGCGAAACAAAAAACATTTATTGCGAATGTAAAAGCGGAATATTGCTATTACGAATCTCGTTATAAATATGCTTTGAATCAACTATTTACGGCGATCGCAAGTGGATATCTGACTAGCACACCCGCAATCCAGTCCAGTATTCAAACTCATCTTTCCTTGACACAGGAATTCAATCGACGCTTGAATGATCTGACACAGATTATGAACGCGACGGTGGCATCAATGATGACCAATTCAGTAGAGGTGGATCGTGAAATTACGCGATACAATAATGAAATTCAAGAGAAACAGATAAAGTTGGATGAACAGAATCGAATCATTACATCTAGCGAGGCAGGCATGAAGATCAAGAAAGACATGGTAAAATATACGGAAGAGAAATCACGACATACAAATAATCTGTTAAAAATGTATTGCTTCTTAAATGTTGTTACGGTGGGACTGCTTGTCTATGTATATAAAGCAGTAGGTGATTCATAAGACATAGGCGACTTGTAAGCGGAACGCAACATATAATGAAAATGTATTTTTATATTAGGAATGTCGACGCCGATCGATCAAGTGATCGCGTCAGCGAATTTATACCAAGACGTCGAATTGGCCACAGCAATCTCCGCTCTAAAGAATGCGGGTCAAGTGACATCATTTATTCAAGAACAGCAATCCAAAGTATACAATGACATTGTAAAACAAAAAGAGGACACATTTTCTAAACTCTACGGAGACTTGGGTCGCGCAGGCCGTGTTCAAGAAGCAGTGTTGATGTATGGTAAACGAACAAAACAAATGTCAGGTGTACAAGATCAAATCTATAAGAATCAGAAAAATAGCGCTGAAGCTATTGTCGACGATCATAGTTTAGCAAATCGCAAGACGGAAATGAATGAATGGTCTGTAAATAATAAGAAAGACACACTATTTGTTTATTCTTCTCTATTTGTCATGCTTTCAGGTCTCTTACTTCTTACGGGATTACTTCGAATGGAAATGATTAGTACATCATTGTGGATAGGAATGGGATTAGTTTTAATTATTGTATTTGTACTCATTCTGGTCAATCGTTCTCATTACACGAATTCATTACGAAATAAACGATACTGGAACAAGCAGATCTTTGAGGGAAAATATGGAAAAATGCCGAGTCCTCTTTGTCCGGATGTTGCGAATAGTATGAATGAAGGTGTCGATTCATTAAGACAAACTGCTCGTACTTCGGTTGCCAATGCCGCGGCGGGTGTCGCAAATGCGACGCAATTTATGAATAATCAGGTACAAGATTTTGCCAAATAGAATGGCACAAATTCATCGTATATTTATCATGTTTTGAATGAATCATAAAAAACATGATGCTTCCAATAGAAGAATGCCAACAGATCCAGACATTGTCCGATTACAGTCCACTATTACAAATTTACTCACCATTGGTGATAATATGTATAATCCTGTATCGGGTTCTGTGACATCTGATGTAAGGATGCGAAATAATGAATTAAGTGAAAAAAAAACAAAAATAGAGAATGAAATTAAAGAACAAGAAGCTATCATTAATCGCTCCAATCGCGATTTTACAGATGTAAGAAACGAGTTACCTGAAAAAATACCAAATAAGAGCCTTCATTTTATTGAAGATTATACACTCGTTATTCTCTGTATTTCATATTTTTTTATGATTGTTGTTGCGTTACATATCTATGTCATGTATTCAACTGAACCGTGGACAAAATCTCTATCTTTGGGTCTGTTTTACAGTTTTCTTCTTACATTGATTTCAGGGATGATACTTTATTATATTGCCTAAGCACCTTCGCCTTCCAGCAATGATTTCTCGTATTCTTCGATATCAGCATCTTCGTCAAACAGTCGCATTTGTTTAAAGGTAGCCTTATCGGATGGCTCGCCGCACTTATCGCAAAGCCGTTTGTAAAGATCCGTCTGATTAAGCTTACGGCCCATTCCGCCACCAACGGATTCATACCAATTCTTATACACACGGAAGATGTCTTTGATTTTAGCCTCATACCCGCCTTTCTTGATTTCACGGATACGTGCATTCATGAACTTCGCCACTGAATCAAACGACTCCTGATACTTACATGACTCTTGCATGATAATCGCAGGAACCTTTCCAAGACCGTTATGCAAGTATTCCGTCTTATAGATATGTACCAGACGAGACATGAATAGTGTTCGCCATGAACGCATCTTAGTGTCAAGCTCCTTGTCTTGTGGATAAATATGCTCCTTTGGCTTTACTTCATCCACACCAGGGTCGACGAATTTGGCTTCGAACGGTACCGCTCGAACACGACGCCAGGTACCTCGATCCATGGTATTGATGGCGGGAAATGCATTACATAACATAAAGATTTTGCCAGTAATTTTGAACTTCGTCTGGTCCTCAAATAAGCCACGGGCTTCTACATCATCTTCACCCGTAAACTGCTTCATTCGGGATGTGTTCAATGGCTCACGGTCATCTGGTTCCGCCATATAGATGAATCGCTTGTTGCGAATGGCCATGATATCGGGATTCGCTGCGCCCGACTCGGGACGCTTACGGGTCATCGCCGTGGAGCTGAGGCCCGATGCGTAATCTCCAAGTGCCATTGACATCAGGTCTACCAATTTGGATTTACCGTTACCACCCACACCAATCCATGTCTCGTAGGTCTGTTCCTTGTTGGCACCCTCCAAGCATGAAGCAAGTTTGCGCCACATGTACGCACGAAGTTCAGGTTTAGGGAATACTTTCTCCATGAAATCATCGATCTCTGCATGAATATCTCGTTGTTCCTTGTCTAGTGGATTGTATTCGACATAGTCAATTGGATCACAGTTCTTAGTCGAATAGCGCCCCGCCATGAAGGTAACGAAATCAGATGGCTCCGCTTTTCGAAACTTAACTGTCTTGCTTTCTTTTCCATCGGCACCAGTACAAGGCGCATGAAGGTCGATGATACCGTTATTGAATCCAATCAAATACTGGTTAGCGTTCAGCTTTTGTGAGAAGTCCTCTTCGTAGAAGATACCGATACAATCTTTCATGACGGAATCCTTGAATCCAGATTGATAGAGAGACTCCTCGATTTTTACGAGTTTCTTGAGACGCGTCTCCTCCCATGATGATTCTCGATCGCCGCTTCCTGCCGCAACAAGATGATTTCGAATTTTTGTGCGTGTATCGGAAATCACCTGAGCCACTTCGGTTGTCATCTTATTTCGAAGTTCAATGCCCTGTGGCAGTTTCTTCCAGTACACGCCTGTAAATTGATACCAATCGACTTTCTTGGAATCGACCGATGCACAATAGTCATTCTTATACATGAGTTTCATGAGACGCGCTACGTGTGTATGGGTCACATCCATTTCACGTTCAACAAAGTTGATAAAGCTCGCTTTCATGATTTGGTGATATTTCTTGGGATTGTCGTCCTTCGCCCACTGATGAAGAGATCGCTCTGTGAGCGGATGTTGGTGATGGGACTTCCCCATTTTAATCCATTCGCGACGATTGTTACCTACCTCACCTTCATTAAATTTCGGCGATTTCTTGCTGAACTCCATCCACAAGTTGAAGGTTTCATCGGATGGATCGATGTGATGAAGGCACCAGCCGACCTCCATCCATTCTTTGTAGGGTCCTGCACGAGCAGCGGAAAGGCATTCCATGACCAGTTTAGTAAGGGTGTCAAGCTTATCCTTTTCCAGTTGTTCGTGTACGTTATTGGAAGTCAACTGAATCATAGGCATTTCTTCTTTGCTATCGTCACCTCGCATCGTCGGGCTGGAAGGATTGATGGAGCCGCGCTTTCCAGTACAGTAATCCAGTCGGCCTCTCCAATCTTCTTGTGAGCTTTCACGAAACGGTACGGGCTCGATGCGAAGATTATGACGAATAGACAGGACTTCCAGCAACTGACGAGGGGAATAATCGTCCTTGTTCTCTTCATAGAATCGATCTGACACAGGGTCGTATACGTATACAGAGATGAGTTGATAAGCGGGAATGTCAGGCTTCGACTCGCCATAGAAGAACCATCCATTCTTCTTTACAATCGCCTCATCAAAGATGTCTTTCTCCGCATTAATGTATCCTGTTTGTTTAAAGGTATTCGTTAGATTCAACTGCTCGAGGGAGCGGTGGCGCAGTACTTGTTGGTGTTCAGAATTGAGAATGAGATCAGGGCATTGAATGTGGACACCGTCTTTGATGGAGCGATGAAGTGATTTTTTATCTTCATAGGGAGCGGCGCGGAGCGTAATGAAGAAACGAAGGGGTTTGGAGCCTTCGAGGTTATAGAAGGTAGTGATATTTTCGACGTAGGCCTGGACGAAGCCATGAATGTGTACCATCTCGAATTGACGCTGAATCGCACGTTCAGCGGGATACTTGAAATCCAAATCAATGAGAATGGGGGTCATCGAATCGCATCGACGCTGCTCCACCAGATTGATAGGACGACGCTGCTGAGTAAATAGGTATTCATGGAGAAGGTCAAGGAAATGTGAATATTCTTCCTCCTTGACCATGAATTTGCCCTTCATCAAACCCATGCCCGTAAAGGAGCATGCGTCGCCCTTTTCCGTCACACGGTGCTTATCAAGGAAGACGCCGAGCGGGGTCTCTAATACGTTGTCGACAAGAGTTGGAGGCATTGCGGTACGACTCACCATCCCTTTTTTTAGACTTCAAATTTTATCCGATTAAAAAACGACCATGTAATAGATGAATCGTAACGCGACTAATCTTCTTATTGATGAAATACGTGGCACAACTACTGACGATATTATGGATCTAGCGCAAAAATGGAAGAAAATTCTGAGAGGTTCATTTATCAAAAATAAATTGCCAACGGAGGAGTATAAAACGTTTCTTTTACATATTGTGGAGCGTATTCCATCATTTACATTAGATGAGAATGATAAGATATACCGTTTTTTATTTTTATGGGAGCAAGAAGCATTGACCGGTATGATGCTTGTCCGTCCAGGTGAACCGATGTATGACATGTATTATCGTATATCACAGGCTATATTTGGAGATAATAAGATTCCAGGTATGAGCGCGGATGGTAGCATGGAGATATCGAATACGAATGTTACGATTATGGTTTTTGCCATTCGAGATGGATGTCAATTTCGCTCATGTAAACGCAAAAATCTCCTACATCGATTGCTTATGCATAAAAAGAAAGAGGGTGGAAAACGAAGTACTAGAAAACGAAGTACTAGAAAACGAAGTACTCTGAAACGCAAGATGCCGCGAACTCATAAAAATTGATTTAAATCCCATCCACACAGAATAGGAAGACCATGAAAGAGACTGACTTTTGCCCCACCTGTCGATATTATTTGTACCTGGACCAGAATGATAAGACGCTCCGACGAATTTGTCGCAATTGTGGATATCAGGAAGAGGACAAAAAGGGTGGATTGATTCTGGAGATCGACTTGAAAGAGAAAACATCGGAGGGTTATAAAATTCTGATGAATGAATTCACTCAAAAGGACCCGACTCTGCCTCACGTAAATACAATTAAATGTCCCAATGGAGAGTGTACGTCAAATACAGGAAATACGGAAAAAGATGTCATTTATCTGAAATATGACGCCGTGAATTTGAAGTTCCTCTATATCTGTAACCTATGTAACGCGCATTGGCGTTCTAAAGCGTAAGCAACACGCCCAAAGGCGTTCTAAAGCATAAGTGTTCTAAAGCGTAGGCAACATATCTGATACAGATGAAAGTCCTTGTCGTTGGAGCAGGTCTATCAGGGTGTACGATTGCTCGTACTTTGGCAGAAGCGGGTATTTCTGTCCATATTATTGAACGACGTGAACATGTTGCTGGAAATTGTTATGATGAAATAGATAAAAATGGGATTCGAGTAAGCAAGTATGGTGCTCATCTTTTTCATACGAATTCAGAACGAGTATGGGCATTTGTGAATCGATTTTCGGAATGGGTTCCGTGGTACCATAAGGTTATTGGTAGAATCGAAGAGACACATTTTCCCATCCCTGTGAATCGAACCACGGTGAATACCCTATGTGGGACAGATCTTCAAACAGAAGATGACATGAAAGAGTGGTTGCGACAACATTCCATTCCATGTACAGATCCAAAGAATAGTGAAGAGGTTGCGTTACAGAGAGTGGGGCCAGAATTGTATCAAAAGATTTTTAAGGAGTATACGTATAAGCAATGGGCGAAAGAGCCAAGTGAGCTAGATCGTTCTGTTCTGGAGCGTATTCCCGTTCGAACGGATGATCAAGATGGATATTTCTCAGATAAATATCAGGCGTTACCTAAAAATGGGTATACTACATTTATAAAAAACATGTGTGATCATCCATTGATCAGTATGGAATACAATACACCGTATCATGATCGATATCGACATCTCTATGAATGTATTTGTTATACTGGTCCGATTGATCTATTTTACGCGGATCGTGGATATCCATCATTGGAATACCGATCAATCCGTTTTGAAACAGAATATTTGGAGATCGATCAATTTCAGCCCAATTCGGTCGTGAATTATCCTTCTGCGACAGAACCGTTTACACGGATTGTGGAATATAAACATTTTTTGAATCAAGATGCTCCTGATCGAACTACCATTGTGAAAGAGTATACTGTATCAGATGGCGATCCATATTATCCTGTTCCTACCGATAGGAATAAAGAAGTATATGAGAAATATCAACTTCTTGCAGAAGCGGAAGAGAAAAAAGGAGTATTTTTTGTAGGACGTTTAGCGAATTATAAATATTATAATATGGATGCGGCGATTGAAAATGCGCTAAAAGCATGTAATCGGATCCTACCCTATGTAATCCATACTACTCCCCATGAGTAAAGATCATGGTCCAAAATCGTTCTAGGGCGAACCCCTCAGGAGGATGGACGGTATATTCCATGATGTTAAGAAGGTTCTCATAAAACGATTTAGGGCGTGATCGGATCGCGTCACGAGACACGATGAATTGTGCGCCGGCTCCAAAGGTGAACTCGTGATTCGTTTTAGCAACGCCGAATACTCTTTGGTAGGTATCGATCAGTAATGGATGAAGGCTAAAATCGGTTGGATCATAACATAGATTGATCGCATGAATATGTTTCGAAATGGAAAGAAAAGGGAGACTATCATTGACATATCGTAGTCGTAATTCCAGATCAGGGGTATGGTCAAATGGATGACCTTGTAGAAAACAAGTATGATCATCTAACTGATCATAATTCTGGATGATATGGTACAGATAGGTATGTCCTTCACGCCCCACATTGGGTAACGAAATAACAGGATGAATAGTATCGGGTGTGGTAGGACCCTTGTTATAAATGATACAATCTTCAATCCCACTTGTCCAGTCGATTTTTTCCTGATATCGAGAGACGACCACTTTCATGTTACTCTTTTCTTCTATCGTGTTTTTAAGCAGTCTAAAACGAAATTCTAACTTAATAAAAAGAGATGTTGGTCCATATCTTTTTATTATGCTATAATGAAGAACGGATGCTTCCGCATACCCTAAAGCATTATAAAACAAATTTTCCTAATGCGATCATTACTCTTTTTGACAATCATAGTACGGATCGGTCGGTAGAGATTGCGAAAGAAGCGGGGTGTAACATTGCTTATTTTGCTTCCAGTGAGCAACAGGATGAGCAGAAGATGATTTGGGTGCGAAGTCATATGTGGAAAAAACACGTGGAGAAGGCATCATGGGTGATCATGTGTGATATGGATGAATGGCTGAATGCAACGGAAGCGGATTTGGAGAAGGAAAAGGAGAAGGGCTCGACCATACTTATGACACAGGGAGTGAATATGGTGGGAGAAAGTCAAGTGGCAGATTATTCGGACATTGATCTGTTTGAGATCAAGAAGGGATTTTACGATGATAATATGTCAAAGAGGATCTGTTTCTATTATCCAAGTGTGAGTATGGAATATTGGTATGGTGCTCATAAGTGTTTTCCGCAGGGATATATCATGTATAGTGAGACAACCTACTTGATGAAACACTATGACTTTTTGGGTCCTGAGTATTTGGTATCGAAACATCGTAGACGATGGGAGCGGAATCATCTGAGTCGTATGAATGGGATGAATCAGCATTATTTTAATGAGAGGGATAAGACACTGGAAGTATATCAGCAGGCGCTTGCACGCGCAGTAACGTTATAATACTACGTTACAATACTTCGTTACAATACTACGTTACAATACTACGTTACAATCTGCGTTCTTCATACTTTTGAATGACACCGAGAATGGTTTTTTTAGCTTCTAACAAGTCACGTAGAGTGGGAATGATAAAATCTTCTGAACCATCAGGGCCAGGTGACCATTGATGACAGAAATGATCCAGAATTTCCTTTTCAATCAAGCCAACATCATCTACGTGACATTGGATGACAAGATAGATTTCGGAGCCTTTGGTATATTTATGAAGGCGGTTGATACGTGTGTCGGGGCATTGTGAAGTGCGCCCCACTTTATAAATGGGACGATTGAGAGATTTAAATTCACGGGTGCGTACTAAGTAAATGTATCCGTGTTTTTCTTCGATGTCGTAGGTCATGCCTTTCATGATGCGTCTACGTTGACCTTGTTGAAGCGCAATGGATACTGTTTTCTGTTCTTCTGCCATTCTACTACATATTTTTCGTCTATTCTTAGAAAGAATACGCGGAAAATAGGGTTCCATTCTACCAGCGAACAGTGAGGTTCTTTCGAATTCTTAAACCACCATAATCAAATGGGTAGAGTAGACTGTTGTAGTCTATACCGCTGTGGTGTTCGTATGAACGGTGTTCTCATTGAATGGAACCTGTGGCTTGGATATTTTTATTATTTTCACTTTTTACACGTACGTACATGTCACACTATACAAAAACCATATTTACAAAATGCTGTATCCCATATTATAGCATTGCTGTAGGGATACAAGTAACCTGGATAAAACGGAACAGAATAAAGAATGAGTACACAATATAAAAAAAACTAGAATAATATAGGCGCGTGGTTTCGTCTTGAGTCGTCAAAAACATTCAGAGTACTACCATGTATGCGCACGTACCTTATGACTGTATTACAGTTGTCTTGCTGCCGTCTTGCGTCTTGCGTCTTGCTGTGCCGTCTTCTTGAGATCGCTGAGAGTGTGAGCCCTCTACACTTTGATCGTCTTATGCCGTCTTACATCTTGCTGCTGTCTTGTTTAATCCCGTGGAACCATAATAAATCTACATCTTCTCAATCTCTTTTACATGACATAATGGTTAGAGAGAAGAGTGTCATTATTTTTTTATTTGCTGTGAGGAATTCTTATGTTTCAGAATTCTACTGTATTCGTTAATGGATATTCGAAATTCCATTTTTATACTTATGTCAGTATATTGTATTAAAATCAAACGTTGATTTATTATATTAATTGCTTTGCGAATACAATTCGTACCGGGAGTGTTGAACGCTTATCCATGATAAACGAGTCCCTTGTACTAGAAATGAGTGCCAATCGCTCATTTTTGTGCTGTATTCTATTTATTGGACATTGCTGTTAGAATACATTTTATCGAACACTGTGTGTTGGTAGAGGATCGCCTTCCTATTCTAGGTAGAGAAATTAGTCTTTAAGCTAGTTTCAAATCTAGTATCCCATGCTAGCCCGCCAAACGGCGCGCACCGGGTCATATCGCTCATCAGTGAGAATCGCGAGTAGATCATAGCAGGATGTAGATGTTTTCTGACTATCGGTTTGAGATGCGGTTTGATCCAAATCCTGGATAGCATCCAAGAAATGTGTGCGACACTTCATGCGATCCGACCGATCCGGATGACGAAATTCACCGTATATCGTTTCATTCAAAAAAGCCGCCGCGTTCAATTTCCAACAACGACTGGGAACGGTTTCTGGTGTAATCTTGCGCCATCGCCCTGCACACATGTCCACTTCTACCGTTTTTAGCTTTGAATTCATAAAGCTCGTTTCTTTACGGTATAGGATTAGTTGTTGACGTTCAGAACGTTCATTCGGATACACGGTGCGCGCGATCCAACGGGCAAATCCGCGATAAGTAGCAGACTTTTCACGTGGCAACCATTTTGCCAACAAGGACATATCATTCACATCACCCATTGCAGCATTCGTCAGATCCTCAATGTATTGTTGCTTCACAAGACGCAAGATATCATTGGCGAGCGCAGGAATTTCCCTCCATAGTTCCCACATGTCACGCCAGCAACCATATTCAGGAACCAAATGTAGCATTCGACGAGTGGTATTAGGGTGAAACGAATGAAGTGCTTTCATAAACGAATAAAACAACCGTCTCTTACCCTTTCCACCGCGAATATCACGAGTTTGAAATGCCATCACAAACAGATCACGAATGTTTTCCATCGAACCATTCATCACAATCTCTTCGACATAGTGATAGATGTTGTTCTCTTCCGTGTTATAATTCATCAATGTAAACATGATGATATTCTCATCGTATACATTGTCTGCATCATCTGTTCGTGTCATATTAGGTATATGATGTGGCATGTCTTTAGGATCTTACAAAAATGCCTCTAAATCACGAACGATCCGTTCAGGACTTGAATGAAAACGTTTAATACTATCATTTCCTACCATAAAATATAACCATTTTTTTGAACTTTCTTTATCTTTACGCATAAAACTACATAGATTCGATCCAGGTTCTTGGAGCCATGATTCAAAGAGTGTGCGTAACTGAGAAGGAAGACGAGAATAGTAATCAATATACAAGAGTCCCAAAAATAGATAGAGATCGCGTCCCTCTTTGGGGCAAGGATCGGATGCGGGATAAACTGTACTAAGTGATACTTGAGAAACATGCGTTTCGATAGAGCCGATACAGGAAAATCCGAAATCGATCAGTGTGAGTGATCGGGAAGAGGATAGATCAATGATTTCATTTTCGATCGTCAGGATTTTGATCTGGGGGGGGTGATCGATCACCATAAAATTACTTGGTGTCAGATCACGATGGTTGATCCCGATCCGATGGTCAAGATGCCATGACATTGCACAGAGTTGTAAAAGACAATCTATAATGATATTAGACAAGGAAGAAGAAGGAGCCGCGTCAAGATAGCGATCTAATGTACATGCACCGTCGATCGGTTCCATAGCAAATCCGATCGAACGATCGCGCAGCGAAACCAGACGCAGTACTCGAGGCGCACCCAGTGGAAATCCGATCTCGGCTAATTGTTCTGCCACCAATTGTTGAATACATGCTTCATATAATAGGCTTTTTCCTGGAAGAATGGGCCGCTTAATATAGACATGCTTTTCTTCTTGACCTTTTCGATAGCTTGCCCAATCGATGTATCCAAACGCACCGTGAGACATTGTTTTGATACAGGTGAGCGTTTCATTGGGTTGATCAATATAAATCATAGGATTAATGATCGATTGATAACACGGAAGTCGAATGGATCGTAACCATTCTGTCGATCGAAGACACCCTTCGATGGGATACCCCATGGATGTCAACGAGATCCATGCGGTACATTTTCGATCTGCTACACACATAGTTCTCACTAGTATAACACTAGGAAGAAATCGCTAAATGACCTATGGATGAAAGAAGACTCTTCAAGAAAGGAGAATCGTGATATTGATTGTGATCGGCCAATACATACGCAGACATTTCACGCGGATGTTCATATGCGCTTTTTGGTAATCCAGGTATTTCCATTTCACGCGGTATTTGTTTTACATGCCGTCCATCTTTTGTATGATAAAACCAAATATCAACATCAGACATGGAGGGAAGGGTGATATCACGAAAAATAGGAACAGGAACCCATGTATCTTGATAGACCCACAAGGGTGAATCGATGGTATCAGGATTAATTCGGCAATGATTCCTTAACAACTCAGGAAGACGACCATCCCATTCTTTCCATCCTAGTTGTTCAAACACCTTGACCCATATATCTTTATATTTTCGCTGATGAACATGCCATAATTCATGGATAATTGTAGAAAGAGATTTGATCTGGTCCAATTGAGAAAAGCATATGATAGAATGGGGCCTTGTATGGGGCATTCCACCGTCCGCAGACGGCATAAGTGCGATGACTGGTACTGTATGAAGATCCATTCGAAGCCGCATCGGGAGTAGTGGAATGGTCTTATCCAGAATTGACTGATAATGCGATACATCACTGGGTGAGACTTTGTTCGCAGCATAATTTAATTGCCGACGAGCTTTAGCATTGATCGGGTGAGCATAACATGTAGTTAAATAATAATCTACATCTTCCGCATCTAGTAATAGTTGTGTGGCAACACGTTTGGTATCAATAAAAATAAATTTTAAATGAGTTGAGGTATTGCCCATTGCTATTACAACAGTCGAATTAAACTTTTATGTAGATTCCTCTTTTGCCGATTCCTCTTTTGCTTTCTTATTGGCGGCGCGTGTTGCCGCTGCGGCTTTCGCCTGATTTTTCTTTTTGATCCCATCGACAATCATGGAATCCAGAAGGAAACTACTCATTGTCGTTTGTTTGGTAGAAGATCGTGTTACTGGTTTTTCTGTACTCACAGTAGTTTTTACTGTAGTTGTAGTGCTTGCTATCGCCTTGCTTGATCCTGTACTTGCCACTTTGCTAATGACGACATTCCCCCCAAACAGTGATGTGAATGCGGAACGAACAACACTCTTCTTATGATCTGTTTCAAGTTTAGTGATAGACTCAGAATGTAGACAATCGTAAAACAGCAGTTCTGCAGCCTTGGCTTCGCGAAATGCCAGATATTTATCAAGATCTTCTGTGACAGCGGGGCAACTTCGAATCATATCTTTCTGAAATCCAGGAATTTGTTCTAGCAACAGTCCGAACGCCTGTGAAATTGGATTTTGGAGCTGATGTTCAATGTAATGGCGATAGTCAGGAACCAGCTGATGGTCTTTGATAAATTGTGGAGTTTCGATGCGTTCTCCCTGTAGTTTCGATGCTTCTTGGCCATGTGAAGGGCGAATGTAAACGTATCCAATGCGGTCACCCGCGGCGGGAGCGTTACCAGGGTCTCTCATGGTGATACGATCCGCCAACGCTTTGTGCGCAATGCGTGTGGGGTCCGCATAGTCTGCTCGAAGTGATTTGGTGACCGTGAGTTGTCCGAGGTTCACCTTTCCATCGACCAACTCCAAACACTTTTCTTTGACGAATTGGAAAGCACCAATCACATCACGTTTATCGAGTAACATTTTCATGGCGCCTCCAAAGATGGTTTTGACGATGGGTGCATTATCTCGTCGCTTCAATGCGATACCCATGTACTTGTGAACGTAATCGTCTGGGTTTTCTTCGTACATGTTGCCGGCATAGCGCTTCTTCGAAAACATCAGAAAGGGGTCGAATGCCTTATCAAATTCAAAGTCATGCGGAGCAGCAAGTGTTTTCGTAATGAGCGCGCCTGCTTCACCGGTCATCTCAATGGTCGCCACGCGCGCCTCGCGCCCCGTCAATCGTTCACCGGTCTCGGGATTTCTAACGTTAAACTCGACAAATAGTGAGTCAGTGTCGCCATACATGACGTTAGCGGCACATTGTTTAAGCCCTCTGGCCGGTCCATAGAACTGTTCAATCGCCGCCTTGGCGTATAGAATCTGCTTGCGACCATAGGCGGTAACAGAAGCAGCCAGTGCTTGAAGACGAATTTTAAAGGTACCTGAACCCAGCTGTCCATAAAGAGAGTTGCCCGTCAGCTTGTATGCCAATTGTTCGGCATCCAACAACGCATATCGTTCAGGATCCTTCTCTGCTTTCATTTCCTTCTTTTTCGCCGAGCGTGCCGTGAGCAACCATGTTGTAATTTGTGGCAGCGTTGATTTGGTTCCATCCAACGGCTGGGCGAAGCGACAGATACGACGACCGCATTTGATTTTACGAGGATGTTTACGAGTGTCCGAAGGGTCAGAACGAATAATGTCATACTCGATATCGGTAAACGCATACCCTTCACATTCGTCGTAGACTTCAGAACCCCATTGATGCGTAATGAGTTCTCCTTCGTTCGTAAAGTCCTTGACCCATAGAAGGGAATCGTGGCTGATGTTCTCGCTGACAATGGTGGAAGGATACAGGGACGCGAAGTCGCATACACCAATCGGACTGGTGGAATAGAATCCAGGCTGAGGGTCCAAGACAATCGCACCTTCATAGGAATCATCGCCGCCTTGTGTGGGAGCAGGAAGGACGGGAATGAGGACGTTGCGTTCACGGCAGCATTTGAACATGAGTGATTCGATTTTGATGCCCTGACCGCGTGTAAAGATATAACTGACGGGGACGGAGCATACGTTGGCCATCGACATAGAATTGTTGAACGTCTCCAGTTTTTTATACAAGTCAATGACCAGGTCGCAATCTTGCAAACAGTACTTCCCTACGATAGCACGGTCCTCCGCAGAACCGCGGTGAAGGCGAAAGATATCTTGCGGACTGACATCGTCCTTTACCACGACCCACTTGGTCGCATCCTCCATTTCGACAAGAGCATCCGCATCGAGGTCGCATGTCATCAGAAGGACGTTTCCGTCCACCGAATCAATCATCAGCTTCTGCGACACCGTTTCACCCGTTTCATCGAGAAGGGTAATGGCACGACCGGTACGAACATCCTTAATCGCACCAGCAACTTCCAATCGTAATTGACGCGTCGCCACATCGTACGATTGTTTCTTTAGTTTTCCTGACATGAAGTGTTTTGTAACTTCATCCAATTTATAGGAGGGCAATACGTTGTTTCGCTTGATGTAATGAAACAAATCGACTTGAAGACGACCCTGTGTGGTCCAGATATACATACGATTGTCTCCCATGGCGGAAGAGCTCAGGAATTTCTCTTCGAGTTTCAGTTCGCCAGAGAGTTCCATCAAACGATTCATCGCATGAAAGGCCGCATTCTCCTTGACCAGTTTGAGTTCTTCGGCGCGCGCCCAGAGATAGGATTCATCAAACCCAAAGACGTTGTATCCAATCAGGATGTCAGGGTCTCGCTCAATCATCCAATCAAACCATGCGACAATCATCAATTCCTCGGTCGGATACGCATGAACCTCGATGTCAGGAATGTCGGCACAGTCAGGGAAGACGAATAAATGATGTTCTGTCGTTTCGGCAGTTCCGCGAGTCAATGTCGTTCCAATTTGAATAACAGGGTCACCCGTCAAGGTAATAATGCGATTCAGTGTTTTTCCCAAAAGTTCTTCCATTGCTTCTTGTCTGTCGCCCGCCATTTTCAACACCGCATCAAATGACTCTGCTGCTTTTGTGAGTTCCATGTGTACCCGCTCACGAGTCATTCCTTTCTTGAAGGTCGCATAGATTGTCGTCATACCCTTTGTCAGTGACTCAGGCTGATTCAAATCCAACGTACAAATGCTGTTCGTAACGAATGAAATGACATCGTCAGACGATTTCGCAAGAACCAGCAACTCCTTGGCCGCTTTGCGCCACGTTCGTTTAGCAACAGGAAAGTCACCCGTTCGAGAGAAGCACTCAATATCCCAGGATGCAGTTAAGAAAGGAGCCGAAACACGAGGACCCTGCGTGGGTACGATTTGTTCATAGTCGCATTCTACCACAAGAGAGCGCCCTTGATCACTTGTAATGGATTTCTTTCCATCTTTGATACACACCCATCCGCAGGGCTGAATGTTTTGAACATGGAGGAATCGAAGCATCGGGTCGAGATTCGCCTCAAAGATTTCGATTTTTTTACCACGAGGCGGCGGAGCGTCGGGTCTCTTTGTAACAATGTTCACATTGTCGTCCAGAAACATAGTGGGATTCATAAATTCGTCCAAGAACATGCTTCGAAGGGTGCGGAAGAGACTGATAGAGGGAACATCGATTTGAAGGAAGGGGTAGAAGGTCTGAGCGGTGAATCCGTAGAATATTTTCTTGGTAATGCGTGTAAATGTCAGGTCAGTGAAGGAGAGGCGTTGTCTGGTGAGTTGATCGCGAATGTGTTTCTGAATGGAGCTGGCTGCGGCAGATGTTTTTTCTTCAGGGAGTCGCAGATACATGGTCGGCCGAAATCCAGTGACATCGCATCGAAGGGGTTGACCGGTTTCCGTGGCACCGAACAAATGGATGATAAATTGTCGCTGCGAGCCAGAGGTAGCGATCTTCTTTTTTTGACGACGAGTTTGAATTTCATCATCCTCGTCGGAATGGGAATCGTATGACACTTCAACGACATCCTCCTGCTCTGACTCGATACGCATGTCGCGGGCTTGGATGTCTAAGAGATGAAAGACGAGGTCGGACATGGCTTTTGGTATCTCTTCCAAAGATAAAAATAGGGTTCAATTTTTATACACGTTTACTTCGTTTGCTACGCTTGCTACTTCGTTTTCCATGTTTGTTGCGTGTATTTCGTCGCATCATAAGAGCAGCCGTTGCTAAAAGAGCAGCGGGAGCGGCAAGAGTGTAGGCTGATTGAGACATGGCGGCATACAAACTTCCTCCTTTTTTCACGGGTCCGTTACTGTTTTCCATCTCATGATCGTCGTTCATGGTAGGCGGCACGGCAAGAGAGGGTTCGTTTTTCTTAATTGAATTGCGAACAAGTGATATTCCTTCCTTTTCACCCAAGTCATCGTCCGCAATAAAGTTAGGAGTAGCGTTAGCATTCAGGGAAGCCACTTTGGGAGGTGTATGACGCACATTGTTTGGACGAATCGATGCCTTCATTTCAGATTCTTCCATAGAAGCATTATTGGTCAGACCTGCTTCATTCGCTAATGTAGCGGATTGATTCATCACCTTTGTCATCACTGCTGTATCCTTCACAGGTTCAATCTGTGAAATTTCATTGCCATCTTGGCCGACAAGCATCACGCTGGGATAACCTTCTACGTTAATAGATTTCGCATTATGATTTTTACCTTTAATAGCCTCATTGACATCAGACATCACAGTCTCATTCACTTTGGCGACTTGAATGGAACGACCCGACTGGTTCGCAGCTTTATCAAAATGAGGCATAAAATGATGGCAATGTCCGCACCAATCGGCATAAACGAGCATGATGGTAAGAGGGCCCTTACTTATCCGCTTCATCAATTCACCAATCTGTCCCTTGGAACGCACATCAATTGGCGGTAAGATGCTGCCCATACTAGATTGTCGTCGAGTAGTTCTACGGGGTTTAAATTTGCGTTGACCTTTGCGACTGGTTCGAGGGGCCATTCTACTTTAGGATTCTTTTATTAATATAGGGAAGAAGTAGGTGTTCAATGGAAGGTTCTATATCATATACGATTGTGATTTTACTATTGATCGGATACATGGCGATTTATCTTGGAAGTCGTAAATATTTTGAGGATTTTCAGGGTTCCGCGAATCGATTTCATCGTGATGGGTCACCTAATACGAATCCGAACGCGGCCTTGCCGGAAAATGAGTATCCTACACGGCCGGATGTAGATGAGTATGAAGTATCAGCTGTTTTCCAGAATCAAGGATCCCGAGAGGCTTCTCAGCAACAGATCAATGATGCGATGACCCGGTATCCATTGGATTGGTCAACACAAGGGCCCAACTCACAGCATTTTCAGGAAAATATGATACAGTATACCAAAGATACGCAATATGCCGCCCAGCCAGCGCCTTATTCTAAAAAAGGTATGGAGGCGACCGTTCCCCCATCGACAGAAGAGGAGGAACGCAAAATTCTTCAAACGTATCAACCCAAATCAAGTAAAGATTTACTTACCTATTCGGTAGATGATGTGAAGAACTTACTTGATAAAGTGTATGACAAGAAGGGTCTGATTCCAGTGATTCATAAATCGAAGCAGGGTGAGAATATATGGGAGGTGACGGAGGTAAAAGAGAAAAACCCAAAGATTATATGGGAAGATGAGACGGAAGAAGTCATGCGTCAGCGTGGTGAAGAGGTGATTGAAGTACCCTATCCGGCTAGAGATATGGCTGCAGGAATGAACCCATTTTCGGGCCCACGCGAGCGATCTGGTAATAGTCGAAATGAGAATCCGCAATGGACGCCTGGTGTGGATCGAATGTTCACACCGTCTTATCCCATCCCCGCATGGAATTAAATACAATTCATTACATATTATGATATACTTTTTTGGATCATTCAAATACAAAAAAGTGGCAACCTAAACTGAATAAACTGGATAGTAGGTAGATATGGGGACTTACATTTCAATTCCTTATGTGACGAGAAGATCGGTACATGTTGAGCAGTCCAAGCCAGTTACAGTACAAACGACGGATGTGGAAGCACTTCTTAAAGAGGAGCCGAAGGTAGAGGAACCGAAGGTAGAGGAACCAAAGGTAGAGGAACCGAAGGTAGAGGAACCAAAGGTAGAGGAACCGAAGGTAGAGGAACCAAAGGTAGAGGAACCAAAGGTAGAGGAACCAAAGGTAGAGGCTAAGAATGTCATCGTCGAGGCGGAAGAGTTGATTCCCGAGTTGCTACCTAAACAGTTGTCTGTTACAATCCCTTCAGAAAGCGAGGCAATTCCCAATTTTTCAGAGAAGGTGATTATGCCACCACGCATTCCAGAGTTCCAGGGAAATATGAATTCAGAGTCGCATGCGATCAAGAAGTTTAATCGTCGTCATCGCAAGCATCAGCAGAATTAACCAAACGTATTTTCAGCCGCGTAATTCATACGAAGAACGCCATCAGCATCTTTATATTTCAAATAAACTTCCCCCATGGACATACTGGACATGGGCAATGTATTATTAATAAAAATAAAAATAGCCATTTCAGGTGGAAGTACAAGCCATTTTCGAATGATCATGACAAATTCTGCCATGATAAAGTGAGAAGGTACCAAAAATTTATTTTTGCGAATCTCTGGTATTTTACTCTTCGTCGTGTCTGATTTTGTAATGAATACTGGGACTTTATCTGGATAGGCCTTACAAATACGTTCCAATTCACCATCACGGAGAGTAAGATGGCTCATTTCTGAGTCATCACATTTTATTAACACCTAAACAAAACATACCATTGTGTCATAGTATGTTTTGGTTGGATACAAGAGAATCAGAGTTAATTACGTTACTAAACGATGTGACCGTGAAGGCGCTGCAAGTGGGCGACGCATGGGTCGGGGTGACGGAGGACGGGGAGATGGCCGAAGGCGGAATCGTCATCGAACGCAAATCCATACGCGATCTGGAAGCATCCATTTTAGACGGGAGATATCGCGAACAACGTGGGCGGATCTTGGCGTTTTGCGAAGAGAACAAAACGCAACCCATGTACATTCTAGAGGGTTCGTGGTCGTCTTCCACGGGACGTTTACAGAAATCAGCACTGATGAAATTCATTCAACGTCTGGTTCTTCATTATCAGATCCCAGTGATTCAGACCGCATCGATCCACGAGACAGCGGAACTTCTACAAACGATGATGGAACAGTGGAAAGAAGATCCGACACGACTCAAACAGATGACGGAGCGTATTAAAATGACCGATAATATTCACGTACAAAAGAAGGCGAATGCAGCAGAACCAAAGCAGTTTGCCATTGCATGCCTGGCACAGTGTCCTGGAGTTTCGGTAAAAGCGGCAGATACATTGATCGCACATTTTGGTTCGCTACAAGCAGTAATAGCCGCGCCCATCAAGGAGATTGAGGCAGTGAAAGTGGGGGCAAGAAAAGTGGGCCCAGTGGTTTCAAAACGGTTACATGAGATTCTTACACATGCTGGGAATGTGTAGGTTTAAAACGTCCATGAACCGCGCCTAGAAATCTGCTCCCTGAAATAATCTTTTATGAAAAAATAGATATGTTTTTCATCAGGGTGTGCGCCATAATACCAGTACATAGGATAGATACGACGTACAAGAAGCAATGCCTCTAATTCAAAAATAAAATTAGATTCCCATTGAATGTGGTGAATCATCCAACCAAACTCCTGATGATAGCGCGTACGTATCAATCCATCTTCAGAAAATGATAGAATGATATTTAGAATATCGTAAGGGAGCTGTTTAAAAATTGCGGACAGATCCTCCATCTTTTTTAATCGCAGTTAATTTACACATTCAGATATTTATTTGATCTAATAATGTTATATCAAATAAATATCTGAATGTATCTTTAATTCATTTCGGATATCGTAACGCTATTTGCGTCGGTTCTTTCACTTGATACTGTTGTATTATTTTTAACCCGGTATGCCGATGTTGGTGGAAAATCACTTATCTATAATAATACTCTATAATAGATGGCGGCTGAATCAGAACGTATAGTAATCCATTATTCTAAAAAGAAACTAATAGAACTCGAAAATGAAGGAACGAGTAATCAAATGCGATATCATTTTTCCAGTGGCAAACCCAATGGATTTTGGTATGCATATGGAGAAACATGGAAAAAAGAGATTAATTCAGGAAAGGCAAGAAGGGATAAAGAAAATACATCATTCAAATATGAGTTTAGACTTCCAGAAAGTGCATTTGTAAAAACGATTGCTGATACATCACGTGATACTATTTTTGAATTATCTTCAGGGAATCTGGATGAATTTATGCATCATTTTGTAAAGAAAGAACATCATATTTCTATGACAAAAAATGAAATCATAGAGCACGCATTATTTATAAAGGCATATGATGGTGATAGTACAATATTAACTGAATTATCGGTTGTAAATCCTGTATTTATGACAGAGTATAAGAAATTGAAGAAACAGATGGCAGGTAAAAAGATCAAAAATAAAAGCGAAATAGAGAAGACATTTTCAGAATTATTATCTACTTTTTCACCTTCACAAAAGGCATTAAAGGGAGATCGTCTATCTCTATTTGATTGGAGAGCATTTTGGAAAACAGTATCAGAATCAGTTGGAGGTATAGAGTTTCATGAAGATTTATTAACGATTGATACATGGAATGATCTTCACCTTACATGGACACGCCCTATTGCAATTCATTCAGGTGTCATTTTCAATCCTTCTACCTTTCGTGGTGGTATTTTAATAGAGCAATTAAGAATACAAACCGCTGGAGGGAAACGATACACACGTAAAAAGAAATCCAAACGAACGACAAGAAAATGCTAATGGTTTATTCACGGTGTAGTGAATATAGCAAAAAACGAATCCAAATCTTACAGCGCACGATATATAATAGAATTTAAAACAGGCCGCGATGTAACGACGTTGGTAATCCGTGGCCAAATAACATCATATACGCTAACGCCAGCGCCGCCAGCAAGATGCTTCTATTTTCAGCAACAAATGGTCTCTGGCCAAGTACAAAGACCATAAAAACGTATAATACAATACCAATCAATAAAGAATGTACAATCATCATTCGACCACTGTCCATATTTATATTCATCATCTCCATTTTAATTTTATAACATCACCTTCAAATTCCCGTTTCCATAATGATGAAATAAGAACGCACCTAATCCAAACGCAGTATCGATCGCTAGAAGACGATACGCAGACCTAAATCCAGAGATAGCGCCATAAGCAAATCCTGCCCATAAGAGGGTGTGGACCAGTCGTAAGTTCTGCCACCAGATCTTACCACCAAAGACTTCGGGACCCGTGTCACGTTCTCCAAACAACATAATGTTCAACCATCCGAGCACGGGGATAAGAGCAAGTATTCCCATGATATGTAATGTGGATACACTCGCATATGCCGCTGCTACAGTAAATAAGGTACGCACCCCGATACAACCAAAAATAAATAGATAGAATCGTTTTTGTAGGTCGTTCATCTCTACTTAACGGAAATAATCCATATTAGATTTCGGCTGAACAACCGTATTGGTAGGCTGTGCTACATTTTGAAGAAACGCATTCGGCGGCACGTATTCCGCCGCGGAAGGTGGTGGCGGTCCTGCGGTTGGATTGGACATGGGTCGATTGAGAATAGTAGAAATCGCCGCGGAACGATATCCCATACCACGGTTAAATTCGCCAGGCGCAGCCATGCGAACTTTCTTTTGTGATTTACGTCCTTGAATGAGTCTCGAGGCTTCTCTCTCCTTTCGATCAATTTCTGCCTGTGTTTTATCGGCCGATTCCATCATGGCCTGCATAATAGGTGACTGTTCGGTTAAATAGGACTTCTCATGATGAAGCCATGAAATGTATAACATATTGGGGGGTGTATAACGAACTTCATATTTTGCGTGACGTAGCTGATAAATAAGATAAATGACACAATCCTCGATGTCGATCTTCGGTAACCCCAAAATAAACGGTGGAACCGTGTAGAGTAAATAACACTGTGAGTTGGGGAGTTTCGAACTGACACGGATGCGATTATAGATTTGTTCCAGAATTTTGTTGTAGGCTCTAAGACGAGAAGCATCTTTTGATTTACGTTTATCGTATAAATCAGTTGGATTCAATTGTGGCGTACCCTGATCCATCGCTGTTCTTATGTAACAAATGCGACGGGCCAGACTATTCACACCGGGACAAACGCGTTCATTGATTCTTATAGAACACCCTCAGAACCATCAGAGATGCTTCCGCACCGGATCTATTTATCGGGTGGAGGGATTTGTGCGATGGCACATGTAGGGGCATTACAAGAATTATCCAATCATGTTCCATTACATACGATAAAGGAATGGATGGGAATATCGGCAGGTTCACTTGTCGCCATGTGTATTTGCATTGGGTTTACCTTGGAGGAGTTATTAGAGTTTTCGATTCGATTCGATTTCATGAACATCAAGGAAATGGATTCGATTCCGGGATGGATTCTTCATTTTGGATTGGATACAGGAGAACGGCTTCATAAACTGATCGACGCATGTCTTCATGTAAAAGGTCAATCATCCGATCTTACTTTTCAAGAGTGTTATGAGCGATTTGGAAAGTCGCTTCGGGTCATGGCAACCGATCTGAATGATGTACTTCCGATCACATTTAGTCACATGACGACTCCTACGTATCGCATTTCAGACGCAGTACGAGCATCCATGTCCGCACCATATTATTTTCAGCCATTTCTATGTCCTCAAACGGGCCATTATTTGGTGGACGGCGCAGTGATCAGTAATTATCCGTTATTCGTTCTTCCCAAAGAGGAACATGATCAAACACTGAGTATTTTGATCAGAACGTCGGTGGAAAAGGTGATCGATCTGATGGAGATGGGGATCGATGAATTGATCACTCGGCCGATGTATATTGCGCTACAAGAGAAGGCCAACATTGAGATCAAATGTTATGACGCAAGATGTATTGTGATCATGTTGGGCGAGATCAATATTCTAGACTTTTCATTTGACGAGGAGACAAAAAATAAGATCATTGTGAAAGGGAAAGAGGCGGTGATCGGTTATTTTAGAAATCAGAGAATGGAAATAAGATCCAATACGCGTCGACATTCGATCTCCTAAATGCTTACAGTCTCGATCGAAGTTCTGGTTTGGTCAAGAAGACATCGTATGTAATCACGAGATCGGGTTTCGAACGAGTATAGATCGTGATCACCGTTTTGGAATTTACTTCGATCGTCATCTTCGGAGTGATCTCTACTTCAGTGATCAGTCCATTCACCGTCACATAATAGACCATTTTATATCCATAATTATTTTTCATGTTGAAGATGAGTTCGCATTCGCGAGGGAAGGTGAGGGTAAGGGTTTCATGTTCGGGACGATGAAGAAGATAGGAAGAATAGGTCTGATCCGCATACAAATTTCGGATATCTAGACGTTGATGGTAAGAGAGAGATGGGACGGACACGGAATAGAGAGTGCGGAGAGCGTGCTGAAGTGTGCGAATGGATGGCTCACAATGGAACATGTTGATTTCTAGATCAGATCGATATAGAAATCAAATTTTATAAACACAATAACACTTCATACACTTCGTATCATACATACGCAATCTCTTTCAAGACCTCAAAGGCTCGTGGTAAGTATTCTTCTAGGACAAGAACGATATTATGACCATAGGTATTGATGTAGAGGATAGGAATTTGTTTATCTACAAACCTTTTGGAGATCTGATAGATAATCCCTACATGGTCGATTCCTGGCACGTCTTCGTGAATATCGATGGCGCGATAGGAGCGTGGGTCATGTACACAGATGGATTGAAAGACGGCATGCGAAGCGGCATTTTTCTCCAGTACGTGAAAATAAAAGGTAACTTCATCATCTAGCATCGTCTGGCATAGGATATCTTTGGTGATATCGTAGAATCGATGTCTCACAATCCCTTGAAATTGTTCACGTGTACATTTATATAATCGAATGGTACCAGGGAGAAGGGTTACCGAAAACTTATCCATAGTAGTATGATTGTATCGCACCTTATACTCCTGAGTGAATATCTAGCGTCATACATCGAACAGCCCCTCCCGATTTTTCAAATTCAGATACATCGACCTGTTTCACGATAAGCCCTGTGATAGATTCTAGTTTCGATGATAGATGCGGATCCGTCAGTTTATGAGTGATTAGATGTGCGCCGTCTACCACCGCATTTAAACAGAACGAATCAGGTGTATCGATGACATCAACATGATCCTTTCCTAAAAACTGTTCTAGTTTTCGCAAGGAAGCCGCTGAAATGGCACGACGATGAACGACGCATCGATTGTCATTGAATTCAAGCATGGCGATGTCTAGATGATAGTAGCGTTGTGATATTAAGCGAATCACAAGAAGTTCAGGCTTTTCATCGCCGTATAATTTCTGAAACAATTGATCCAATTCAGCAAATGTTTTCTTGGTGGAGCGAAATCCATATCCACATACTGCTTTGCGTCCTCCATGAAACCATTTGAGTTCCGCCTGCCCTTCGAATGGTTCCATGCCAGGATAATCAATCGTTTCAAGTTGGATGGACTTAAAACACTGTTTTAAATACGGTAATTCATCTTGACGATGTTTGTATTTCATATGGGGTAAAAGAAGCAAAGGTCGCCCAAGACGTGGAAGGGAAAGACCCGCATCCGCGCAGAAGACAATATCGGTCAAGGGATGATCAGTGCGGGGTAGTTTGCATACAATGGAAGGGGAGGCGGTACAAGCGCGTACTAGATTGTTATGTTGTTTCACGCTTTTATGTTTCGAATGACGGGAATGTATATCAACATATGGATTCTCATCATGTTGAATGGGTAATATATCGAAAGTAGATGGATCGATAAAGACGCGTATCATTACATTTGATTCAGAAATTCAATGACGCCGTCATAGGTACGCTCGCCCGGATACTCTGTTGTATCGGAGCCATTGACAATCAAAATACTGGGATAGCCACGAACGTTGTACTTCTTTATTTCCTCCTTGTCTTGATCAGCATCCAATATCTTTACCGTTGCCTGTGTTCCATTAGAGAGAGCAATAGGTGATGCGGATGTCAGTTTTTGGAATTCAGGTGCCGCCTTCTTACAATGACCACACCAATCCGCCTTACAAATAACAACCAATGGACCTGCTCCCTGAAATCCCTCGTCCACGTTAAGGTAAATCACAACAAGAATCACAATCAATACAATAAGTACAATACTACGTTTCATTCTATGTAGAGTGGTGACTTTTTTGAAAGGGGTATAAACCATAAAGGTACTAAACATGTAGGTTGAAGATGTCAAACACTGTCATAGAAGAATGGGTGCCAAAAGGGGGATGGAATGCGATTTTCTCGGAACAACATCAGATTCAAGGAACGAGTCTCTTCTTTTTTTTGAAAAATAAGAAGGGATTCAAAGAAAATGTGGCGGAAATGATGGTACATATGATTCTTTTTAAACAGGTATACCCTGGACTTCAATATGGAAAGGAGCAAGAGGCGATGCTAAAGAGAGCTCTTGCTTCTACATGAATCTTATTCAGAGGGTAACAACATTAGACCCAGCATAATCAAAAAGAATAAGACTGTATGAAGAAACAGACCTTGAATGGTCAAGGCTCCACCGGATGTAACAACATGAAATAATCCACCAGCAAGGCGCTGAATGACTAACGCAGTTTCTGGATTGGCCAATAAAAAGAAGATGAGGGCGCTATAGATGGAATATTTCGCTTTGAGCAAGACACGATTCATGCTAAAGACTGGCTTGGAAGTATCCTTCGAATCGTCTGGCATTCTATTTGGGTAGAAGTTCTTCTGACGCAATAAACATACTCAGTGCTAACATTCCATGATTATAGACAATGTTTGATTTGACATCCATTACATCTTCTAAAAACAGAGGAGGCTCCTTGAATTCATTAAAGTAATTCTTTTCCATATTGCCTACCTTCCATTCATTCTTAGAAACATTCACATCGGGATAGTTTATTTCAAATACATTCATGGATGTTTGTGTTGCCTTTGCTTCATTACATACGAGATAGACGGACTGATCTGTAAAAAAATCACTCGCTGCTTGATAGATCTGTTCTTTCTGAAAATCGTCTTTGATATCTATTTTTATAGCATCCTTGTTTTCATACAGATCGATGTTTATTCCCGTCATCATAATCCGAACGGTGGGGAGGGTTTCAGGATCAGTATAATGACCAGATTTACCAAATCGATTGAGAAGCGACTTGATGGATACAACGGGTACGATCCCTGCATCATCCGTAAATGATTTTCTCTCTTCATCTGTTCGACTCGCATCATTGACATAGGCTTGAACCGATCCCAGTTGAGTGCGAAGAAACTCCATCATGATGGGATCCATGTTCGTGACGCGATAAATGCCATATTGGATAGGGGATTGTGACATAATTTTCTGACAGACAAACAACAATTTAGAAAGAGACACGAGAGAAAGACCGTCAGGTAACGCACTGGAAAGAACGGAGGTAATAGGATTATACTTTTCTTTGAAGAAATCATAGAACGGTTTCATCATCGTTGCCACCGATTCGCTACTAATTTTAAATGAATTTACATTCTTAGCATTCATATTATTCGCACCACCTTTCATCGGGTGTGGTAATCTCGACTTGAGTATACCGAGTGTTTCATCATTCACAACAGGCCCTTTCGCATTTTTTTGAAGCGGTGCTTGTAAATATTTTCGAGCCACGAATAATTGTAGAATGGATTCTAATCGCTTTTTCAATTCAGCAGAGACATCAGGTCTAGAAAGAGTGGAAGAATCAAGTACAATGGCATTCTCTACATGATCCATATCAATCTTCATCCCATGTTCATTTGAATTGTGAATCGATTTCACTAATGCTCCAAGATTGAGCGTTTCGACGGTATCGAGCAATTTCATCCATTCATCCGAATTAGATTTGATTTCTTTAGGGTGTAATAAATACCACGCAAGTTCCATCAATACATAATAGACTTTCTCTTTTGGAAATTTATCTTTGATACGTCTTTGTAGGTCAGGTATGGAAGTCGTAGGAATAGTGGCGGATGCTACATCAATATCTTCCAGTAATTTTTGTAAATTTCGATGATATTTACTGAATTGCATCTTATTGATCGAATTGTTACTATGCTGTACACTTTCTTGTAAGCTGGCCATTCGCTTTCTAATGAAATCCTTTAGAGGTTTCTTCTCAATTTCCTTAATTTTTTGTAGTTGTTCTTGTTGATATGGTAAATACGTACGAATGAGACGAATATCATCTGCGACAAGGATATTACGAAATGTTTTATTGAACGCATCTGTGCTTTTACAGACCAAATCATACGACTTCGTCTTACCTGTTTCAGATGGTGCTGGAGGCGAATTCGTTGTACCGGTTACATTAAAACATTCTCCACCAATGTCCACATAATCCGATAGAGTGGTCATCTCTATTCTTCTAGTAGGAAATTGTGATACGAATTCAATCACATAAATTTGACAGAATTGATACACGGATCTAAACGACAGACACCATTTATTATCAGCATGAATCCTGTTGAGAAAATCTTCAATCCATGGAATCCAAAGAATCGGGAGGTCACTCCATCGGATGTCATTCCGATTCTTAAACGCTATGGCTGGAAGGGCCGCTTTAATAATTTCAATCTCTTTGCCCAAGCGTGCTGCCATAAATCGTACGTGGACCGTCCTGAACTCTGGCAGGAACAGGCGGAACACGGCGAGGAGATTATCATTGCGCCGCGCCCAGATGATTGTATTCCGTTGCGCACGTGCGACAACGAGGAGCTTGAATATCTTGGCGACCGTGTTCTCGGCCTTGTCATTGCGTCCTATGTGACCAAACGCTATCCAGGTCAGGGCGAGGGTTTCTTGACCCGTATCCTTTCTCGTATCGTGAATAATAAACAGCTTGGCAAGATGGCAAAGGAGGTGGGACTGGGTCAGTGGATTATTCTGAGCCGTCACATGGAAGATGTGTGCGATGGCCGTAATAACTTGCGTATCCTGGGTTCCATGTTTGAAGCTTGGTTTGGAGCCCTTTATCTACAAGAAGAGGATGTGGGCCGCGGTCTACAACTATGTAATGACTTCTTGGTGCGTATCATTGAGAAACATGTTGACTTTGTTCAAATCATCATTGAAGATACGAACTATAAGGATCAACTACTTCGTAAATTCCAAGCACTCTATCATGTTCCGCCGCGATACAAGGAGATTGCGGTAGTAGGACCGCCGCATGACCGAATCTTTACGATGGGTGTATTGGACCCAAATGACAAGATTATCACCACGGCGACGGCGAGGAATAAGAAAGTAGCGGAACAAGAAGCATCGAGAGCGGCACTGGATCTATTGGAACCACAACAAGAAGAGACTATCGCAAAAAAATCGTATAAACCGAACCGCCTCTAATGGTCCGTATATCGCCCTATTTTTATCTTTTTGTACCCTTTTTAGTAAGCGGCCGATAGGCCGCGCACTGTGTAAAGCGTTCCGCTTAAAAGCGGTTTGGGCGCTTAAAACGTTTTTGGGAGCTTTTTGTTAAAAAGCTCTTTTTATAAAAAAGCGCATAGTAGAATGGATGCCAGTAAAATTACCGAGCTGCGCCAGAAGCAGAACACGGTGTACCTTAATCGGAGTAACACGGTGGACTCCAGTACCATGACGTGGAGAAACCAAATCCAGTCATCAAAGTATATTAAGGGAGTCGCCACGTGTACAGGTCTTCAAAATACAGATGTTCCGACGGAGGCCGTGTGCCCCAATGGAGATGGAACGTTTTCGTTTGGCGGTGGCGGCAAGCAAATGACACTGGCTACGGGCTCCTCCCAGCAGTATCCAAGCGTCTATCGAGGAGCGGCGGGAAGTGCTTCTGCCGTCTATTCATCGGATAAGATTCTGCTCCAAAAAGCGGGCCGTGCCTACTGTGCAGAACTCATTACGGACCAGGATACCTATACCGTTTTCCCAAATTGCGTACCAGTGAATACGAACGGACCCACGCCTTCTAATCCAAATCCAGCTGTCAACAATCAGGACACGAATCCGTATTTGCCGCCATTTGATACCTATCATCACCTCAAGAATCCTCCCGCTCCTGTTATCGACCAGAATCAGAAGCATTATGTTCAGTACTGCGATGGATGCGTCACCGAGACCCATGCTACTCGTTATGGATGGCCATTATGGATGGTGGGCGCAGCAGGATCTCTTGTTATTTCCAATTCAGTGACCTATCAAGGCGATTTCGTATTTGTCACGGGAACCTTTAAGGGTACGATTCGTGTCTATGACGGTATTCCTACACAGCCCCCCGTTGAAGAAACCCCTACTATCATCATGACATCGGCTTCCGCGAATCTGGATGCGTTCTTGATTGCGTACGATCAATCAGGTAAGATTCTATGGTTTACTACCATGCGGACCGTCACGGGCACACAAACCACAGGATACAGCGTTGTAACAGATGCGACAGGAATATACGTATCGGGTTATATGGATGGCACGATCAATCTATATGACGGATTATCGCGTGATAATTATTTGACGTATGGCCCTATTCGAACATCATTGGCGCCTGCTTTGCCCGCACTATTTGTCGTAAAATACAATATATATGGGTTTGTTGTATGGTCCACCATGGTGGACGGTATTACATCACAGACTGCTCCAGCCGGTCCTGAAATTCAACCCACGCTCATGAGTCAGCTATGTACCGATGGAAAGAACGTCTATCTCTGTCAATCAATTGATTCGATAACCGCCACGGTAACAGTGTATGGTTCAGATGGAGTTGCGGCACTTACGTTAACCAATGGTGGAAATGGAAACTCGCAACAGGCGTTTTTGGTTCAGTACAACTCCGCAACAGGCATGACGAATTGGGCGACTCGTATGACAGGAAGCCTTACAGGTCCAAGTTACCCTGGTACAACAAGCGCGCAGGGTCTCGTATGTGATGCGAATCATGTATACATAACAGGATATTACAATCATACCGCAAATTATTATGACGCTGTAACACCTGCTTCACCAACATTTGGTTCGTCCCAGGCTGTGATTACGAACGGTATTAATAATGGAATGTACATTGCTGCTTACAATAAGTCGGGAACATTTCAATGGGTCAATGTTGGTAATATTACCAGTCCTACGTTCATTCCAAATGGTATTCAATTGACAGTGGATGGGACAGGTGTCTATGTGGTCGTTCCCTTTCCTGGTGCGATTTCATTCAATACGACTCCAGGCGGTGGTTCGTTTGTACAACTGATTAATACAGGTGGGGCAAGTACCTATAATATTGGAATTGTCAAATATACACTAGCGGGCTCCGTTGTATGGATCAATAAGATTCTGAACGTGGATAATACAAGTGGGAATGTCGCAACGAATGGATTCAGTATTTCTTCAGATGGTTCGGGATTATATGTGACGGGTGGATTTGGACAGAACACGATTGGCTTATACCAATCATCCACCACGGGCGATCCGACACCGCAAGTGGCAACATTAAGTACGGCAGGTGGTACAAACATGAACGCCTTTTTAGTAAAGTATAATTTACTTGGATTATTACAGTGGTCTACCCTTATCGGCCGTTCAGCTAGTTATGCATATGGTTATGGCGTTTCTGCCAATACGAATGTCATTTATGTGACGGGAACAGCCAACAACGCAATTGACCTCTATCATTCGAATGGGTTATCGCAACCCAATAAGGTCGCTACCTCGCTCGTCCCTCGTGCTGGTACTTATTTTTACAGCTATGTTGCGAAATATGATCATGCGGGGCAGGTTCTTTTTGGATAAATCTTGATTCAAACACATCATTCATGTGTTACGATGAAGATATCGTTTCTAAGGAGATAGTAGATGGCTTCTCTTCCAAAATCTGAAATACCTAAAGGTGTTGTACCGAAAGGTGTCCAACCGAAAGGTGTCCAACCAAAAGGTGTTATGCCAGGAAGAGCCACAGTGATCAAGATGGCAGATCCTGCTTTGATCGCTGAATGGAGAAAACCAGCACCAGCAGGACAAGTGGATGTCGCATCACAGCAACCCTTTCAGGGTTCTCAACTTGTCCCTCCGACTCAAGTAAAGGCGGCAAGTAAAGGTGTCCAATCAAAAGGGATTGTAGTACCGAAGGTAGCACCCAAACCGTTACAGGCAGCAGTCTCTGTACAGAAAACGCCCGATTTACAGGGACGATCTCGGCCACTTGATGCAGCAGCACAGGAATTTCTGCCATCCGAATTAAAAGCATATCAAGTGGACCAAACGGCAATTGAATCGACCAATCCTTATATGACCGACACTACGATCTATACACCACAGAGTCGAAAGAGTTTTTATCGGTTCATTACGGATAACTACTCAGAAGCATTTCGTCTAGCTCATGCGGAAAAGGGGAAAGCCATTGATCAGTTTGCGTGTGCGAAGCTGGAACAAGCGGAAGGAAAACAGGTGGAAGCCTTCTTGTATCAGAAATTCATTCGCGAATACATTCGTAATGCGGGTCCCTATCGTGGAATTCTCGTTTATCACGGTCTCGGTTCAGGTAAGACATGCTCTGCCATTGCTGCCGCAGAAGCACTGTATGGTACATCCGAAAAGAAGATCATTGTCATGACGCCGTTTTCACTGCGTGCCAATTTCATGTCCGAAATATCATTTTGCGGTTTTCGCCATTTCAATGTATTCAATCACTGGGTCAAAATTCCGCTCACACCATTTGGTACTCCTATTTTCACGTATGCGATGTCGGTCTTATCGATGAAACAGGAGTATTTGACAAAAAAAGTTCTATCGCGTGCCGATCCAGAACGTCGCGCCATTTGGATCCCTGATTTCACGAAAGAGTCCAATTATAACGAGCTGTCACAGGAAACCCGCAATGATGTTCGTGAACAGTTAACTCACATGATCGATTCGCGCATCAAATTCATTAGTTATAACGGTATTACCGCTGCTGAACTGAAACGGTATGCGTGCTTGCCCGATCCAGAGACGGGGAAGCCGATGTTTGACGATGCGGTGATCGTGATTGATGAAGTTCATAATTTATCGCGTTTGATGCAGGGTCAGATTCTGCCTTATATCACGGAGCGTGAAGGAGCAAAACGAAAGATCGAGGCGGAGCCGATCGTGCCAGGACGGTGGGAGCCGAAGCTGTGTGGCAAGTCAGAGAATTACAAGCGCGCCTATCTCTTTTACCGTTTGCTCACGGATGCGAGAAATAGTAAGATCATTGGTTTATCAGGAACACCGATCATTAACTTTCCAGAGGAACTTGGTATTCTGGCAAACGTTCTGGGAGGATACATCGAATGCGCTGAGTTTTCCATGCTGTCGACGAATAAACAAGTCATGGAAAAGGTAAAGGAGATCGCAGAAGAAGAACCTCGTGTTGATATTGTGCGATTTCGTGAGGGAAACCAGAAAATGAGCGTTCTGATTTCTACGTTTCAGGAAGGATATGAACGTGCCAAGGATGGAGACTCGGTGTTCATTGGTGTGAAATACAACGAAGAGGCACAGGAGGGCATTCGTGAGATCTATCCACGAATCAAGGCGAAATTGTTGGCGGCAAATATTAAGATCGAGGAAGATGCGAAGAAGGGACCGTTTGTATCGTATCCTCGTTTGCCGATCGATGATGAATCCTTTAAGCGTGAATTCATTAATCCTGTGAATTTGAAGATCATCAATGAGGTTGTTCTCAAGAAACGTTTAGCGGGTTTGATTTCGTATTATAAGGGATCGAAGGAGGAATATATGCCTCGTGTAACCAAGGATGAAATCATACGATGTGAGATGAGCGATTATACGTTGTTGGAGAAATATACACCTGCGAGAACGATGGAGATTCAAGGAGAAACAAAAAAAGAAAAGGGAGGTGATGATGTCTTTGCGGCGGTGGAGATGTTTGCGAAAATGAAGAATCCGTCGAGTTATCGCTTTCGAAGTCGTGCGCTGTGTAATTTTTCGTTTCCGAAGGACATTGTGCGCCCGTTCCCAAGGACACGCGAGGAAGAAGTTGAAGAAGAGCGTGAGATTGCGGTGATTGCGGAGGATGCTTCGGAAGAAGTGGGAGAGGTATCGGCTGCTGATGAAGCAGAGGCGGCAAAGGTGGCAGAAGAGGAGCGTCTGGCGGATGATGTGTTGGTGGCGGAGGGATTGGCAGAGCCATCGGTCCCATTAGCTGCGCCATCGAATAACGAGCCACCGCCATTGGAACAAGATCAGCCAGCGGCTGCTGCTCCGCTTTCCACAGGTGCTACGCTTTCCACAGGTGCTACGCTTTCCACAGGTGCTACGCTTTCCACAGGTGCTACGTTAACAGGAGGTGATCAGGAATACGAATATGTGGGAGATTATGATGAAGAGGAAGACGAGGAAGAGGACGAAGACGAGGAAGAAGAGGATGAAGACGATGAAGAAGACGATGAGGACGATGGCGAATATGCCGATGATATTAAGGATGATAATATCATTGCTGATGAAATGGAGGGTGGGGCAGGTGAAGAAGATGGAGCAATGCCATCTGCAAACGCAGCGGTTAGCGAAGTACCTGCGGTTAGCGTAGCGCCGGTTAGCGTGGCACCTGTTAGCGTAGCACCTGTAGCACTGAAGCGTGGTCCGCGTATTGCGCCCAAAAAGGCACCTGTGGTTAGCATAGCACCTGTGGTTAGCGTAGTACCTGCGGTTAGCGAAGTACCTGCGGTTAGCGAAGTACCTGCGGTTAGCGAAGCGGCAGTTAGCGAACCAGAACCAGTACCTGCGGCAGGACCTCGAGTACTATCTTACAGGGAGCGTATCGAAAAGGCGATGAGAACACTAGACGAACGCCGCGCCGAATATCTCATGATGGAAAGCGAGGATCCAAAAGGCCGTCTAGCGACCTACTCTACCAAGCTCGCCAAGATGCTGGAGAACATTGAGAAATCAAAAGGAAGCAATCTGGTCTACTCGCAATTCAAGACCGTTGAAGGTCTAGGTGTTCTAGGAGTTGCCTTGAAGGCGAACGGTTACGATGAGATCAAGATTGTAGGAACGGAACAGAATCCTAAATTTAGTGATGATACCATTGCATCTTTTCGCGACGGTCTCGGTGACGTGGATCGCCCCAAGCGTAAGCGCTTCATTTCCTTTACAGGAGAGGGATCCAAAGAGCAGCGTGCCCTGGTTCTGAATATTTTTAATGGAAATTTTGATAAATTGCCCGCCGAGATGCGCGCGGTCCTAGAGCCGTTTAGAGAGAAGAAGAACACAACAGGTGACATTTGCTGGGTGATTGGAATCACAGGTGCCGGCGCAGAAGGCATTTCACTAAAGTGCTGCCGCTCGGTCCATATCATGGAACCCTACTGGAATAATGTTCGTCTCGATCAAGTCAAGGGCCGTGCCATTCGTATTTGTTCTCACAAGGATCTACCATTTAAGGAGCGTGAGGTAGAGATTTATACCTATTACACCGTGTTCTCAGAGGAACAAAAACGGTCTGATAAGATCGATCAGACAATTCGTGGCACGGACAATAATGAGACATCGGATGAGAAGGTGTTCTATGTGAGTATCAAGAAGGACAAGATCAATCAGGAGATCTTGAAGCTTATGAAAGAATCCGCGGTGGATTGTGAACTGAATGCGGGTGAAAACGATGGGATTCAGTGCTTTCGCATTGAGGGTCAGGCGACACAATATTTGTTTGATCCGAATTTGGAAGTGGATAAGATCGTTACCAGTATTGAACTGAAAGAAGTACGTGGAGATCTTCAGAGTCGTGTGTCGCGCGCTTTGGATGTGAGTGCGCCTGCCGCACCTGTAGTGGATCGGATCAAGGTTATTCGGATCAGAGGCACAGAATATTTGCTGAAACCAGCGGAAGGCACTACCACCGAATTCTTATTGTATGGTCGTAATGATACGACTTTTGTAGGAAAGAAATTTGGAACACTCTCGTCTGATCCATCGACGGGCAAGTACACGGGTCTCCATTTGAACGAGATGTAACCTCAATATATGTTATTTGATAACAATGATTGATATTATTCCGATAGCGACACGATTGCGCCTATGGCGCAATCACTAGGTATAGGAGTTTACTCCGATAGCGACACATACTTATTATACGTCTCAGGGAACTGGGTATAGATCCAATCGGCCTTGCATTCACGAACCACATCATCGCTGGTAAGCGTCTTATCAAAGAAATGGACCCATGCCAAATCAAAATAAAAGGAAGAGGAGCCATAAACACCGCCCCAGTGCCCTTGAAAGACACCGCCTCCAAATAGGATAGTACAGGGGCTTGCTAATTGTCCTGGAGCAGGCTGCCACGTCGCATTTACACCCCACAACGGACCACCACCCGCCGTTAGATTCGTAACCGTTGTACTTGCTTTATTATTCGATATAACTGCATCCATATAATTACAATACAAATCAAAACTTGTTTTGTTGTTATTGACAACAAACAAGTACCATACTCCAAGTCCAATAATATGGGGCGTATTGATGATCCGGTGACCGCCGCTCCAGCTATGCTGAACAGAAATACCAGCCTGACTTCCATTGATAGGTGTCGCGATAATAGCAAAAGAATCGTGATTTGATGCGGCAGGATAGAGATGACACAATGTCTCCTTAACAGGCATGGTTTGGAATCGAACGGCAAATGACATCGATTTCCAGCTCTGATACGCAATGTTATACATATCAATACAGGAATTCGAACCGTTCATTCGTAAAAACGCTTTTTTTCCAGGCACAGAAGATCTCTCATCGGTTCTCATACGATAATCGACGGAATGTAAACGCAAGAACTGACCAAAGAGACCAGGATTACGAAGTTCCTCGAAGACACCCGATTTACCCACTTCGTATGTGAGAAACGGCGCGCGAGCCTCGCAGGTCAGTGAGTAGTACTGCGGCTGAAACGCATTGACACCGTTACATATCTGAGGAGTCACTTGAAACGCATGCCAACCACCACCTGCGTCTTCAAAGTACATCTTCACGATATTAGGTGTTGACGCATTCAGAGGAGTACATGAGTTAGATTGGTACATGGTAGGACCTTGTAGCCCCAAATTTTCAAATAGACCAGGTGTATCCACACTATACCGTGTCATCGCAGTTTTATCAATGTCGGCGGGCTGATTGATGGCAATCCAGAATCCATCATCGACTGTCACGGTAAATTTCACAGAAAGATCCGAAGGCGCGCGTACGTCCATCATCTGAACAAAACATCCAAATGCTCCACCTCCAATTTGTGGCACACGCGATGGGCCTGCTTGAAGCTGAACAATATCACGCTCGATCGTACGTTTGAGAAACCCAGCAACTCTATTCGGATTACCAGGAACAGGTACAAACCATAAGACTTCCACACCCTGTGTATAGGGCGCACGAACCACCGATTTTTCAGGTGAAATGCCGAGGAATTGGACCATCGCATCACGCTGTGTCGCATAATCTGCGAATGCGTCCGCCGACTTCATATTCGCAATGAGTTGTGCCCAGCCTTGTTTCACAGCACCCAGTGTACCCATCGCATTATACCTAGCCATCGTGTTATTCGTCGGAAACGCTTTACCTTTTGGCTGTCCTCCCATTTTGAGAAAGAGTTGTTGGAGACAATCCATATCAAATGGCGGTTGAGTTCCATCAGGAAGATTGGCGCATTGGTCGTATCCTTTGATAGCGCCGCGCTGAAGACAGAGATCACGGGCTGCCGCACCAATCGCGGTGGTACGTGGTTGATTTGTATTAGATGCTATCTGAAAAATCTCTCGTAACGCCGCATCTATTGTTGTTTTGCCTTGTGAAAAGAGATCGAGATTGATGGGCGGATTGGAAGAACGTTGATAAATGGTCATGGCATCACCATTGCGAAGGGAGGCCATGTAATCCGATGGATTAGGAGAACTCTTGAGTGCCATGGCCATCGCACCATTGTCTGTACATCCGCCTCCTACTACTATTTCATACAAGCATGCTGTGCTAAGGCGTCCATTAACAGGGTCGCATGTCCTGTCGCGAATGGGCTCGGGACCGGTAGGCGGAGGAGGACATGATGAACCCTTTCGAACAATGGCTCCAGGGCTACAAGAACCCATCGAATCATTCGGGTAAAGGGGTTTTCCAACGGAATCAATGGGGATACCTTGACCGATGTCGGTACAATATCCACAGGTACCTTGAAAGACGTCAGTATCCACATCGGTACACGCTTTGAGTGCCTTGCATTTATCCATCAATAACTGCTTTTTCGCAAGTTGGAGATCAAAGAACCATTTTTTATAAGCAGGAACATCAAATCCAGGAATAGGACCTTTTGCGTTGCCGAGCATTCCCTTTGAGATCTGGGGATAAGGACTATTCTTGGTAGGACCGGTATACATCCAGCCACATCCGACGCCCGACCTAGGATTTTTCGAGGCAATCAGCTTATCAAGATCGGACGCAGAACATTGTCTGGCCATTTGTTCCAGATTAGGACTGATGCCGGTCATAAAGATATCATTTGGATTCTTGACGGCATAGTTCTGGATTCCTTGACCGGCAGCATTCGATGTTTGAATGGCCTGATCAAACCCAGGTAGGCCGGGAGTTCCTGAAAGAATGATATTGGGTACGGCATTGTAATAAGTGCCTTGCTTATTCACGTAATCAAGATGAACATTTCCAGTTGACGTATTTGATTCAAATGCTTCCGCCAAACGACGAAACATCTCTAATGATGGATTCGGTAGTATTTTCAAACCAAATACTCCCGAAGTCATATATAAGCATGCGATCTTTCAAGTATTTGGCATCGCGATAGCCATCACGGTACGGAATGCGAAATGTTGACTGGTCGGTCCCCAGCCGGGCGGCCCACCCAAGTGTTCATGACGATTACCCAATCGTACATGTGTATCATAATTACCCACCGATACCCATGCATTGGGCGAGTCGATCACGGGCCACCATACATCCCTGTTATAAAGTGGCTGATTTCCACGATCTGCAATGTATTTACGGACTTCTGCATGTGTAGGTAGGCGAGCATCGTTGCCTGCGGCTCTGGCCCGAGTCACAGAATTAATCCACGACAAGTTACCAGGTGTATCAATAAAGATAAGTCTCATGTCTTCTGGCAAATCTGCTTTGATCTCCAAATTGGGTGGGAACCATGTATAGTTCATATTGACACTATTGATCGGATTGGATACATAGATCATATCATTTTCATCATTGAGAATCTGAAGAACCGTGCCGAGAATGCGATGATGGCAGCAATCTACACGATTATACACAACCACCCTATGAATATTGATCATGGATCCAAGATCCACCTGAATCCATGGAACATCGCCGCAAGACGTATGAACAAAGTTGTAGGTTTGACCCGTATCACCGTCTACAAAATTCCTAGAAGGAAACACATCTCCTTGAAATCCACTTGATTTGGTAACAGGTGTATTGGGTGTAATGATGTTCGGGCCATTTTTTTTGCTATATACTTTGATTTCTGCCAGATTCAGGCATTCCACACGATTGTATTGTAATTTAATGTATCGACCGGTGGTTACGGTGCTAGCATTTCCAATGGGAGTCTTTACATATCCCATATAGGCCGGATTTCCATTAATACCTGCGTTATGATTTCCTTTATAACATCCATTGCCTGCGCCATCTTTGGAGTAACTGAATCCAGCGCACTGTGAACCGAGCGCATTACAGCCTTTCTGCGCGGCATCCACCGATAACCCTGAAAAACAAGAAGGCTGAGGACCCGTGGTTTCCAGATATCCTGATGGTATGGTAAGATAGGTTGGTTCGGTGGGACGATCCCACATTTGCTGATTGAATGCTTTAATAGTCCCATTTTGAGAAGCGGGTTCGGTTACACCAGGTTTGGGGCCGTAGCACGTCACACCTGCTTTCTGATTATCAGGTGTCCATTCAATGATACCTGGTCGTCCACCACAGCCCCATATTGCGCTCGTCGTAATGGGCCATTTACCTCCTCCATCGGCGACCCATCCGCTAAAGCACCAGTCCGCGCCGTGGGCGTAGGCATCTTGTAACTGTGCAGTGGTCGCTACCGTCGCGCCATATTTCGAACATACTTCTTGTGCTTGGCCTTTCGTATAATCGTATCCTGGACCTACCGCAAAGACTTGCGTGGGACCCGTTACCTTGCTGGAAGACGGTTGCCCAAGAGTAATATCATAGGCCTGTTTTAAAGCCGTGGCGCGGTCGGAGTTCGTTTTGCTATTGTCATTCGCGAGGCGATTGATCTCATCGTATTTCTGTTTTACAGAAGCGACTCCGCCCAGATTCTGAGCGAACTGAGTGCCCGATTCTTTGATTGGATCAATAATGGTACCAGGATAGTTAAAGGTATTGGGCACGTCTTCAAACTTTTCGTTTGAGTTTGCTACTTGAAAAGGAGACTGTGTATAGGTTCGACCAATGCTCTTATTAACATAGTTCTGGATTCCTTGACCGATAGTATTCGATGTTTGAATGACCTGATCAAATCCAGGCAAACCGGAAGTTCTTGAAAGAAACATATTAGGCACCGCATTGTAATAGGCGTTGTCTGTATTATTTTCTGCCTCAAATGCTTCCGCCAAATGACGAAACATCTCTAATGATAGATTCGGTAGTATTTTCAAATCAAATACTCCCGAAGTCATATATAATCTTAAGTACGAATTGGCCTCATTACAGCCACTGAACTACGGAATGGGAAATACTGATTGGTTGTACCCCATCCTGGCGGCCCACCGCAGCATTGCTCATGACGTTTGCCCAATCGCACCGATGGATCGTTATTGCCCACCGATACCCATGCATTGGGCGAGTCAATCACGGGCCACCACATATCCTCGTCAAAAAGAGGCCGATTTCCACGACTGGCAATGTACTTGCGTACTTCAGCATGTGTGGGCAGGCGTGAATCCGAGTCCCAAATACGGGCATTGTCTCGGGCCTGGTCCCATGTATCGGACAATCTGTCGCCACGCATGGGGTTCGTGACAGACAGTTCAAAGTCTTCTGGTACATCAACTTTGATCGCAACACTTGGTGGAAACCATGCATAGTTTCTATTGGTACTGTTTACATTATTAGACACGTAGATCATATCATTTTCATCATTGAGAATCTGAAGAACCGCGCCGAGAATACGTGCCCTGCAGCAATCCTCACGATTATACACGACCACCTTATAAATTTCGATCATGGACCCAAGATCCACCTGAATCCATGGAACATCTCCACCTGATGTACAGGCAAAGTTGTAGGTCTCACCCGTATCACCATCTACAAAGTTCCTAGCAGGAAACACATCGCCTTGGTATCCACTTGGCTTGGTAACAGGGGTATTGGGTGTAATGATGTTCGGTCCTCCTTTTTTGCTATACACTTTGATTTCCGCCAGATTCAAGTAATCCACGCGATTGTACTGTAATTTAATGTATCGTCCCCTGATTACTGAGTTGGCATTGCTAACAGGAGTCTTTACATATCCCATATAGGCCGGATTTCCATTGATACCTGCATTATGATTTCCTTTATAACATCCATTTCCTGCGCCATCTTTGGAGTAACTGAAACCAACGCACTGTGAACCGAGCGCATTACAGCCTTTCTGCGCGGCATCCACTGATAATCCCGAAAAACAAGAAGGCTGAGGACCAGTTGTCTCTAGATATCCAGATGGTATGGTAAGATAGGTCGGTTCGGTGGGCCGATCCCACATTTGCTGATTGAATGGTTTAATGGTTCCATTTTGAGAAACGGGATCGGTTATACCAGGTTTGGGGCCGTAACACGTCACACCTGCTTGAGAGGGGGAGTGGAAGTTGGGTGTCCATTCGATGATACCTGTTCGACTGCCACATCCTGGTATGGGGTTGAGTGTAATCGGCCATTTGCCACCGCCTTCGGCTACCCATCCGCTAAAGCACCAGTCCGCGCCATGGGCATATGCATCTTGTAACTGTGCAGTGGTCGCCACGGTTGCGCCGTATTTCGCACAAACTTCTCGGGACTGGCCCTCTAGATAATCGTATCCTGGACCGACAGCAAATACTTGCGTGGGACCCGTTACTTTGGCGGAAGACGGCTGTCCAAGAATAATATCATAGGCCTGCTTCAAAGCCGTAGCACGAGTCGCATTGGGTTTTGTATTATCATTTGCGAGGCGATTGATCTCATCGTATTTCTGTTTTACAGCGCTCACTCCGCCCAGATTCTGGGCGAACTGACTACCCGCTGCGTTATTCGGATCAATGACGGTACCAGGATAGTTAAAGGTATTGGGCACATCTTCAAACTTTTCCTTTGAGCTTGCTACCTGAGAAGGAGGCTGCGTATAGGTTCGACCAATACGTGAATCGATACCCTTGTTGGCGTAGAGATACGCCGCACATGCTTTCGAGACCGGTCCATTCGCATTATTCGCTCCGTCGCATGGATTGGTAATGGGAATACCGAGCCCATACATAGAAACGGCATTCCAATCAGGGATGGAAAGTGACACACCATTCGCATTGTTACCGCTTTCTGCTTCTGCCATCTTAACCGCCAGTACATCGACGATAGCATCAATCCGCAGGTTACCACCATTGGCATCTTTTTGAATCGCATTGGCCTTCGCCTGATTAGAGGGATAACCGGTTCCTTCTATTGATCCGCCAAGTTCTGTCCAGCGAGTTTGGAGGCATTCAAGCTTATAATTGCCTGGCGCATTTCCTTTCGCATAACATGGATCCGATTCCAAAAAGGTGGCAGAGTTTTCACTGGTGATAATGGGACCGTTCTCGCAGGTGAGTGCGGCACCGTCAAACATATTCACAAAAGAAAACGGTATGTAACATAATAAGTTCATGGACGATTTTCCACTTCCAGGCATCAGTGTGAAACATTTGAATCCATTGAAGAGACGTGTGCCTGTCATGCGGGGCTTTAGGCCCGTCACAGTATCCTTATCGGTAATCATCCTGACATCCAATTTGAAGGTGCCCGTTGCGGTTGGACCTTCAATGTAACCGCATAGGTAGATGGGGAGGGTTCCATTTACGGAAATGTTAAGGATGGTACCTTCTGAATTCGGCGGGATCGTAATCTGTACTCCTTTTCCGAGATCCAATTTAGTTTGCTCAAGTGTAATGAGCCCGCGCGGCCGGCTGGACATTGTCACATTTCCGCTACCATATAGATTCAGTGTAGAAGGAAGACGACCTGATTCTGGACCGACACGAGAAAATTGTCCAGAGGTATAACATTGGGTACAATTGGGGGTGCCAAATGTTTGTTTGGATTCGCAGTCGACCGTCTCTTTGACAATGGTACACTGATCCTTATTAAGTGAAAAGGTACCTACCTTTGCTTTGCCGATGGTAGGTGCCAGTGTTTTCAGAGGAAAATAGGGAGCCGCGCCTGTTTGTTGAACATTATGATAGGCTGCCATTTGTTCTTCATGGTCGAAGGAGCTGACGTATAATCCACCAATGCCTGCCGTATGACCAGCAGAATCAATGGAGGCAGGGTCGAAACTGATACCGCAGTTTTTTGCGAACTTATCATCGTCAAATGCAGCACATGAGTTGGGCGCCGCTTCACACATTTGTGCGACTTCTAATGTACTAGGAAGCTGATCGGGTGTATTATTCCTAGAGGGCTTTTCCAATTGGTGCGTCGTAGAAGTAGGTCGAGCAAAAATAGTGGAGACCGCCTCATTCATGTTACTTGCGCTAACAGGATTGATACCAATAGATGGGCTTGTTAGATTGATCATATTAGTGAGTTTGCTGAATTTCACCTGTGAGTCGGAAATATGTCGCTGGTGCTGCGCCAATGTATCATTGGCCGGAACGTTAGCAAACAGTTCCTTTGAAGTGTACTGTAATCCTATGAATAGGACACATAGTACCGTAAATAATAAGATAATGTTAAAGAACATTATTATCTACTAACGCTTCCCATAAAAAGAGGAGGGGGACACTGCGTTTCCCCCTTACCCCCTCTCTCGATGTATTTTTAGAGATTTGTTAAAACTACCTAGTGACAGGGGTTAGGGGAGGCTCACAAGGCTCGCAGTCCCTGCGGGCCTGCTTTGTGCGTCCCCTAATAGTTATTATCAGGTCTCAGCTGCGGCAACGAATCCATCTCACGCGTAATGATGCGGAACACAAGTTGGAGCTGCTTGTTCAAGTTCATGAGACGAACAGGGGACTGTAAGCCAGCACCAAAAGCACGAAGAGTAGTACCAAAGTTCGGCCCAAACGGATTCAACATGACGCTGCCCGTGGTCGGATCCTGGTAACGCGCCTGAATCACAATAAAATTCGCATAACCAACATCATTGAATCCGTCTTTCAAAGTGCTCGTTGTAGGAGAGTAGGCGGCATCGAGCACAATATGGCCCTCGGGACGATTCACCCACGCACAGAAATCACGCAGTGCCGCGCCATTTACAGGGTCAGCAAGCACTTCTGCGCTATAATTATATCCACTGATCTGAATGCGGTCGCCAGCAGACATTTCGAACTTGCTGAAATATTTCGACGTATTGATGTAAAAATTGGCGGAGTCTCCTGTGGAGGGAGGGATCATCACATTATACGCATTATTGCCTGAGCCATTCGTCAGTGGAATGCTAAATGGAAACTTGTCGGATACAAGGTTGCCCGTCTGAGGACAGATGATTCCACCGATATCAAAGGTATCAGGCGACGTGCTGATCAATTCACCGTTGGGACGACGGAGATCAATGGTCATCTTCTGAAGAGTGGATAGCGGAGTTGGGTAATATTCTTTCTGGCATTTCAAGAATTTCGGGATCATCGCCAAGAATCCACGATGGGTAGGGTGCTGACGAGTCTGATCGGACACCCATTGCGCATCGTATTGAAGGACACCAAAGCTGCGATCCAGAAAATTGTCGGTTCCGTAGTTGTTGTTCTCTAGTTCTGCTACACGAAGACTCACATAGGGCAAATTGAGAATGTTGTCTTGATAATCCGTATCCGTGACTTGACTCTGGGTATTATCGCGATACACGGTAACATTGAGACTCTCACCAGGCATAATGGCTTTGACGAGTTCGATGCGAACAATGTTCTTAAATTTCTGCTGAGAGGCCAGACTGGAACCGAATCCTTGACCGTTGGCGGCGGGATCAAAGTTGACCGTAAAGCTGTATCGATTCTCTTTGTTGTTACGAAGCCAATCGCGATCCGCGGAATAGATAAACAAGTTGTTTTCGATCTCACGATAGCTCACGATCTTCTCTTCGCGGACGAGGTTGTTCTGAGGCAGGACCACTTTGTCGATGGATGAAAAAGCAGGGGTGACTGTTGTGGGATTACCGTTGGCGTAGCCAATCGTATTACCGTTATTATAGCCATTCATGCCATCAAACGAGCCAATCGAACCACTCAACAGCTCGCGGCGATCAGGGAGAACGACGAGAGTCTGATCCATGACGGGCCTAACGCTCTGTGTGGTACGTTGAACCAGCGCCAATTCGGTAGAACGATTGTGAGAATCTTGAAGAGTACGAAAGGAAGAATCAGCCTGGATACGACCCTGGAGACCAGCATCAGCTTTCGCCAAATCGGTGCTCTGTGCCGCGCGAAGGGCTTCCATTTCACGCTGTTTCTTGGCACGCTCGAACATTTCGGCGGCGGGCGGCCCGTCTTCGGACAGAGAAATGCGGAAATCAGGAATACCAGGAGGAAGAGCCTTCACCTCGTTACGTTCCTGTGTGACACGCTCAAATCGCTGAGAGGTTTCTTGAAAGAGTGAATCATCCATAACGGTCTTAATGACGTTCGACTGTTTGGTGATTTCCTTGCGCTGGAGATATTGTGAGAAATCTTTGGCGCAGGTTCCAAGCACTTCTTTGTTTAGCATTTGGACGGGTTTGTCGCCCTGTTTTTCGTAGACTTGCTCCATGTAGTGATTCAGCGTTTTCGAGAGACGCTGAAGCTGGACATCGTTGAGGGGACCGCCTGATCGCTCTTCAAAGTCCTGGACGAGAACCGTTTGGAGCGTTCGGTAATTTTTTTCACTGAAGAGCGCCGTTCGGGCGGATCCCTGTGCTTGTTGCTGAGAAGCCGGACGATACATTACTACCTTTACCGTATAAATCTTTTATATGCTTTTTTACATACAAAGGAGATAGGATGTAAAGCGAATATCAATGGCTGAACATCATCTTTCGTAGCGCTAACATCGTCGCGTCTTTCGTCACTTCTTTACAGAAATTCTTAAAGGGGATTCCATAAATCATACAAGTGATAAAGTACATACTGTACATACCGCATTCGGTGTTACTGTATTGAAAGCGCCGAGCGTTGAATCCGAGCTGACAGGCCGGAATTTGAAGGGTGAACGCACGCATGAATCGCGCAATCATGGGGGGCGTCTTGTAGCCATACGAATCAAAGTAAGAAATAAATGGCTTCTTAATGTCTTTGATGTCAATGTATAACGCCACCCAGTGACTTCCACCCTTATAATGAGGATCCAGGTTAAAGACCATTCCGATGCCTCGTTTTCCCTTATCATACTCCGCTCGTAGCTTCAAATCACATAGTTCCGCGTGAAGACATTTGGGGGCGCCATCTTTCTTGTAGGGATCCGCCACGGAGAAATCGATGGGATACACTCCCATGAACTCAAACCAAGGAAACGTTTCTTCATATTGCGCCATGACATTCTGAATGTTGTAGTTGTCGAGCCATGTGTCGGGCTTCTTGTCCCACTCTTTTGGCATTTTGGGGCGAAGATATTGCTTACGGAGTTCTTTTTGATCAGGAAGAGACGTTTGATCCAATAGACAGTGCTCTTCTCCGTCCTGACATCCGACGGTTTCGAATAACGCCTTCCCTTTTTTGCCGATGCGCTTCTCGAGTTCTTGATAGGTGCTAGAGGGCAGACACCGTTTCTTTGATTTTCCTATGCGAGGATGACATCGAGAGAATTCCTCGAGTCGCAATTTACGCTTTTGAGTGGTACGCATCACACAGTCTATTTCCTACGGAGAGAATAAAACACGATAGAGATAGAAGAATGTCTGGCTATGATTTTACAAAATCTAATTTGTTATTGATGGTGGGTGGACAGATCATGTTGCTGGTTCTGGTAATCATGGTGATATGCTTTGGAGTGGGCCCTCTTCAATTTGCTTATGCGGATCAAATGCGCAATATGCTTAGCGCTACATCGGTTAGCATACCAGCACCTTCGGTAAGCACAGCACCTTCGGTAAGCACAGCACCTTCGGTAAGCAAAGCGACTAACGTAAGCAAAGCGACTAACGTAAGCAAAGCGACTAACGTAAGCACAGCACCTTCGGTAAGCGCAAAACCAAAGTAAAATAAAACAATAAGATAGGATGGCAGATAGCGTATCACCCTATGTCATTGGAGGCCTTGGTGTTCTCATCGGCATATCTTGTGTGTCAACATTTGTTCTTATTTCTAAATTTATTGGATCAAAGGATAACTGGTCCCGTATTAAAGATGAATACACGGCGTCCATCTGGATATTGAGTATGACAGGATCCCTTGCGCTGTTTATGGCAGGTGTCACCTATTTTAACGCGAAACCAAACCAGGAAAAAATCATGTATTTCATTTTCGCCGTCACCTTTTTGGCAATGGGGTTATCATCCAGCGCACTAGGTGTCGCACTCATTCATAAAAAATAGTGGTAAGATAGAATGTCTACTGGGCCGCCTGTAGCGAATGTAACAGATTCATTGAGTACGGCAATGTCTTCTCCTCTTCTACCTATGTTTTTAGGAGTGGTTGCAGTCGCATTGTGGTTTGGTGTTTTTACGGTAACATCTCGTGCGAACGGCGATAATGGAAATATATGGCGAAACATTCAAGGACAAGTTGTCAAAGTGGTCAGTTCTAGTATGATAGCAATGTTTATCTTATTAGTTGCATCTATCATCTATTTTATACAGGATCAAACGAAGTCGATTTATGTCATCTTTATCTTGGTGGCATTCGCAAGTATCCTATCGTATAGTGCTATGGCGGCATCAAGTGTGAACTAAAATAGAGAGAAGAGGTAGAATGGATGGCGCATTATTATTGTATGGAATTGTCTATGTGATCAGTGTCATTTTTTACATCGTGTTTTTCGTATGGGCAGGCGAGAATTCACCTACGGGTACTTTAAATACCGACTGGAACAAAATCAAATCAAACGTATTTATGTCGTGGATCGCACCCGTCATTGCCATTTTATGTGGTTTTGTTTCATTATTTTACCTGGTTCGGTATCCTGATTATTCTGTCATTATCGTGATGGGGTTGGCCTGTTTGGCAGCGGGTTTAGGTATGGCGTCACTTTCTTTTGCTGTGATATCACGTTAAATGCCGTGGCATTTAACACATAGAAGCCTCTGGCTTTGTATCACGTTAAGCCTCTGGCTTTGTATCACGTTAGAAACCGTCTATGACGGTATCTAACACATAGAAGCCTCTGGCTTTGTATCACGTTGAACACCTTTAGAAATGGCCGAAGGCTGTACCACTTGTAAAGCATGTACCACTTGCGAAGCACTAGATAGTTTCCACACAGACGGCACCGAATGGTGAAGCCGAAGCCGCAATTCGTCGCGATGAAACAATTGCGATACTCCTTGAAGACGGATGACACATCGAATCGAGTCACCCGCTTTCAATTCCGATATACGACATGATTGTCCCGTGTTTGTCTTCATAAAGACTGTGGGATAAATGAAGAGCGACAGCATCATGCCGTCAATAAGAAAATAAAACAGATGCCGAATGGCATCATAGGACCGATTCATCAAATTCAAGAAGCTTTGTTGATGAGTATAGAATGTATTAATGAGATATTCGTGAAGGGTGTGTATTTTAATGTGAAATAGCGGATGTTCCGATAAGTCGAGACGAAGACGCGACGTGTCAGGATTGTAATCGATAATACGCAGGGGAGGGGAGAGAATGCTGACATCCTGAAAATCGATGGAATTGTCTTTATAGCAGAGACGAGCAATGGTTTTACCAAATCGGTCGATTTGAAAAGGGGCGACATGGATATTTCCGATTTCGAAGACTTGATAGGGGATGGAGAGAATCATTTGTGTATTCTATGGCATGTATCATTTAGGCCCCAAAGGGGCCCACCTTCGTTTAGGCCCCAAAGGGGCCCACCTTCGTTTCACTTCGTATTGGTCTCCCATATCTCGCTTTTGTTGCGGCGGTGAATCATAAGAGACAGCTGTATTGTATAGATAAATGCTCGTTTATCTTCCAATATGTCAGATAGACCAGTGGAATAGAAGATAACGCCGTAGTTATGACGTAACACCGCATGTCCCTCCTACACTAACGGTTTCACCCGCTCCAACAAGACCTCTGAAATACTCTGTCTGCGCCCCTGGTAAAAAGGTAGCCAATCGAGAAGAAGTTCCATCCGAATTCTGTGGGTTGGTAATTAATGTCTGACCATTGACATTCGTTTGGTATAAATTACGAGCGTAATTTTGATTCTGGAGCCTCTGAATAATGACACGGCTATCAAAATTACGATTGGACATTTCTACTAATCATAGATAATATATCGAGGGCTTGATCTTACATTCGAATCGATACGACGATGTACATTCTATCATCGACATAAAGAAAAAAGAGGAGACTCAACATAGAATGTCCTACCCGGATACCGAAACATCGGAAGAGATAGGCGAGTCCGTCGCTCGATCCTTACATGCGATTAATCCCACTCGTTGTTCTTTAAAAGAGTGTGCGAAACGAGTTCATAGGAAGACTACATCGCTATGCCAGCGCCTCTATACCCTGTTTACCACGCATCCCCATGAACAGAAGATGAGCTATGTAGGTCATGCCGCCCAAGCACTTCGTCGAGCGATTATCATGGGAAAGGGTGCGGTGGGACTGTGTATTCATTCGGCGTTCCCCTTTCTTTGTGAGAAAACAGGGACCAAGGTCGTGGAGCAGTTGTATGAGGAAATCCATCCGAAAAAGAGGGAGCTGAACTAGTCACTTAAAATACACTTCGATTACCTATGGTAATGGATGAGACGTGTAGCTATTGCTGGAGAGGTCCACCTGGATGCGGAAAACGAACCCAACTTATCGCCTTTCTAGAAAAAAGGGCACAACAGTCCAATGTACCGTTTGAAATCAAGCATGATACATGGTACCTTAGTAAACAAGTCAATGGAGGTGATCCGGACGACGACGATGAATCCACGGGCAAGAGTATTATGTATGAGAAATCTGCATTACACCTTGGATTTGACGTTGAGTTAGCATCAATGAGTGACAAACTGACAGTCTCGTCTTTTTTGTCGCATTGGACGGGTAAAAATGATCTGACGCTCATCGGCCACGACATCCAGACGAGATACCTCGTTCTCTACCATGCCCATTTTCTCTCCGATGAATCGGTTCTTCAGCTTCAAGAGTGCTTGGAACAATACCCGTCCTTTGCGATTCTGATGACAACCGATTTTCCACTCTGTGGACGCCTTCGTGATCATTGTTTTGAAATCCCCGTCGCGGGTCCCGATTATCTTCTAGCAAATTATACCAAGCGAGCCAATCTTATCGAAAAGGATGTATGGATGGAATCGTTTAAGAAAACGCTGAATGAATGGTCGATGAATGAAACACCAAAACGGATCAGCGAGGTTCGCACATGGATTTATATGTGTTTACAGAGGAACCTTCGATGGACCACGGCGATCATGTATTGGATCAGGACGATTTATCAAACCGAATGGATCACTCCGAAGATGCGTGGGGAACTGCTGGATACGTTGTGGCATGCGGAGTCGAGTGCGGGATGGGTGCTTGTGACATCGTATCGCATCCCGATCTTGTGGGAACATGTTCATTTGAAGCTCGCAAGACAACTGTACCGTTTGAGAAATACTAGTATTTCTCAAAATTAACTCCCTGCCTTTGGAGGGGTGGGTACCGATTGCGCACGGATGTGATTGCCTAAATATAATATCTTACTATATAATAAATGGATCGATATGAAAGATTCCTACCTGTTATCACTGGTAAAAAAATAGAAGGATATGGCGTGAGTACGTACTGTAAAATAACAGAGACCTATCCAAGCGATTCCATTCAATATAAATGCGATTTTGCATTTGGAACAGGTCTCAAAAAATTCTGTATGATTGCCAAATACGATACAAAAAATCCAGATTCAATCTATATTGACCGTGTAGAGAATAATAAGGCATGCCTCATTGGACAAGACATCACAAAGGTTGGCGATGGAACTGTCAAACTAGTTCGTATTGGATTATATGAAATGTATAGACTAAAGCCTACGATTACACGATTTACATTAAAAGATGACTCTAATATCTATTGTAATGGAGCAGACTATGGGGAACGAATATCAATGTCATACGAAACACTCTTAAAATACAATCAGACATGGTATCAGCAGAAATTTGGCGCTGTTCTTCCAGGATTTATATCAAGTTCGACTAACCCCTTAGCAGAGCAAGAGGAACAGGGAATCGTACGTATCATCTTGCCGATCAATGGTGAATCTACGACGTTTCGTGTAAAAGCCGATTCAAGTATGTTTTATTTTTTACAGTCTCTTTCCAATATGGATCAACCCTCTACACCCTATGACGCAATGGTAAGAGAACTTCCTAAGATTGCGCGGTTTCAGACAGAGTATGAATCTGCAACAACACCTCGAGAATTCATGGCGAATGTACGTACATCGTTTAAAGATGAAAATGGTACATTTAATAAAAAAGGGTATTGTATCGCTGTTGCTCCATGGTTTTCATCTTATATCAATATACTACGTATTCCACTTTATTATGATCAATGGTATATTCCTGTCCATGCTGTAAAGAAGCCCGATGAATATAAAGAAGAGACATTGGCGAATGCAGCTAGTATATTACATGGAGGTACACGTCTTACACTTCGTAATACACGTAACACACGTAAACGTACAGGACAATGGGGGGTAATTCCGTATTATCCGACGGGTAGACGATTTGGCGGTATGGAAGAACTATGAATAATAAACTTCGTAGCACCCAATAGAATGGCCCTCCTAGACGCTGTCTTCGATGTGGTTCGATATGAATACGAAAAATTAGAACCGGTATGGAAAAGATCTCGTATGGTAACGACAGACCACGCATTTTTAGAGAAAGAGTGTAACAATGACTCCGAGTTTGATCCGTTTGGATGGCGCAAGCAGATGTTTGATATGTATATGAATGGAAAAGCGACGGTCGAAGTACGTGAGTGTGCCTATGGACGCGTGTTAGCACTAGGATCAGATGGTATTTCGCAAAGTATATCCACAAGTATTCCATGGGGACTCTGGGGGCGTATCCTGCGCCTCTACTGCCAGACCAAAAAAGCAAAGATCTTCTTCCTCGCTAGCCCTTATCTCCGAACCGTGGTGACGCAAGCGTCCCCACACCCCTCTCACCCATCTAAAAAATACCCACCGATAGGCCCAGAGAACATTAACGGTGGATATACGTATCATTGTAACATGGAAACCATTGTGATTTATCGTGCGGAGGATGCGACCCGTGTCCTACTACATGAACTCCAGCACGCGTCTTGTCTGGATCACATGGAACACGGTGTAGATATCGTAGAAGCGGAAACAGAAGCCTGGGCAGAACTGTTATATGCGGGAATGTTGTCACAAGGGGAAAAGCCGCTCTTTCATGAACTGGTGAAGAAACAGGCAGATTGGATGGAAGCGCAAAATGCGGTGGTAAAACGACATATTCATCATGAACGCCAGTTTCCGTGGAGGTATACGGTGGGGAAGGAAGAAGTATGGCAACGCTGGGGGATACTGGAAGGGCAGGGACGTGTTTCTCATGCTTTGCCAAAGCCGATGCATTCCCTTCGTCTCACACCGCCGCCGACGGAGGCCTTGAAACGAGCATTCGGTGTCGATTCGAATATCCTGTAACAGATAGAATGAGCAAACTGTCTCCATCATCAGATGACATAAAAAAAGAAAAAGAACGAATCGCAAGAGAACACTTCAAGGCACGGATGAATTTACCGATTGGTACATCACCTTACGGGGTTCCATTAACGGATGAAATGATAGAAAACGCAAGACTCTTCAATGAAGCATTTGAGAATAGAAAGGAGAAAGAGAACAAAAAGAAAAGGAACGAATCGCACGGGAACACTTTAAAGCACACATGAATTTACCTATAGGAACGTCTCCATATAGATTTCCATTATCAGATGCGTGTATTGCAAACAATAAGCGCATCACTTCGTATCCTACTTAAAGAACCACATAAATTTGATAGAACTACGCTATAGAAGAAAGATCAAATAAAATGGGAATTAAAGGATTATTTACTTTCTTGAAGCGATGGGAACAACCCGTCGACGCAAAAGAAGCGATCAAGAACAAATCAGTCGGTCTGGACATCTTCTGGTTTATTCATCAGTCCAAAGGGAACATAGCGGAACTTCAAGCATCACTCGCGGTCTTCTTACAATACGCTCGAATCGTTCATGCAGTACTTGACGGGTATCATGTTACGGAGGAACGGAGAGAAGTATTGGAAGAACGGCGAGACAAACGTCATCAAACGATCGAGATCATCGAGGAGATCATGGAGGCACCGATCATGGAAGCAAGAGATCAAAAGATTCTGGAGAGACATATGGCACAACTCAAAAGACAAATATGGAAACCGTCCAGAGCCTATATTGATCAGATCAAAAATTGGTTGATCGATCAAGGCGCAGCCGTTCATGAACCGAGCGGCGAAGCCGATCAAACTCTGATCATGATGGAGAATCTGGGAATCATTGATCTGATCGTGACAAATGATTCTGATCTGATTGCGCTGGGCGCTGAGTTAGTATTCTGTTCGGATAGAAATGTTATATTCTCTAAAACCCATATGAGAAAACAGATGGGGTTTACAAAAGAATGCTGGAAAGATTTTATGTATTTGTGCCGAAAGGTGGAACCGTTGATCGCCTATTCGATGATCCGAGTGTATAAAGAGTATGCGGTGGAACGGTATTTACGATGAGTATCCTTGAGCATGCGCCCAAGCCACAAGGCTTGCCTGGCTTTGTAGAAGAGCAGCATGGCTGGAAGAAAGGCTTTCTACTTGAGACTTTAGTTGGGCGTTTTCTTGTTGAAGCGTAGCCATCTGGCTGCTTGCCGCAGCATTCGCCGCTTCAAGCGCAACCACACTAGACGACAGTTCCTGTACACCCTTAAGAGCCAAGATACCGAGTTGCTCCTTATCCACATTACGGAAATCATCCACCTCCTTGCCATGTAGGAATACACCATCATTTTCTTCATAATCTTTCCACGGGGCGGTAGTAAACCCACCATCGATAATGGATTTGACAACAACATGATGTGAACCTTTATCTGCGGTGTTCTGACCCGCATGTATTTTAATATTATCACCAACCTTGAATTGTTGTTGTACATCGTTATGGTCATAATCGAATAAGATATAGACATCGCCATTCACAAGATATTGGCTGGTAGCAAATTTCAAATAACATGGGATAACACCTGTCGATGTATCAACGGCATTAGGAAAGACAGTTTCAAGTTGTTGAGCGATGATACCGCACTCGTCTCGTTTATTATTAGGTTCGTCGATAAAGTCAAATGACACGATCTCAATCCTGTTAATCGTTTCCAACATGGCTCCAACAGGTTGGATATTTTTCTTAATACGTTGATCCGATACTGTACCAAACCAATGGGTAGTAACAATCGCACTATCCGTCCATATGGATACTTGCCATGTATTCGTTTGATTGTGCATGTGTGCACCACCTGAATGTAGATAAGCGCCCAAGTACCAAGTCCAAGCGCGACCAGATGTTATATAGAGAGGGAAACGCATGACAGATGTCCCAATCGACATCAAACTATCAATATATACACTACCATAAAAGCGATGGACGTTTGGCGTTGAACGAGCCCAAGTGTAGTATCCATAGTACATATCCAGACTGTTTCCTCCGTCTAAATGAAGATTGCCGTTGGTTGAAATGACCTGAGCAGTGTTTCCGTTTGATTTATCTATTCCAGACCCTACTGTCAGATACGCACCCCACGTGCCATTTGGCCCATAGTTCGTCATACTATTATCACCACTTGCTACAGTTATCGTATTATTTACCGTTAATCCATTATCCATTGTCACCAATCCAGATGTCAAGCTGTATTTCAAAGGACGAAGACCATTATATCCACCTTCCCAATCGTCATTGTTCGTACATAAGAAGTACAGTTCCGTTCCATTACAATGAAATATCGTAGAAATGTTTGTACTACCTGATTTTAGACGGATTTGACCGTGTCCATTCATTTGACTCACACGCAATTCACGTTGAGAAATGAGAACATTGTTTGATGAGTCAACCACTAATGCTGGGCTACCACCAACACTTAAACGTATGTTTCTTCCTGATTCAGCGAGAAATGTCATATCACCAACAGCACTACCAGAAATCCACCCGCCCGCACTACTCGAATACATACCTATATAGTTGTTCTGACATCTGATGTTGGGAAACTGACCCGAACCCGTTCCTCTCATAAACTGAATATTGTCATAATTACCACCGCTGTAGTTTCCAAAACGAATCACATCTTGAACCGTTATTTTCCCTGTAGTAGATGTATCGCCTGCTGAGTCGATTCGCATTCTTTCCGTTCCTGCCGAGTCTAACCAGGCAAAATTAGCGTTTGTTCCAGGCACTTTCGCACGGAATAACATTCCCCATGCCGCGTCCGAGTAAATACATCCTGCTTGGTACGTTCCACCACCATTGATAACAAGACAATTCGCTGACAAATTATTAGACGCTACTACATCACCTGTCGTGTTTATTGTCATGCGTGATACTCCTCCCGTCCCCAATGAAAGTTGCGCTCCATTTTCTGCTATGATATCTACATTCGTTGCTGTTGTGTTTCCCATATAGCATCGGCGGGTATTGTTAAAATAGAACCCAAGGTATGGCGAACTACCCAGATCATTTCCTTGAATGTTAAAAAAGTTTGCCCCAGAGTTTCCACCTTTTTGTGTAAAGACCGCCCCTGATGGTATCGTAGTATTAGCAACCCCCCATCCCATATCCCGCCCAAGGGTAATGGTATTTCCGCTATAATACATCATTGACGCAACTCTATCCCCCCCATCATGAACAGCGATTTCAGTATTGGTAAGACACTCCATCATGAGCCCCGCAGTATTCGTATTCCAAGTAGAGGTCCCACCTCCATAGTTTTTGGTAGAGTCGCCAATCGTTAAAGACCCAGCCGCCATATATCCATTGAGAACAGCAAAATTGCTTCCACCGTTAATATTCGCGATAGAAGCATTCGCCGCAAAGTTTCCATTGGTTGTGAGGTTATTGGCAAATGTGGCAGTTCCATTGGTCGAGATGGTTAATCGAGATGTTCCACCTGTTAAAAAATTAAATTGAGCGCCATTTTCAGAAGCGAATTGAACTTCCGTTGTGTTTGCATTTCCCATATAACAACGACGAGAACCGTTCGCCCAGAACTCTAAGAATGGTGAGTTGTCTGCGGTTCCACCCGTGAATGTCCCATGATATCCAGCCGTGCTACCAAATTTTGTTAACGTTCCACCTACTCCATTATTGACAGCCACATTCCCATAGAAATCAGTCTGTCCTGCTGTATTTATCATGATACGATTTGTCCCACCAGTATAAAAATTAAGTCTCGCTCCATTCTGTGCCACAACATTTACATCCGTTGCCGATGCGTTTCCAATGTATCCACGCGATGTTTCACCCGTCATAAAATTGACATACCCACTGTTTGTAGCGGTTCCGCCTTCTATTCGCACATCGTTTCCACTTGTTGTTCCAAGTTTTACAATATTTCCAGCCACATTGATAGATGATGTAATAATCGTAGAAGCAGACGTAATATTGGAGACAGATACAAGGGAACTCACGGTTAACGTTGAAAACGTGCCAGGCACATTGTTATTGATACTAGATACCAACAGAGTCGACAGAGTAAGAAAGGACGTCCTGATACTTGACATCACCAGCGTAGACCCAAAAAGAGTAGAGCCGGTTAACGTCGAGACCGCAATGCTACTGCCGATCATCGTGGAATACACGGCGGTTGGTGCAGTGATATGCGATGTGACAGCGAGGGTACTGCCCGTAAGAGTCGATAATGCGAGATGAGTCGCCCTCATGCTAGCCAAATTCGATGACCGCAATGTTAAATAGTTGGTAAAGTCCATCTGTGGAGGCATTCGGTTTTTGCTACGCAAAACCCTCACGCCCCCTAAGTCGCCTTTCAGCCCTTCGGGCCATAGGCGACGTCGCGGCCTATCAGCCCTTTGGGCTTTAGGGCCGCTTACACCCCTCGCTGGTAATGCGAGCTGCGCTCGCGATCGTTTTATTAGCCACAAAGCCTGAAAGGCTGATAGGCGCCAAAGGGCTGATAGGCACCGAAAAGGCTAATAGGTGGGTTATTTTATGACGGGGATTCTAGACCAAGACGCTCTACTAATTTCTGGATCACAGATTGTTGCGCTTCAATGATCTTCGCCTGAGCTTCGCTGCGATCATACAATTCCTTGATCGATTCCACGACCGGTGCCATCAAGCAGTTATAATTCACACTATAGGTATCATTCTTAGAATCATAACTGACCGCTTCAGGTAACACCGCCTTCACTTCTTGTGCCAGTAAACCGATCTGTCGCTCTCCTGGTCGGTAATCCTCACGAGTATAGGAATATCCACTGAGACTACGAATCGCATCCAAGGAACGATCCAGACGAATGATATTTTGTTTGTAACGTTGATCCGAGAAGGCCGTGATGTCACCCGTCGCAAAAATCGCACCAACGACATGAAGTGTATAACCTGGATTGGAGATACCGATTCCCACATTACCACTACCCGTAATACGCATGCGCTCTACCGCAACCGTAGCAGATGTCACGCCGCGCGCAGAGAATACAATATCACCCCATGTTGCGCCCGATGTGGTTTGAACAAATAACCCGATTTCAGCGGGATAGTACGAACCGCTCGCGGCTCCGCCGTAACCAAACCCAATTCCATAATAATCGCCCGCTACTCCACCCGCCGTCCAGGACGAATTTCCAATTCCAAGAAGTGGCTTACCAATTCCACGAGGGGCACCCGCTGTCGCATTACTAGGAATACCCGCATCTACGACAACAACCGGCGATGTATAATTCGTACCCAATTGTGCGACAGTAAGCAGATTGCTAGGTGTAGCCGTGCCGATACCCACTTGCCCACTTGTCATCGTCATCGTGTTTGTATTCGCGGCAGAGCCTGTATAAAACGTATGACCCGACGCCGCATAATTCATTGCCGCAGCGGTCAATGCGCCACCTACACCTCTCGTACCACACGATAGTTGACCCGCACCCGAATAAATGATGTCCACGCCTGTTCCACTGGTGATCGCCGCGTAGGTTTGATTTGTAATACGTAAGGAACCGCTAACATCAAGATTTGCGGCAGGGCTCGTATGATGAATGCCGACAAAGTTATTGATTTTAGAAAGATAGATTGCCGCACTCCCGCCACCCATTGCTTGTAGCATTAAATTAC